TTATTCCTTATTGGCCGCTTCCACGGCCTTCATAATTTGAGCAACGTTCTGTACTTGTTCAGTTGACATGGCGTTACGGTTATATAAAAAGTGTGAAACAATTGGGTGATTCTTTTCAAATTCAAAAACCATTTTATCGCTTGTTACTGAAGCGTTTTTGGTCAGGTCGTCATAAATCTTATTACAAAGGACCAGAGTTTCCTGCATGGTCTTATCAACTGTTCCACTGTTATATGCGTTATAAGCAAAGAACTTATTGAACTGCATTAGTTCGGCATAATCAGTGTTCACATCTTTCTGAACATCTTTTGCATAAAAATACTTGAACATAAAATTCAATTCTGCATATTCAGACAGGATAGGAATATAATAACGCGAACGGCTTGAAGCGGCAATGTACTGGTCTGCATCAACCAAATCAATCAATTCCACATAACGATTGACTGCAGCTTCAATCAGGCAATCACATTGCGCCAGCTTGGTAACCTTTTTCTGAAGCTGTGGACGAATAACACAGAATTCATTGATTTCCAACAGATTCGCCAGTTTGCACAATGTCTGGGTCCCGAAGTTCGTAACGCCATATTCCTGATTCAACGGGGAAATACTATTGCGGTTAATGAATACAGCATAACCATCGATTTCCTCTGCATCAGCTGCACACGTAAATTCTTCCACAGCCTGCCATCTACCATTAGTTTTAGTCCAACGAATCACGGATGGAGTCTTTGACTTAACACGCTCTTTCGGGTTAGCAACCGGAATCCAGTCTTTTACAAGGGCAGTCAGTTCAGACGTGCGATAGATATTAACTGTATCGCCTTTAAATCGTTCCTGAAGTTGAACCATCAAGCGTGTCTGAATTTCACTGGTCGGGTCAACAAACAATAGACTACTGCCCTGTACTGTTGGAACTTTACCAGATGCTTTGAGCTTTTTGGCTTTCGCACTGGTGTCATACAGCATTGAACTGATGCCCCGAATCATCGCAATTCGCCCTTTAGCATCGTCAATAACAATGTTCAAGGTATTATTCTGAATACCAAACATGCTCGTCAGACTTGCAGTATTCGTGTTCGAGCTTGAGTTACGCAGACGTTTCAGACGGGTAGTGGTATAGATATCATAGACAACCCCGGCATTAATCAGGTCTTTGTCCAGCTCGAACATTTCGTACATCTGGTTAAAAGTTAATTGCGATTTTGTAAATTTTGTATCAGCATTACGAGCTTTCAAAAAATTACGAGCTTCATAACTCAGACTCTGCAATTCGCGATACGTATGACGAATACATTCTGATTCCTGCCATTTCTTACAATCATCTTCCATGACTTTCTTATCAAGGGTTTCAATACGCTCAACGATATTTGCGACCGTACGTTTGTCCAGTGATAATGCTTCGCGAGAAGGTGCGATATCCAGCGAACCCATCGGGAACTTAATAAAGACGACATCATTTTTGGCAGTCATCCAGGTTTTCTTTGTATAACCATCGGCAATCGGATAAACAATGCCACCGTAAATTGCGTAAAGACCATAACGCTCTGGGCTGCTATAATCAATACGCTTTGGAGCATAATAATCATCGAATTCCGGGAAGTAATTAATTTCGTTAACGCCTTGCACATCAGCCAGACCAGCAAACGGACGCATGATATATGCAATCTCATGACGGAACTTGCCGAAATCATTACTATCGACCGGAACAACAACTTCAATCCCTGTACGGTCACCAGGTTTCATTGGTTCGCTGAAGGTTGGCTTAATCTGTGGACCATCACCATCCATATAAGCGACATAACCATTAACTTGACCATCATGATATGAAATCAAACTGAAAGTTTCCGTATAACTAAACGGAGATTTAGACCCCAGACCAAAGCCACCGATAAAATCGTTTGATTCGGCTTTAGATGATGCAAAGAAACTGTTATACAGACCTGGAGTATTTTCATCACCACGAATCTGGAAATCGCTCATACCTGGACCAAAGTCACGACATACAAAACGTGGGTCCAGTTCGCCAGGAGCTTGAACAATGAATTTATCCTGACAACCATTGAGCATATGAGCATCAATCATATTAGTAATCAGCTCACGAACAACCGCACGCACCTTATTTGTGTAAAGGTCACTGGTCAAAATCTTAAATACTTTTGGTGAGGCCTGGATTGTAAATGCAGATGCCTTTGCGCCATTACCAAGGATTGTTTCTTTTTCAGTTTCTAAAATCATGTTTTTCTCACTTTATATTACGTTTGAATAAGTCTGCAACTTCAAGAAGTTCATCCTTTGTTGCGGTGTCTGAAGCTATTTTAATACGGATTTCTTTGAAGCGTTCTTTAAACTCTTCCGCTTCTCTTATATCAAAAAACCGTTGGATAACACGGTATTCTTTATGAACGACCTTGTCAAACAGCTCCAGATTCACTTTGAAGTTTGTCATTTCCAATCTCCTGCAATATTTTTCTCATACTACGCATGGTAGCTTTATGTTCTTGGTCATGGTATATCAATGCAAGGAGTGCTTCAATTCGCTCCTCTGGGACCTTCTGACCATCCTTTATGCTCATGGCTGATGTTCTTACAGCCAACAAGTAACTTCGCTTCCTGTCGCTATCTGGGAGCTCCTGTACCTTACGAAGACCAGCTTCCATAATGCATCGCGCGACATTCTGCAGATTAACTAAACTTCCGTCAGACATAATCATATTTTCACCTCAAGGACATCTTAACACAATTTTTGTGGCTTGTACATAATAAAAAAGGACCCGAAGGTCCTTTGGTTACTCAACTTTATAGACTTGCCCATACGCGGTATAGTATTCACCATCCCAGGTCTCACACATAATGGTGACAAAGGATGCAAACAAGGGTTTAGTATCGGCCCACAGATAACCGTATTCGCCATTTGACAACGTAACCCACCACTTTTTCATGGACTTCTCCTATAAGACGGGAGAATATTCTCCCACATCTATTTATAGCGTCGCATTCATCCAATCTTTACGTGGTTTTGATTCTTTACCGAAAAGCATTTCAAACAGGTCTTTCCAGTTTTCAGGTAATTGAACAACTTCGAATACCGGTTCGAGTAATACTCGTTTGTACTCGGAATCTTCCAGAGAACCCAGCCCCTTGATATATCTGATGGTATGCTTCGGAAGTTTATCCTTAGCTTCTTCATAATCGGGAAGAGAATAGAACCATTCTTGTTTATCTTTGAGCTGTGCAATAATAACAGGAGTTTTCACAAAGCGAATACGTCCTTCATGGAACAGCTCCGGCCAGTTACTGAAAAATGCCAATAACGATGGATAGATACTACCGACACCATCCACATCCGCATCTGTCATGATAGCGATATTTCGGTAATTCATATTCTCGGCTGGTTGTCCAATCGTTAATCCAGTAATCGCACACACATCAAAGGCTTCTGCGTTTTTCATAACTTCAACAGCTTTCAGACCCCATGTGTTTTTGAACTTACCGCGCAACGGATAAGCGCCTTGCAATTCACGGTCACGAACCTTGATAAACGGACCCGTTGCAGAATCCCCTTCGGTCAGGAACAAAGTCGTTTCCAGCTTGTCATTGCCCCATTCGTTGGCCTTGATATGTTTCTGTACCTTGGCCTTTGAAGCTTTCTTATTCGCCTTAGTCTCTGCTGCTTTCTCTGCAGCCAATTTACGAGCCAATGCAGCTTCAATAATGGGCATCAGAATAGCTTCTGATTTTAACAACGAACCCGCCAACTTTTTGCCATCAACCTGGATATGTGATTTAATTTCGCCAGCCGGAGAAGTCAATCGTTCCTTGGTCTGGGAATCAAATCGCATATTTTTCATATTGCGAATAAACATCAACAACGTAATACATTCTTTAACGCGTGCTTTGGTTACTTCAATTTTATACTTGCGTTTAATTGCTGGGATTAATACATCACACATTTCATCCATAACACATTCAATATGGTGACCACCATTTTTTGTGTGGATGTTGTTGACGTAAGTCAGATGTCTAAATCCATCAGGTGACCGACCGAGTGCAATTGAGCAATTATCTTGTTCCTGGATAATGATTTCATCATCATATTGTTTAGCAAACTTTTTAAACTGACCTTGTACCTTTTTACCATTGAATTTGAATTCAATATCAGGATAAACAACAGCAAGAGTCTGCAGACGGTCAAGAGTAATATCCAGATAAATTTTATCAAAACTGTTCATTTCAAAATGGCTAAAGTCTGGAATAAACTCAACCTTGGTGCCATTGGATTTGGTCGGTTTGGTTTTCCATGATACATTATCGGCGTTATTTGAACAACTTACACGAAGCTCATTTTTACCGTCAGATGTGGTCCCCGTAAAAAGGATTGAAAAAATATTAGTAAGACTTGAACCCACACCATTTTGGCCACCGGTCACACGTTCTTTGTCATCACCGAAATTCCCGCCCGCTTTGGTTTTCGTCCATGCCGCTACGGGCCCAGGTAATTCTTCACCTTCTGGTGTTACGACAACAGCTTGTGGAATACCGCGGCCATTATCTTCAACAGTAACTTTGCTATCAGTCAGAGAAATATCAACAGAAATTTTATTTGCAAATTTGAAATTTGTACGTATGGCTTCATCGACCGAGTTGTCAATAATCTCATCAATCAGTTTTAATACACCCGCCACATAAGATACTTTAGTATATTCACCAAATAAAAATCTTTCGTATTCTTCATATGAAACACTTCCTATGTACATTCCCGGACGTTTCAAACAATGGTCTTTATCTGAAAGCAGTTCAATTTTATTTTCAATCATAATCAATTATTCCTTACTTTGTTTCAAGTATTCTATCGCAGTTTCTAATGAAGCAATATTGTCTTTAAACATTCCTAGTCCTATGTTGCATTTTGAACATAAAATACCTCGGACTTTACCAGTCGAGTGACAATGGTCTACATTGAACCAAGTGCTTTTTGATAAAGAAGTCGAATTGTTTGTTAGTTTTATTTTACAAATTTCGCAGTATGGTGTATCCTCAATTAACTTCAGAACATCCCGTCTTTTCATCTTTATAGAATGACTGTATGATAAGTCCAGCAATTTGGTATCCCTTGCCTTTTGACAACAAGAATCCGAACAATATTTTTGAGTCCTATTTGTTGCAGTATACTCAATAGCACACACAGGACAAATACGCTCTTCCTTGAATATTCCACCACCCTGGCATTTAACTGAACAAAATTCATGGTAACCGGTCGCGAATGTATGATAATTAACAGGCTTACCACACTTACACAGGACTTTCCCTTTTATATCATGTAAAATACGATAACAGACCTCGTTATACGGATGTTGTTCTCTTTTACCTCCCTGACATTCCAGTGCTTCTGCTCTAAAGGCATTTGCTTCCTCAGGATGTTTTTCCCAAAATTTCTTTGCAAATTCTAAATCATTTTTAAATAAATTTCCGTTTAGTCTATTCGGATTTTTAGTTAAAAGATTTTCTTCAATAAATTGTTTTAAGTTCATGGAGGTATTATAAGTCACATATTTTAAAGCAAAAAGGCCCGAAGGCCTCATTCAAATCGGATGGTTGAATTCTTGAACAACAATCCAGAACAAACAGTTCCTTCAACTTTCTTACCAGTTGGACCCACTGCTATAAAACCAGTATGCTGGAAATCATCTTTGGAGCATCCAAACCAGTTATATCCGGTGATTTGGATTTGCTCATTGCCGTTTGCATCTAATACACGAACGGCATTATCTGCGTCAGTACAACCAGCCAATGAAACAGCCAAAACCAGCGCGGCAATAGAACGATTAATATATTTCATATTTCCTCATTTAAGCAGGTCGTAAAACCCGCCATTAACATGTTTAGGGGCCGAGACTAGCCGAACAGCCAGCCGATGGCAATCAGGGCAAACATCATTATCTCTTTCAGAGATTTTCTTGATTTTTTCGTATTCTTTTGCGCAGTCTTTGGATTGACATTTGTAATCATAAAGTGGCATCTCTAAATTATTCCTTAAAGTGTGCTTTCAACATCTGGAAAACTGACCAGGCTTCTTCATTATTACTAATGGTGATTTTAGTCAATGGGAATGCAGTGATTTCTGGAGCTTCAGTTTCTTCATCGCCGTCATCTTTTTCTTCTTCAAAGAAATGGAATTCCTCTTCTGTTATGAATAGACTCTCCATCCCGCCGGTTGACAATTCTATTTTATACACATCGCCACCTTCAATTTTGACTGGTCTAAACCCTTCGCCATTGATTATAGCATCAGCTATATTATCATTATCCGTGCATAACAAACGGAATCTACTTTCAGAAGCATTGTCTTTAAAATAATACCATTTATCAGTTTCAAATTTAGACATTATAAGTCTCCTTCCAAAAATCTGTACCATCTTCTGACTCTTCGCGGAACAAAGCATAGCTTGGTAGCTGTGCGTCTTTATTTTCATACACATAAATGATATCAGTTGTGCAAAGAAACTCATTGATGTTTTTCTTAACAATCACTTTATCACTTTCAGCGGTGTCCCAAAACTCTTCAGCAGTCAGGGAAGTGGTCACACAATCTTCATTGAACATAATATTCTCCTCATTGATAGGGCAAAATTACCCTATCATTATTTTATAATTTAAGCAAAATGAATATCAGCATACTCAACGATAAAGCTTTCAGGAATTACCTTAAAGGTACCAAGGAACACAATATTATACAGTTTAACCCCCTCTTCAACCCATTGGTCTGTGATATAACCAGACATACTAGTGGTTTCATAAGTCGGACCATACTTGCAAATGTATTCAAATGGCTTAGGCGAAACAAAAAAGACACCTTTACCTAATTTCCATTTAAAATCAACCCCAACATGAGACTGGTCAATGGTTTCAACTTCTTCAACTACAGGAGCAATGTATCCAGTGAATTCAGTTGATTCCAGGAATTTAGGATGCACGTAAGCGAATTGAGTTTCAGTCTGACCATTTTTAGGAATGATGCGCACTTTAACTTCTTTAATTCCGCCTACTAAATTAGTACGAATACCGACAACCTCAACAAAACGTCCAGCAGCTCTTGAACGAGATTTTTTGGATACACGAACGATTTCGCCAGCTTCAACTTTCATAATTTTCTCTCTTGGTTAATAAGTTTATTCTCCAGTGGGACCATTATACTCTGGCCCCAAGAGTTTGTACACTAAACTTAATTAAAAATTTCAACAGCCATGGAACGCGGGACAACAGTAAATTCACCAGCATGGACGACGTTCAGGAGTTCAACACCATCTTCAATCCACTGGTCTGTTACCCAACCACAAATGGAACTATTAAATGGACGTTTGATTTGAACTGGTTTGCACAGCAAGTCAACAGGGTCACCCAGTTCGCTAACTTCTTTCAACAGTACAGATTCACGCGGGTAAAGGATAGCTTCAAGATGCTCGTCTGATTCATTGACTGCAGTAAATTCAAAGATGTTTAAGTGAGTGCTGTACTTAACTGTTTTTACAGTAAATGGAGCAAAGCCAAAAATACCTTTCAGCACCCGCCAACCGGCATTCAATGCATTAGTATTATCAAAATCACCATATCCAACAAGTTGATAGGTTTTGTCAACTTTGATAGGAGCTTCTTCAACTTCTTTGAAGAGCTCAATCTCAGCTTCATAAACCATAATTTTTTCTACTTCATTAGTATCCAGGCGGCGGGCATGCAAAATATATGCTTTATCAAACCAGTTACTTTTTACAAAAGTTTCAACAACAAATTCGCCTTCACCTAAAGCATCAGTCAGAGTATTATACCCAGAAATCATAGCTGCGTTTTGAATAATAGGTTCAATCAGACGATAAGTTTTGTTAGTTTCGATAGTCATATTTTGTTTCTCAAGTTTTAATTGTTTAATTGGGCGAACATACATGCTTGTGATATCAAAGTCAATAATTTCTGGTTTCATTATGCCACCTCGTTGAACATCGCCAGTTGATTGGGTTGTACAACCATAATTTCACGACGACCTTTTGCGTTTGACACGTTCAGGTAGATGCCTTTGTTCATGTCTGTTTCTTTATCATATACTGCAACTTTATTGACAGTAAAGATTTTACCACGAATATTTGTAAATGCACATTCAAACGCTTTGGTCAGACCTGCTTCAGCAGCTTGAATAGCAGACATTTCATATTGTTGGCCAATTTTAAAAGAAGTAATCATTTTGTTTTCCTCATCAGTAGTTGATGAGATGATTATGTCTCTTTCCATTGGCCTTGTACACTACTTTTTATCGTTTTTTCGGTAAAGATAACGGGTCTGCATCTTCTTCGGCAGGAACTTCATCTAAACCAAGAGCATAGCGCTGGGCGTACTTCAACATAAGAATATCTTTCGCACAATCATGCACACTATCGTGCGCTACAAATCCACCCAAAGTCCCCTTCGGTAACGGAGTTTCACACATCTTACGGACGAGTGACAGTGCTTCGATTGCTGTTCGGATATCTCGCTGGTTCCAGAATACAACCGGTTCCAGGTCATAGGTATTCAATTCACGCTCAGGGATACCCTCATTACGCTGCAGGTCGCGAATAAGGTCGACAAACAACGGGAAGTCAAAAGACATTCCACGACACCACATAAGGCTTTCGTATTTGTTAATTCCATTACCCTTCAGATAATCAATCGCTTGTTGGATGCCAGTCAGGGTATCGACATCATTTGCAGTTGGCGCCAGGTTAACACGAGCTTCTGGAGATTGTTTTTTCCACCAACCCATGGTTGTTGTGTCAAACAGACGTTTACCTTTCTGGTATTCTAGGCTGAACTTAATGCGTTTACCGCGATTAACCAGGGTTTCGAATGATTCCACAATAGCAGGGTCAGATTCAAATGTAATCAGAGCCAGGTCAATAACGGCTCCCTTCGAGCCGTTTCCCAGAGTTTCAAAGTCAATAATAGCATCAATCATCGCACATCTCTTTTAATTTCTGAATTTCACCAGCAACATAGTCAGAGATAAAAATCCCGGGCTCTTCATTGTTAAAATATTCAATCGCAGCCATACGTTTCTGGATAAGACTCAGTTCCAGTAAAACGTAATTGCCCTGTTGGACGATAGTCGGATTATCTTCGTAAAATTCAACGGCATCATGAATACCGTAGATAAGATTATCTAAATCTTCTTTATATACCTTATACATAATATGCGTCGTACCTCGCTCGTGTGATTCCTACATAAGCCAACTGGCTCGCTAATGAAGCTTCAGCCATATGGATGCATGGAGTATAGATGAATGCTTTGTTTACTGAAACACCCTGTGCCTTGTGGATTGTACTGACTGGAAGAGCACGAACTTTCAAGAAGGTCCGGCGTGCTTTCCAGAAGTCTTTCCACTCTGGACGTTTACCAGCAGCTTTCATCTGTTTGTATGTATCAGCAACTTTCGCCAGATATGCCTGGAATTTTGGTTGCTGGTCTTCTGGTAAAACTTTGATACGGTCAACCTGATATTCTTCATCTTCATCAATTGACTCAACTTCCAGGTCCCAGTAATTAATTACCAACTGGTGCGATTCCCCTTTACAACGGAGAATGGTGGAAGTGTATTTGCAATCCTTGATACGAACCAACTGACCATTATTAAAAATGGTTTCGCTGAATTTCTTACCTTCAAATTCCAGCTCTTTCATATGTGGCTCTTGCATAACCAGGACTTCATACGGTAAAAATGCTTTATCCGTTTCATAGAGCTTGCGACGAATAATATTATTCAGTTTTTCAACTGATTTATTCGTGTACGCATACATCCTATTTTCCATCAACATATCAGCATCTTTTACATGACTGAAATAGTTTACCATGAAATCCTTTAAAGCGGTTTGTGAGGTGAAACCTTGTACACCATGACCTTCATACATGCAATCACGGAACCAACCACCATTACGAATTTCTGTCGCCACTTCAATGATAGGAGCATTGCTTCGCATGACCTCAGTCAGATGAATCTGTTTGAACTTAGGATGCGTAAAGAATGGACTTATCTTTTGCTGTGTGCTTCCTGGGTCAACTGGCTGCAGCTGGTGCATATCACCAATCCCAAGAATGGTACACCACTCTGGAACAGAGTTGCAAATAATCTTAAACAGAGACCCGTCATACATACTTGCTTCATCACAAATCAGAACATTACATTTTGACATATCAGGCATTTCGCGCTGTTCAAAAATGTTTTGGTCTTCATATGTGGTCGGGTTAATCTTCAGGATGCTATGGATTGTATTCGCTGTTTGGCCAGACAATTTGGATAAAACCTTTTTTGCCTGGTGAGTTGGTGCAGCAAGCACAATTCCCAAAACTCCATTACGTACCAGGTGGTCAATGACAAATTTTGTCAGAGTAGTCTTACCTGTACCAGCTGGACCATTCAGAGTGATACATTCCCCTGAACGTCGCTGAATAGCTTGGGTGATATAATCAAAAGCTTCTTTTTGTCCTGTGTTCAAGTCTTCAAATTTAATCATGCCAATTTTACTCGCTTAACATATAAAGTATCTAAAACCAATTTCAGTTCTCTTGCACGGTCTTCTGTAGGGAACACAGTTTTGGTTTCCCGCTTATCAAACCACCATTTTCTTGGAATGTACAAAGTTTCAATACGTCCCATACTTAAATATCTTTTTGTGGTGTATGAATAGTTGGCAAGTTCATAATCCGCGGCGAACTTTGTGGTATACAAGGTAACCTTCCCATCATACTCCAATGGATGTTCAAATCCATCCTTATCTTTGTAAACCAATACATAAGCGTAGTACATCACATTAACCTCTAATCAGTTTAAAAATTGACGCGTTCAAAGGCAGACCACGTTTCAGTTTTAATTTACCAATAAAACCAATCTTCTCAAAACGCTCAAGACCTTGAATGATTTTATCATAGCAATCAAAAAGCGTTTCAGCATTAGTTAATTTCTTGGTAACTTTCCAGTCATTACCCTTGAGCAGGACATTCAATTTAGTAAGCTCATGACCTTCTGCAATACGGGAACCATCAATGCGAGCCTTCAGAGCAACCATTTTTAATTGGTTTTCTTTTGACTGCTCTGATTTACTCATTTGGGCATAATGCTTAACGCGATTCTCACGTTTGTGCTGGATGTTCTTTATATGGTTGTATGACTTTTTAATCTGTTCCCATTTCTCTGAAGTCAGATTTAACTTTTCAATCTTCTTGGCAGATGGGCGAGCAATTTTTACAGCAACATCATCACGACGTTGTTTAAGCTCACCCAGGGACCAATCAGAACGCATGGTATTATATTTCTTTTTAACAGGAATAACATTACCCTTGATATAACCAATATCATTGTTAAAACGTTCTAATGATAACTTCTCGTCTTCAATAGAGTTATTAAATGCTTCACCGGAATAAGCACAAACTTTTTGGTCAAGAATGTTAACCAAGTAATTGAAATCTAGGTTAAAGTCCTTACCACGGCGTTTAGCAGAAGCTTGAGTGTGTTCCAGGCGACGTTTAACTTTCAGCGTTTTGGTTTTTGATAAAGTCATGATATTTTTCTCATCTTACGGACGATTAAATAACTCAGTATGGAATCATTATACACTATTCATCTTTTATGTACACTACTTTTTCGCCTTTAACGCTTTTATTTTTACTGTGTATAATGGTTCTAAGGTCTTTGGTTAATTCAAAACAGTTAAATGCCAAACAGTATACAGGTCATTCAATGGGTGTTTCTCAATCAAATCTACGCGAAGCGTAGTCCCAGCGGGAAACATAAACTCATCCTCATCATTAACCAGGTGTAAGTTTGACTTCCTGGTTGCTTCTGGATATGCACCATTGAACTCTTCAGGAGGAGCACCGCAAATCATTTTAAAGATTGCTTCCTGATAGTTATACGCATAAGGTGCATTGTTTATGCAGAAAATATTCCTTGTACCATAGAAGCTATATGATGCGAAATTTCTTGCAACCTGCCAGTCCCTGGAAAAACTCATCACACGATTGAACTCAATTGTTGCACCAACATATCTTAAATCTTCCAGGTATTCCATGGTTTTCTTTGATATACCACGGAACAATGCTGCAGGCGGTGCAGTGTTCAGATTGTTGCGGATAATCCTGGTTAAGTCTTCTTGAATCAGGTCGGGTTTATTTTCCATACACTGCCAGAGTACCGATTGCTCATTATCTGTATAAATGGTATCAATCTCTGCTTGACATTGGTCACGAAAAGACTCGCTAGAAGCGGCAGTATCAATAATTCCATTCAAAACGTCATCAGTGTACAGCATTTTATTATCCTCATCAGTAGTTGATAGGAACATCTTAACATGTCTTATTATTCTTGTACACAGTCAAGAACATAATAATCACCAACAAATCCAGCATCAACTATCACGAATTTCTGGTCAACTGGAACAAACCATTCAAGCTCAGAATCAATCATGTCCATATATTCTTCACGCCTTAACGTTGCTGCCTGTGCGGAACCAGATGCAGTATTGAAGAATTCCAGCGGAACGTCAAGCGCGAGCTTACGCATCGCATCATGATAACAAAAAGCCTCGGTCTGATTTAATCTGACAATAGTCCTTGTCACATATTCCATTGCAGCAAAATCCCTGGCAATACCATAGTCTTCTGTAAAGGAAGTTATTCTTCCAAATTCAAAAGGTTGCATTAATTCTTTTGCTTCATCTAACAACTCAATCTCTTGATGGGTAACCCCGCGATACAAGACTGTATCAGGTACAGATAACCTTGACTTGATGATTGAGTTGACGTTTGAATGCAAGGTTTTGTCAACCTTTGATGTGCGACATTCAAACAATGAAGCTATCTCCATTTCGCTAAATTTTAACTGGTTGGGTTCGGTATCAGATTTGATGATGTTCATAATGGCCTCTCTGTTGTAAGAAAGACCATTATGTCATTAGGAGGGGAGTAAGTAAACTACTTAAATACTCCAAGTGGGACGCCGAAGATAGCGATGTCTGCGGCCATGCCAATTGGGGATTGACATGATGAGTAAGAACTTTTCGATTCTGTTGGTCGTTTGGCTTTAATTGTCTCGGATTCAATCTTAAGCCTTTGCACACGATTAATTTTTTGTTGCTCGATTTCCTTATGAGCGTGTTTACGGTCGATATCCTGCGCCGATGTGGGAATATTTGTTAACCAGTTCATCATTTCCCCCATGGAGCCCACGGAGGTGGGTCGTCGTAATATGAGGCCAGGTCGCGTAGAACTTCCACTGGGAGACTAAAACCGTGCTTCTGTATAATCGCATCAAGTTCGTCAACTAGGTCCACACGGGCTTCTGTGTGAGCTTTAGGCTCTTCAAAAAGTTCAAATAAATCCATTAGTAGCCACCGATAGGACCGTAACCATACATACGAGCACGTACCTTAGTATCATGCAGGGCATCTTCTGTTAAAGTAAAGCGCAAGCCGATATCAAAGTGTTCCCAAATCTGACGTTCGACTTCGGCAAGGTCTTCGGTAGTGGAAATCAGATAAGTGCGACCTCGAAGACGCTCATTGGCCATTTTATCCCTATCTTTATAGAAAATATCTGCGGTTCCTTCGGCGTAAGGGTCTGGATGGCGATAACCTTTGATATGTAGGGCTTCAGACACGCTAAAAGGACAACCTTCGACAACATCAACGTTTTTTCTATGAAATACCTTCATCATGATGTTTTCGGGCAACTTAATATCTTTTAATCTTGTTTCCAACTCAGTAACCGAATTCGTGCCATTATAAACCATGATAAGACAAGCTGTTGCATCGTAAGGTCGTGTTTGTCCGGCAGAATCACGGACATAGAATTCTAATTCATATACTTTCATAATGTTTTCCTCTTACCGACTAATGGACCATCAGGAACTTTATTTTCCTTGATGTACTTTTCGTTTTCTTCCATCATTTTACTGCCAATTTTCAAAAGCAAATCCAGTGCTTCTTTTGCCCGACGTTCAGCATCTTCTTGAGTCATGATTTATCTCCGTAGATATCACGCATCAGTTTAAGGGCTGCTCGTTCAGTCTTCTTTTCCTGCATGTCTTTAAGCCCATTAGCAGCCCATTCTTCGGCTTCACGTTGCATTTCTTCTTCGGCCCGGGCTACCCAGGAATCATCAATTCCTGGAGTAACTAACCAATCTTTAAGCCAACTTGTAATTCTCATTTAATCACACGAGCTGGAAGACGAATCGCAGCTTCCTGAATCATAGGATGAATAAGACGAATCACCAGTCCACGAACTAACTGCAGCCGCAGTCACCACAATCGAAGTAGTATCGATATGACTTGTACGGCGAGCATCCAGATGTTCTTTTAACTTTTTAGAATTCAACGGCAATGCACCTACGCCAACATTACCAGCTTTTTCTGGCTGACGAATAACTTCTTCCATCATACCATCACCCATGTAAACATATTCTCTTAGTTTAACATCCGATGGCGCAATAGGAACTACACCTTCACCTGGTTTAGTCTTGAATAAATTCTTGAGCCAATTAATCATAGGAAACCTCGTTTAAATTCAACTTTACCATCATCACAACGGATTTCAATATTGAATTCTAAAGAATCATCATCGTGCATCATGAATGAATGTACGATAACCTCATCAAACACACCCAGACCATACTTAAAATGGACATCATGAGCAATAACTTCATCTAAAGCTTTGTTTGGTTTAATCCAATGGTTTAACATAGTATTCTCCTCTGTAATTGAAATAATTATACCATCTCTATTAAAAGCAAAAAAGGGAACCCGAAGGTTCCCTTTAATTAAACAATAGCAGTCGGCGTAAACATTGCCTCGTTTTTGGTCTTCCAGTCAGCAGCATCAGTGACCACAGTTGAGTAGGCCGCTACCGCCGAAGGGAAAGTCTGATAATGAGCATTAGCAATACGATGCGCATTAGAATAGATTTCAAACGGAACTGAAACCTCGGTACCTTTAACTTCTTTACCTTCACCAGCTGCATGCGTAAAGGTTTTGATATTAACGAAACCACCCATAATAACTCCTTTGTTGTTTAATTACAGGTGTATTTATATCGGTTTTTATTTGTCTTTAAACAATTTAAATGCCTCTAAATTCATATATTAAAAGTTTAAGTGCACTAGGGGTTGTTTCGTATTTCCCTTTAAGTGCTTTAACCACGGCAGTTGCCCCACCGGGTTTACCTAATGAAAGCCAAATCTGATAGATTTCACTTTTCAACGGTTCATGCCAATGGGCAGCGGTTCTTTGAGCTTTAGATGTGGCTTCTGATACGATTTTATTTCCACCATTTGCGTAAAACTCATTCATTGCTTCTGATTGTCTGGATTTGCGTTCAGGCCTATTTTGAGCGGTGCTTTGAGCTTCCTTCATTTTGGCTTTGGTTTTTGGTTTGTTTAAACGCAATGTTTGGGCCAACTTCATTTCGTCCGTCCATTCGTATCCTTCACCACCCTGTCCACCGGGTAAAATATTAATACAATTTGAACCATGTTTAGAATTTAATAATGATATTATATATCTTTCATGTTCAAACATCATTTCCCGATTCTGGTGACCTACAAACCAACGAATTTTATATTTGACCCCATATTTTTTATAGATATTCCAAAGTATTTTTCCAGAGCCAGGATATCGGTCTTTATTTGGGTCTAATACATTGGTCTCATGTTTACCACCATACCAAAAAACGCCTTTCGGCGTTTTAACTTTAATTATATAAGTTCTATAAAATTTTGCCTTAATAGCCATGGTCCTGGCGCTCAAAGTTGGCTTTATTTTTCAGATAATAAAGCTTGAATATTTCTTCTGCTGACATATTAAGACCAATAGCCATGTTGAATACAAAGTGCATAATGTCAATTAGTTCAAATTTAATTTCAAGCTGGTCTTCAGGAGACATTTCTGAAATTGGTTTAGATTGAGCTTCGGTATAACGAGCTTTCCATTTTTTCCACACAGCAGACGCGTCTTTCTCACCTTTAGACATTTCACCGAGAGAGGTCAGAAGCTCACGGAATTCGTCATCAATACAATCTTTTTGTTCGCGCATCCAGGCAACAACATCACCCGCGGTGGACAGTTTATCTGGATGATAGCAATATTCTCGGTCATTAGCCAAACGAACCTGCAATGATTTCTGCATATCAAGCATTACTTGCAGTGGGTCTTTATCTTCGTGAATCAGAGCATTAAAATATGCTTCTTCGGCTTTGTCAACACCAGCAATCAGTTGTGAACATTCATTAAAATGTGCCATTATTTTTCCTTATCAATTCATGTTGTTTGTATGTTAATTATATCATATTGAGTTGAAGCATAAATAAAAGAAAGGAGGATGTATGCTAAAACTATCTAGTCTAATTCAAGCCATTAAAGGCAGTCGTAAGCGAACGATTCTGGCCCTTTCGATACTCTGTTCAGTTCTTTTATGGAACTTCATTGTCGCCCCTATTGCATTGGCACATGGTGTTATATTACCAGTCGTCGCGCTCGAATCAGTTGTAGATGTTTCACTGGCATTAATCGGCCTTGTATAGGTGGAACTATGGGAACATTATTCTATCAGATATGGAAATTAACCAGTAAGAAAGACAAGAAGCTTATCATGGGATTTTTAGCTCTTGATATTTTCCTGTGGAACTTACTGGTTGTACCTATCGCCGCAACACAAGGGGTACACTTACCCCAGGTCACAATGGGGCATATCCATTCCATCATCGGTTACTTTACCGGAATCCCTTCCTAAACTTTTGCGTACTTCGAAAGTCGCATTCTTGCCATCAACCCTTGTGCAACGTTATCAGCCATATATGATTCGATTTGTTCAGGGGTTGCCCCTTCTGATTTAACCATCTCATTTATGTCTTTTGTGTGCCACGGCGCATTATCCCAGAACATAACGGCTTCACCAGCCTCAACGAGTTTCTTCATACGTTTAATCGTATCAGGATGTCTTGGCTCGTTGTCCATTACCCATACTCTGGTTTCAGCATAAGGAACCGCTTCCAATGACAATGTGCCGCCAGTTATCGCAATGCTGTTAGGGATAAACAAACTATCAATCGGACCTTCCATTACCCACACGCGCTTACGCTCATCAATCTTGTCTACCCCGTAGACTTTGGAAGCTTCTGGGTGAGCTTTGATGGTGATATATTTTTGTGGTGCATCTTTGCGAAGAGCTCGTCCTTGGAAAGATTCGATTTCTTTTTTGCCGTTGAAGATAGGAATAACCAAGCGTGGTTCATTCGTTTCATTCTTATACGTCCCAGGATTAACGGAGTTAACTAATGCAGGCCATTTGTTTGTAAACCATAGCCGGTCCCAAACACCAGCCGGAATACACCGACTTTTTACATACTTAACTATCGGATGCGCTTCTGGTAAAGTATCGAGTCTTTCACAAAAAGCAAGCTGCTCGATAACCGGAGTTTTTTCTGGTTCTTTCGGAGTTTCGGTGACTTCATTGCGTTGTCGACCAAAGGCATTCTCCTTGTACTTCTCGACCATATATTCCCGGTGTAAATCTGGCTCAAACTCTTTTATGTATTTGCTTATATGCGTGGAGTAGTCACAGTTAAAACACTTCACATAAACCGCACCATCTGCTGGATTGGTATACGCCCAGAATCGAGCCTTATGTGAATCCTTCTGGGAGTCGCCACAAACTTTACATCTGCAGTTTGCCTTAAATGTGCTCCCGGTGACTTCTCTATAACGTGGTTGATACGATAAAGCTCTGACCGCAAATTCTTTATCAATATATGACATAGTTTCCTCATTTCAATGGTCCCAGAGGACCATTATACTGTAGGTTTATCGTCTTTGTTCTTACGCTTTTTTGATGGGATTTGTTCAGGACCTTTATTGACAACTGTCCCGGAAGTGGTACCTGTTGCGATATTAGTTGGGTTTCCGCCAGCGTCACCAGCAACCATATCTTCGTTGATAAAATCTTTGAATGTTTTCATAACACCCCCTTTCCGCTATTTATACAACGAAGATGGCTTTATCACCATTTGCATCAGTCACTTCATAAGTGTCTTCATGATACAACGGAATAATCCAGGTAACACCATCATCAGCAATAACATGGATTGCTTCTTGGTCTTGCGACACGATTTCATATTCTTCAAAAATCTCGAATACGGAAATCTTAGAGCCCGTACACATTGCACTCATATTGTTCCCTTCTTTTAATCAGTTGGCGATGCGCCTTTTTAAGTTTACGAATCTGACGTTTAGTTGGTCGTGCAACGTAAGCTTGTGTAGTTACTCGTCCGAAAACTCCATACTTGGGAGACGGAGTATCAATGAAGACTTCCCATTGACAAGAGTAGCTATATGTTGCTTTAGAAAATTGAGTTAAAACAAACATATTAATCTCGCTTCATAAAGGCATTAAAAATTTGGTCGTCAACTGAATAAACGGGGTTTTCCAGAATTTTCAAAAGACTGTTTTTGATGTACTTACCAGGAATACCCATATTAACGACATCATTATTCAATTCATTGTCTGGATTGATGTCTTTAAATTCAAACCCTTCAAACTCAACCTTGTCTGGAATACCATCAGCGAAAAAATAAACCAATTGGTGCATTGTATTGCATGAAAATAATTTAGACTTGACTGCAATAAGTTCTTTCCAATGGTTTAATTCTTTGTTAAGAAGTTTATGAGCAAACGTAATTCTATCATCACTATCAACAAGAAAATAACCCAGATATTGAATCTCGTCGCTCCAAAACACCCTGTAGGCCTGTGCATTTGGATTTTTACAACGAAGTTTTTTGATAACCAAATTTCTGTTAATCATTTTATTCACCTGTAACTTCTTTGACGATGTTTTCATTTTCAAAGTTAGGGTCACAATACAACACGTAATTATACTGCATAACCCCACCAGATGCCAACTGGTCAGATACTTCTTTGACCTTGTTTGGTTGGTCACGTTTAGTGATGTTCATGATGTCCGCGTAAATCTGGTGCTCAACTGCTTCCTGGTCAGCGGTCATTGACCACTCGCATAAGTCTTTATCATAACCAGCAGTAACTGGAGCTGCGTGACACGAAGCGAGGACTAAGATTGCTGCGATAGATAACTTTTTCATTTGAATCTCCTTAGTAGTTGATAGGGATAATATACTGCATTATCCCCTTGTTGTACACTTATTTTTCGTTTAAACGAATTTTTTGTTGATGTTGCTTTGCTGCAATAATATATTTTGCTTTTTCTAATGCCAATTGTTTTTCAGTTCCATCCATCACCATAAAGTAAATCTGCCCAGCAACAGTTTGTGGAATTGTGCTTGGTAAATTATCTAAAAAAACTTTTATATTTTTTTGATGAATTTCATAAGCATTAAAACATTTTTTATAATTTATATAATAAGGGTGTACACCCCAAAATAATATTTTGTTTCCATGTATTGTGTGTTGCTTCATTTCAACAGAAACTGGATAATCATTAATTATTATCCGTTTAGATACCAATTTATCAAATGAATATTCCCATTGTTCGGATGTAATTATATTTCCATTTAATTTTACAATTTTATCACTTTTTTCAACTATATAATTACCACACACATATTTTGAGTAACCAGGCCTTGAAAATTTTATTGTTTCTTCCGACAATAATTCTGCTTTTTGCATATAACTATCATATGTACTAATAGAATATGCAGGTTTGGCAAGGCCGCACAATGCAAAAGCAATAATGAATAATTTTTTCATTTAGATTTCCTCACAAAAGGCCCATTCAGCGTGATAAACTGTTGCGCCAGGGGTTGCATTCATTTGAACCAAGTCTACAGGTGAAATCACACGATATAGCTTAGGTTCTCCTCCAATTGAACGTGCTGCACGTCCAGCATAAATCTTCGCCAAACCAATGTCTTCAGTAAAGAAAACACGATTTAGATTTTTCTTACGACCAGTTTCTGACAGGACTCCAGTTTCTTCTGGAGGACAAAGCATGTTATTGATATTTGCCAGGCTGCATGACCCATGATAGAAAGTTTTCATTTTATTCTCCAGTAGTTGATAGGGTCATTATACTATAAAGAAAAAGGGGTGTACACCCCTTTTATCACTTATGCCAACTCATAATTGTGCATTGTCAGACAACGAATTTTTCCAGTAGTTGGGTGCATAACAGTCACACTAATTGTGCAATCATCACACACGTTAACAAAAGGTTCCGCGATAACAAATACTTCACCGCCTGCCAACAGATACTCACGAAGGCTTGAGCGAACCGCTGAAGGGTGAACATCGCTTTTGAGCTTTATTAATTTACCGGTTTGAATGCCAGATGCGATAAGAGCAGCACAGGTTTCATCACGGCGAGCGAATTGTCCAAAGTAGTAACGATTCATGTCGGTTTGATTAAACATATGGTTTTCCTTTTTAGTGGGTTGGTTTATTGTGTAACTCAGTATGGAATCATTATGCCCTAGTAGAATTCAGTTGTACACCCTTTTTAAAATAAAAAAGGACCCGAAGGTCCTTGTTAGAATTTCATCTGCGCCGCGAGGTCGTCCAGGTCGCTCCTGTTGACCCTGGTTTGTCTATTCATTTCAGCCTGACGATTCATCTCACCAGTGGCTTCTTTCACCGTAGGGCCTTGTTTAGGAGCTGAATCATCATCAACCTCATACCAGCGCTGATTACCTTTCTTAACACCCATCTTGAATTTATTATAGTAGTTCTTATCGCCATAACGAGACTTAAGCTGTTTGATTAACTGCAGTCCCATTTGAGCGAATTCTTCGGTCTCAACAACACCCAACATAAAGTCGGCCGTGTGAGCAATACCAAAGGATTCTGCGATGTCAGCCATGTCAATCTCAGCTGCAACGTTTGCACCCCTGGTTGTCTGTGCTGCAGTCCACAGGACCACATTTTTCTCGACCGCCAGACCACGAAGTTCTTCTGCAACCATCTTAATCAGGCCGTAACTGTTTTCGGTAAACGTTTTCAGTCTTGAGCTTGCACAGATTGCCAGGTAGTCAACAATAATCACATCCGGCACAAATCCTTGCTTCAGTTTGTACTCGTTCAGTAATGCACGGAACGTATCCGCATGAGCACCACCAGTTGGATATTGTTTTATCTTCAGAGTTCCAAGAGTCCCGGAAGCGCGCCATTTTTCCATCTTACTTTTGTATTCTGCCCATGATATATGACCTTCATCAATATCATCCAGAGATACATCCAGCAAGTTGGCATCAATACGTTTGGCACATACTTCTTCAGCCATTTCCATGCTTATATAAAGAACGTTATGACCAGTCTGAAGATAGTCAGCCGCTAACGAACAAAGTCCCAGAGATTTGCCGACGTTTGTTCCGGCCAGTAAAACGTTCTCTGTTCCATACTCAACTCCACCCTTCGTGATTTTATTCAGGATGTTAATACGGAACGGAACTTTCTTCGATTTGTTTAGATAAGTCTGGAATCGAGCTTCGTAATCGTTTAACCAGTCATGACCCAGAGCAGAGTCAAAACAAATAGACAATGCATCGCGCATGATGTCAGGAATAGCACCAATATCCGGGATTCGTTTATCACGTTTATCTTTCGGAAGTTCGGCATTACTCTGAATTTCGATAATCCTGGATGTTGCATTGAACATCGCAGACTTCTGCACATACTTCTCGGTTTCTTTGACCAGCCATTCCTGGTCTTCTGGAGTATCAACCAGGACTCCTAAGAGTTTCTTTGTACCTTCGTATTCAACTTCAGAAAGGTCAGAACCGTCGAGTGCGATATCAAGTGCAGTCTTAGTTGGAACTGCTTGATATTCTTTTACATGTTCATTAATCGTATTAAAAAGGGTCTTCGCAGGACCCTTTTCAAAATATGTGTTATTCAGATATGGCCAGACTTTAACAAAATATTCCTTGTTAAAGAGTAGCTGGGATAAAATAGTTTCTACCACTTCCACCACCTCTTTTTCATTTTAATCTTATCAATTTCATCTTGTATTTGCATTGTAACACACTTTTCTACATGCACTGCAAGCTCCGCTTTGCGGTCTTCAGAAGGGGTGCCGAAATCAACTGAAACTTTTCCAGATGGTTCAATTTTAATTCCGGTTACGTACACAATGTGACTGGACCCATCGGGAAGTGATAACAGAATTTCCTGTCGTACAGTTCCCATGGATTGCCGGATAATCTCCAAACTTTTTTCGTAGTAAGGTACAGAAGGAGCCTTAGCTCCCTCCGCATCTTTCTCGAAATTATCTAAATCAGATAAATCGATATCACTCATCAAGGTCTTCCATCATATCTAAATCGTTTTCGATGTCTGCCGCAGATGGTTTTGATTTGCCTTCTGGTGCAGAATATTTTTCAACTTTCGAACTAATAAGCTCATCAACTTCGGCATCAACAACAGCATTGCTATCGATTGCACCCAGCTGGTAATGGCGTTTGATTGCATCACGGAAAGGTTCGTGCTTGAACAGTGGGCCCCAGAATTCGGTGCAGTTAGTATCTTTTGCGCGCCATGATTTTTCTTCGCGGACCATTTCACCGGTCTCAACATCAAGATATTCACGGTTATACCAACCAACTTTCGGCTTCACCACAAATCCGATTTCCATTGCCATATCAAGCAGGCCGGAATACGGGTCAATACCACCATCGAATTTTACATCAATGAAGAATTTACTTTTCTCTTTGACCATGCGAGATTTTTCGGCGTTCAGTACAAATTGGAAACCTTCAAGCTCTTTACCGGTTTCTTTAATCTGGCGTTTACCGATAATGAATACGGTGTCCGCAGAATACATAACACCAGTACCACCGGTCATAACTGTTTTGCTGTACATCTCAATCGTCTCGATTGTATGGTTAACCGCGACACAAGGAATATCCTTGATACTAAAGAACGGGGTTACAATACGGAACAGAGATTTCAGGGATTTAGCGCGAGTCATATCGCCGACGACTTTTTCGTTCAATGCATCTTCTGTTTCTTTTTTCGATGCCATGTTACCGATTGAGTCAATAAAGATAATGACTTTTTCGCCACGCTCAATTGCTTCAAGCTGGTTAACCATATCAACTTTCAATTGTTCAACCGACTGGATTGGTGTGTGGATAACACGTTCCGGGTCTACTTTCATTGCACGAAGATATGCTTCTGTGATACCAAATTCTGAATCATAGAACAAACAGATTGCTTCGGGGTATTTGTTCATATATGCAGAGACCATCGTTAAACCCATATTGGATTTAAAGTGTTTTGACGGACCAGCAAAAATAGTCAAACCTGACTGCATACCACCATCTAGTGCACCGCTGATTGCAATGTTCAGCATCGGGATTTTTGTACGAACTACATCTTTATCATTAAAGAACTTGGACTTGGTAAGAGTCGCGGTCATTTTGGATGTAGAAGCTTTAATCAAACGGGATTTCAAATCTGCAATAGACATTCATTTTTTCCATAGGCACCATTATATTTTTCTCACAGGTTTAAGATAGGATAATTATATCACTGTATTTTTAGAGCAATTAACGATTGAATCCACGATTAATTGCACGTTCAACAATCTTCCGGGTCTGACGTTTGTCCCACCAGTACATAAAGCCAATACCAAATGCAGACAACAGCCATAGACTAATCAATAGCATACCAATCATAATATTTTTCTCTCGGTTGTTTAGAAATTAATGTTAGTTAATACCTTGACGAGCTTTCTCTTTAGCTACACATTTATTAATATAGCTCAGACGGTTTTGAGCAGAACGCTGATACATATCGCGATACTCATTAGCCTTAGGAGAACCTGTCTCTGCTGCCTGATAAGCTTCCGCACGCATGATGTTTATCTGCATATTGATGTATGACATGCAAACCTGTGAAATCTGGTTAACAGTATCCAGGTCATTTTGTCGCTTGGTTTCTGCTTCCAGTTTGGCAATGATTTCGTCATGCTTCGCAGCTTGTTCGCGTTTGTACTCAATTTCACGTTGAGCATATTTTGCGCAATTGTTTCCACATTGATTATTGGCGCGTTTGTAGATAAGTCCAGTGCCACCTTTGAAATCAAAGGAACCATTATGCACCTGACGGTCTGCAGCAATTCGCGCTTTACCAATCTCACTGGCATTAACTACATCACCCTGGTAAGCACAACCAGATAGCAGCATAACAGCTGCGATAGCTAACTTTTTCATTTTATTTCCTAATTGAAACATTCATAACGGGCTTGGAGCCCCAAAAATACCCAACCCAAAATTAAAGTTGGAATCATATGCGGAGTCATTATTGCCCAATAGATTGACATACAAAAAAATGCAATCAGTACAATAATTGTAATTATCTTCATTTGGTTTCCTTGATGATAATTACTTGTGCGTTTGATTTACGTTCAGCAACGAGTGCCCAGATAAATGCAATAAACCATCCAACCATTGTCCAACCTAACAGAAGGTTAACAAAGAAGATTCCGCAATTACTTTTGGTACCACGCAGTAGCGCGATAATCCACGGCAGAAAATATGCCAATGCGGCCAAGAATAAAGAACCAGCGCCAAGAACAAAAGTACCCGCAATTATTGTTTCCATTTTAATATCCTCAAGTTTGTCTAGTCATCAGTAGTTGATGAAAGAATAATACGGCAATCCATTGCCGTTGTAAACACTTAAAAGTCAAACATATCAAAAAGAGTTGCTTTCTTTTCGTAATCAACCTTAGCAGCTTCAGAGAAACCTGTCAATGGCTTAACAAAAGTCTTCTGGAACAGTGTGTTGTAGTCCATCCATTGCAAGACCTGGTCGCGGATTTCAATCGGGAGTTCAATCCCTGATGGCCATGCAATCACAGTTTCACCAAACGGGTTACCGACTTTAAGAGGAAGCACATACACTTTTTCCCCTTCCATGATTTGCGGAACAGTCTTCAGACCTTTAGTTGCACGCATATAAGCGAGCACACCTTTGATATGAGCCGGGCACTTAAATCCAGGGAAACCACCTTCGTTATATTTCTGGATGTTGTTAACCGATGATACACCCGCGATGGTCATGTAGTTAAGCTCATTAAATTCCTTGTTGAATTCCTTGAAGTATGTCTGCAGAGATTCTTCGCCTTCTTGCAACATACGACGGATACATTCTTTCAGGGCTTTCTGACATGCCTTTGGAGTACTCGACTTTTGAGTTTCCAGACCCATGATTTTTAGTTTCGGAACAGCATATCGTGTGCCTTCCATATCATACACATTCAGGGCATAACGCTTCTTCGCTGTCCAGAAACCACCAACACCCTTAGAACCCAGCGGAGGACATGCAATAGCTTCACGGTCCATAAACATAAGGTGCTGTTTGTTGTTCATGTATTCAGCCAGTTCACGGAAAGCTTTATCGATTGCCGGTTCCAGACGGTCTTTTGCAAACTTGTCCATGAAGTCAACCAGGTGGTTTGTATCACGGAATTTAGATTCGCCACCAACCTTTTTAATCAGGTTATCGCACTGGATATAAATGGAGTCAGTATCACCATAGAATACGTAAGTCCCACCACTTGTACCACAAACACCATCAAAGTATTCGTTAACTTTACGTTCAATCCACTGCAATGCTAACTGTCCGAAAGATGTAATCGCAGTTGCATTTCGCAGGTCAAAGTAACGGAACCAGATATTGCCCAGAGCACCATAACAGCTATTGATAAGCAGTTTACGGTTAATCTGTGCGGTCATACCAGCAACTTCTTCCATCTGTGCTTTATACAGCATACCGTTCAGGACGGTTTGATTCAGACCATGTAAGGTTGTTTTCATATTGTCATCAAAGTCATGACGATAATCAACTTCTGGTTCGGTTGTGCCGGTTCCTGGATTACTCAGAGCTTCCTTAATCAGTTCACCATTACGTTGGGCAGCAAGCATATAACCTTTGTGTTCTTTTCGTTGATTAAAAACTTTCTCAACTTCTGTCGGAATAATACCCGCAACATCTTTAAAATACATCATACCATTTGGCGCACAACTAAATGCATCAGATGGACGGTCAGCAGTTCCTGCGATGTATTCGTGCATCTGGGCTGGTGCAAATGACCCGGCAATCGTTTCTGGACTGATGTTAATCTGTCGGATGATGCTCGGATACAGAGATGTTAAGTCACAGCTCATTACATATTTGTATGCGTTCGGAATCGGTTCCTTAACAAATGCACCAGGGAACGATTGACGAACATGTGATTTGGTTTCCGGGATAACCTTGTTTTGAGTCTTCAGACTGTTAAAGATAATCGCATCCCAAGTTTTGATTGGGCTGAATACAGACTGAATCTGCATCTTTGCATAATAACCCATCGATTGGCTCAGGTTAATGAACTGTCGCTTACGGTCAATCTGTACAACACGATAAACGTCAATGATGTTATAGCTGATGTAACGTTGGTGATTGGATTCACGCAGTTTAGAAATCGGGCCATCATACGGGAGTTTACCAACACCCAGCTCAGATTCCGCAACATAGTCCAACGAGTAAGATGGTTGGTTTGTGAAGCTGAACTTTTTGTACAGGTCCAGATAATCCAGAACAGAGATACCCAGAATCTGAATGATTTCTTGTTCTTCACCAAAGCCGTTGTTAATGACCTTAACTTTTGTACGACGATGTGGGCTCAGACGTTTTGCTGTAGCTTCACCAAATACATTTTTAAGGCGGTTGTAGATATATGGAATATCAAATTTCTCGATGTTCCAACCAGTTAACATAACCGGAGTTTTCTCGTTCCAGAATACCAAATACTGCTGGAGCATTTCTTCTTCTGAATCGAAAGCCATATAAACAATTTTTTCCAGGATTTCACTCGGGACTTCATCACCACCATCTTCCTGCAGCTTAGCAGCAATATCAATAGACCATTGCTCCACAGTAGCGTATGGTGAGCCCAAAAGGTCAAAGACATAGAATTTATCGTCTACCGAATCATAGTGCGTCAGGGCATCAATAGGGTGACGTGCTTCAGACGGCTCAGGGAACCCATCAGGAGATGTCACCTCGATATCGAAGTTAGCCACACGGATTTTACTTGAATCGTATTTGATTTCATGTGGGTAACGGTCGCTCAGGTATGCGAGTTTGAAATCGTCCATACCCATAGCTTCGAGGCCCATATCGTTCATGCGCTTCATCCATTGCGAAGCATCACGCATGGAATCAAACTCTTTTTTCACACAGCCTTTATTATAGATGTCTGAATATTTTGTTGCTTGGCCTTCACGAGCGTGCATAAAGAGACAAGGAGTATATGGAATTTCACGGGTTCGCTCATTACCATTCTTGTCAATATAACGTTCGTGAAGATTATCGCCGATTTGTTCGATAGTTAAATAAAATTCTTGCATTTGGTTTCCTTTATAGTCGAGTGATTGACTTTTGTTTGTATGGCTATTATACTACAAAAGGGACCGAAGTCCCTTAACGCTTTAAATCAATTACCAATTGTGTATTTGGCTACGAGTTTCCAATCATCTTTTTGTTTGAAGGAGATAACACGGAAGTTGTTTGTTACTGCGAACAATTCATTATGCTCTTCTTCTTTGATAGCGATTAAGCCCCAGTCTTCGAGCAGTTGGGCGATGGAATCACGGCGCTGATAATCTTCGCCATCAATATCCACCTGGCGACCATCCATGCGCAGCATTTCTTTGAAGTGAACAATATAGTAACGACCTTGCTTCTGGAGGATGTGGCAGCTCTGGTACAGCACACGGTCTTTATTATTCGCGATGCCCATACGGGTCAGAGTTTCTTTAACTTTCAGGAAGTCTTCAGGTTGCTTTAATGTAATTTCAATCATTTTACCATTCCAATATTTGTTTTTTAATTTCTTTTTGTTCTTTCACATTACTGGTAACGGTCTTTAAGAATTCATCCGTTACCAGACCTTTTGTCTTTTTCAAAACATCTTTAAGACTGCCTTTAACTTTCAATGTTTCCATATACATCAAAGCATCATCTGCATTAATTGTATAATATTTCATTAGAAGCTTAATCACTAGCTGGACGTTGACCGCATCGGGTTCAGCCTTTGCCCATTTGCCATATCGCTTACCTTGCGGGACCGCGTGCAACAGATAATTATAATGCTGCTGGTCTGTTAACCCGGCACCGATTAAGTTCATCACATTGACCTGCATAATACAATCAACATGTTGGCTCAGAGCATTGTCCAACCAAAATTTATTATAGTTTTCCGATTGAATCAAGCACCGAGGCTTTTTACTCACGGTGACATCATTAAGAATTGCAAACAATTCATTTTCGGCTTTCTCTTTGTATGAATCGGACAATTCCTGAATTTTGTTAAAGTCGCGTGATTTCCACGCAACCTCATGTTCGTTTAATTGAACGTCATCATCAAAGAGACTTACAGCCATTTCATTTCCCCAGCCAGTTGAGCAAACAAGTAGGTCAGGTGAACTTCGGTGTTCGCCGCCAGCCCGTGATACTGATTGTTCTCACCCACAATTTCATACATACGGATGATGCTTGCACCGGTCAGTTTGCCGTACATTTCATCAGCGAGCTTGGCAATGAAGTTTGAATAATCATTTGCAAATTTCGGCGCCAGACCACGAAGAACTTTAAAGTTACGGTCTTTAAGGGCATCAATCACATCATCGATTGGAGTGCGATTATTTGTCACGATACTTAAGATACCAGAATCGATAACACCCTTCGCAGAGTAACGGTCAAGCTCGTTAATTGTCTTACGCAAGTCCGGGAAGTTATGCTTAACCAGGGCAGCAACAACTTTCAGGTCTTCGATTTCAACACCTTCGTTCTTACAGATAGCCACTGAACGATGAATCATCTGCTTAAGCATGGAGGTACGGTCTTCATCGGTTGACTCACCGAATTTAATCACACGACAACGGGACTGTAATGGAGTGATGATACCATCGATGTTGTTCGCGGTCATAATGATAGAACAGTTACTTGAATAAGCTTCCATGAAACTACGAAGATGTCGCTGGGATTCCGCCAGACCCGCCCGGTCAAACTCATCGATAACGATTACCTTACGGCGCCCTTCGATTGATTTGGATGATGCAAAGCGAGTCAATTCATTACGCACAAAGTCAATTCGGCAATCGGAGCCGTTAACAAACAGCATATCAGAATTCGTATCCGCGCACATAGCTTTCGCAACTGTTGTCTTACCAGTGCCAGGGGAACTACTGACCAGAATCAAGTTAGGAATCAAACCTTTTTTAACAATCGCCTCTAACGTTTCTTTATCATGAGCCGGTAGAATACACTCTGATAATGTACCTGGGCGGTATTTTTGTTCCCACATGAATTCTTTGTCATTAACCGTTAACATATATTTTCCTCATTAGTTTCTACTCAATACTCCATGGGGCCGAAGCCCCATTTATTAATCTTGGAATTCGTGGCTAGAGCCTTGTTCCATTGCAATCACATAACTTGCTTGTGTGCCTTCAAACTTCGTAGCAAATTTATCATCTTTCGCCCAAAGCATAACACGGTAATCAGCCGGAATCATTTTCATGTTCAGTTTGTTAATGATAAATTTAAACGCTGCATCGCCTTCGTAATCACCACACACTAGGGAATACAATGGGCGCGCTAATTCTTTATCTTCGAGCTGGTTATAACCATGGATAACAATCTTACCATCTTTGTTGGTGATAGCAAAAGTATCCAGAGACAAACCGCCAGCCACACGCAGAAGCTGCTGCAGGTCACTACCTTTCAGGTCAAAGATAACCTTAGCTACCGGGAAAGGAATCTTCTTAGCAGGGAACACGATAGTGCTCGGGTCAGCTGCAGGCCAGTGAATCGTTGAACGTTGGTCTTTGATAATGATGTTTGATGCATCTTCAGCCAGAGATACTTCAGCTTGGTCAGTTACCAGGCCCAGGATACTTAAGAAGCCGTTCAGGTCATAAATTGCAGCTTCAAAGTCAATTGTATCATTGATTTCAGATTCACCATATGACGCTCCAGTTACGGAACGAGTCAGGATGGTATTACCTGGTTTAAGCATAATGCCAGAGTAGATGGAGGTGAAGTTTTTCAGAACTGCGATGGTGTCACGACTAAATTTCATTTCATTTTCCTATTAACATAATAATTTGACCAGGACCGGATTGCACCCTGATAATTTTCATCATTAAACCCATGTTCAATGGCGTGTTTTCTAAACGTAATATACCCCGGTTGTCCTAAAGCATTCCACAATGTTTTAAGTTCATCTTCATACTGCAACCAGGTTCCCCTTGCTTTGGATTTCCTAAATTTTTCTTTAAATTCAGGACTAGCATTTCTTTCAGTTGCTCGTTTTGAAGCCTTTATTCTATTATCTGAATTATTCCAATATTCAGTAATTGATTTTAAATATTTTTCGTATACTTCAGATGTATTCATTATAGCTTTGAATTTTAAAGCATACTCGGCATCTTTATAACGATTTTTGACTTCAATAGACCTTGCTTGTCGAGCTTCGGCAGTCCAATATTCTTTTTGAAAGTCTTTAATTGCTTGAATGTGCTTATCCGAAATTGAGCAATCTTTACGAACACCAACATAATCAGATGTAAGTTCGGATGGATGCAATTTAACAACTTTACCTGTTTTCAAGTTTCGGTATGGAGCATATCCAGGAGCATCATACCGGCTTTGGTCGTGAGCATACGTTTTATTAAAGTACTTCTCATTGGTTACAGCTTTAACTGACATTTGAAAAATATTTTCTATTTTTCTTGGGTCCTGCTTTGTTTCCCCAATGATAGTAACGATATAGTCGCCGCTATCAATCAATTCATTATACAACTTAGTGTATTTTGAATTCGGCGAACCTGTATAAATTTTATTATTTTTGTCGAGAATATTTTGACCGTTAAATGTCGCATCAACCTTTGAACCAATATAATAACAAGGGAATTCGTTATTTTGTTCCCTTGTTATAAAGGTTATTTTATAAATCAAATTCACGCAACAACTGCCATTTGTTTGCGGATAGCTTCCGGAAGAGATTCAATATACTCTGGAAGTTGCGCAGCAATAATAGAACCAGCTTGGACCAGGTGGTCATCGAAGTCAACACAGTAATCATCTTCGAGACGTTCGGAGCCGTCACGGTCGATAACCAGTTTAGCACCAGCTGCCAGAGATTCGGTGTAATGACGTTGCATCAGTTCAATCCACTTATCAGATACATCAGTATCGATAACACCATACAGCATAAATTTAACTTCTTGAGGAAGTGATTTCAGACGGGTAGCCGATACTTCATCACATGCCAGGACCCAGGATTTACGGATGCGGTTTTGGTTATGTGGGTTAGCGTCAGTGCGGATGGTTTTAACTTGGATATCTTTAGCAGTTACGTTGTTCATAATATTCTCTCTATTCAATTCAATTAATCAAAGTATTCATATGCGAACCAGGCTTTGTGTCTGTTCGCGATTATTTTAACATATTCTTCACCGAAAGCGTTTTGCAAGTCACGTTCAGTAACTAGGTGTTCATCTTTCGAAAAGGTATTAACTAACACATATCGTTTAATTTCGGGGACAGCTAGTAAATGCTGCCCGGTTAAGAAGTCAGCCATAGCAGCCTCTATTATAACATCCTTGTTTAAAGCATTATTCCATAACAGTGAATCGACCAACTTTTTTCATCTGGAGATGTTGCCCGTATGCTTCCGGGTCATGGTCTCGGTGACTGATAATAAAGATGTTGGTGTCTTCCAATTTGTTCAGGATGGTAGCAATTGCTTTAACACCCTCTACATCAGTAGCTGAATCGAAAACTTCGTCCAGAATCAATGTGTTGATATTGACACCAGATACTTTTGCAGCAATATCACGCCATGTAAACAGCAATGCAATATCGATACGAGCTTTTTCACCCTGGCTAAATGATGCATAGCTAAAGTCTTCACGCCCACGAGATTTAATCGTTTCGTTGAATTCTTCATCAAGCGTAAAACTATAATCAGCTTCCATAACTTTCAGATAAGCATTAATTTGCTTATTAAAGATAGGAATATATTTCTTAATAATCGCGCCTTTGATTCCAGAATCTTTCAACATATCCGTTAAGATACCACGTTGATATTTTTCCATAACAAGGTTTGATTTCTGTTTGACTATTTTATCAAGCTGGTCTTGAAGCGTTTTAATATCATCGGCATGGTCAATGAATTCAGACTTAGCTTGTTCAATTAACGTCTTAACCTTTTTAGCTTTATCCACAGTCTGGATTAACGTTTGTTTCTTAGTTTGAATCTCTTGAGCTATTGTACGTTGGTTTTGTCTTGCTTCAGCGTACGCATCAAATCGTTCCTGAATGGAGGCCTGGAGAGCTTTATGGCTATCAGACTCACGATTATACTCTTCAATCTTTGTCTCAATCCTGGGGACTATGGAGTCTCCTGGCGACAATTGACTCAAACACGTTTGGCAACAACCGCCTTTCTCGTACAAACCGATTACCTTACGGAAGCTATCGATTTTCGATTTAATCAGGAACGATTCTTGCTTGACTTTCGTCAGTTCCTGTTCAGGGTCTTCACCCAAAATAATCTCGGTCAATCTTGTCGTTGCTTCATCAATCGTTGATTTGATATCACGAGCTTCTGAAGCCAAATCATCATACATCGTTTGCAGTCGTAGCAGATTATCACCGGATAATTTTTTCTGCTTTTCAACGTTGTCCTGGTAGATTTTAATCTGTTGCACAACACCATCATGCTGAACGTCAATCACCTGGATTTGACTGTTGACTTCACGGATAAGAGATTTGTTGAGCTTATCCATATCAGCCAGTACAGAAACCTCTAGCAGGTCTTCGACGAGTTTTCTTCTTGCAGGAGTGGATAGGCCCATGAAAGGGGTATATCCAGCTGTGCCGAGTACGACAATCTGTTTGAAACTGGCGTATGACATTCCGATAAGCTGTTCAAATTCTGCTTGGAAGTCTTTACTGCTGGCAGATTCATCAAGACGTTCACCGCCACAAGAGATTTCAAAAACATTGGGTTTTTGCCCACGTTTGATATAGTATTCTTTGCCATCATATTCCATCCACAATTCAACGAGCATATCTTTTTTGTTGCTCGAGTTAATCAACTGCCCTTTCTTAACATCACGAAAAGGCTTACCAAACAATGCAAATGTAACGGCTTCAAGGAAGGTTGATTTACCTGCACCGTTCTTACCGGTCACCAGAGTTTTCTGGACCTTATCGAGTTGAACCGTAATTGCTTGTGCTCCAACTGACATAATATTTTTATAGATAACTTTCTTTAGCTTAAAAGTCTTCATCGTAATAAGCATCCTTGATGCAAGATTCTGCCATATGAATTAATGTCTCTGGTGTATCATCTTCCATTACATTAAAGCTAAATTCTACAGCCCAATCAGTGACTACATAGACTTTGATAAGTTGACCGGTTTCCCGGTCAGTAATGGCTTCAAACCAATACTTAATAGTATTCGGTTGGTTATCATCGTCAACCACATCACATTCGCGGATATGTTCAAGACCCGCTTCATTAAAATCATAAAGTCTCACGGTTGCACCTCAAGGTATAATTTGTTGGCCAATGCTTTAAGAGCTTTTGATTCTTTTTCATTGGCATCAGGTAATGCATCGATATATTCTGCCATCATATCCGTTAAGCGTTTTATGTCTAGCTCTTCATCAGCATCTGTTGTGTCTACACTATTGTCAACCTTATTGACAATACGCAAGTCATGCACGCGCTTTTCTAATTCAGATTCAAACTTGGTCAGTTCTTTATCGACTTTTTCTACAATAACACGGACTGATAAGTCTTTGAAGTCGTCGTAGTTAATAGTTTCGTTTGGATAGAAAATCTTCCGATGCCAGGTGGTTTCATTTGGAATAAATTTCATCTCTTCGGTTTCTGTATCGAATTCCCAGAACCCGCGAGGGTCGTTCTCATCGCCTGCTGTTAATGTCCATGGTGTACCGATGTACTTAACGTTTGCAGCTTCTGAAATGGTATGGAAGTGTCCAGACCAAACTTGCTTGTACTTCTTAAGGAAATCAGGCTCAAGCCCGTGTGATTTCAATCCTTTATAGAAATAAAACCCGGTTAATTCCCAGTGACCAATGCAATATTCAGCACCAGAAGTTTTGATGTGTTGATGAATGTCAGTTGCGTTCTCATCGCACATCCATGGAATCATATCGATGGATACACCATCAAAATCAACAGTTGTTGGCTTATCGTAGATTTTAACATGGTCATACTTATTCAGGAGTTCGGTGATAGCGTTAGGATGAATCTTATTCTTTAGATTCATGTCATGGTTCCCGATTATCGTGTGCAGAGTAATTCCTGCTTCACGAAGGAGTTCCATAATCTCACGGCTGAATTCCATCGTCTTATGCGTCACGGCCTTACGGACATCAAAGATATCACCGTATTGAATCCAGACTTTAATTCCATTCGCCTTAGAATATGCAATCGCCTGTAAAATACCATCGCGTTGAATGTTTTGAGCCCATGGGTCGTCAGCTTTGACACCCAAGTGCCAATCACCTAAATTTAAAATTTTCATATACTCTCCTCAGTTGGTTCATTTTATCATCCCGATTATAAAGCAAAAAAGGAAGCACTAGGCTTCCTTTCCAATTAATACACCGTACAGAGGTTCATGAGAAGACTTGAACTTGATGGGCTTATAGGTAATAGTACCTTCATTTTCTGCTTTAATACGAGCGGCTTCAAATTGAAGCATCATCTCATTTTTGTCAGATTTAATCTTATCAAAATCCGTCGAACTCGTCATTCATACGCCCTCTTAAACCTTTTCGTATTCGTCGTTCAATCTATTAAAAATCCGGATGTTCGTCATTCATTAACCTTCTCCAAATCCTACCATCGCATCCACCACTTCTTAAGCTGATGTGAATCTACCCAAACCTTGACTACAGGCTCAATCTGAAAAATACCATCAGACTGACGGCCAATCATTTTGTATTCGGTTTCGGTCTGCTTAATACAGATATTACCATATGAGCGAAGTCTGAAAGCGGCTCCAACAAGAAGCCGTTTAAAAGGTTTATTTACTAATGCCATTTACGATTTCCCAAATTTGCTTGCGAGTAGTTTCCCACATCAACTTAATCAGGTCTTCCGTAACTGGTTGGCGGTAAATTCCACGCAGTTTAACTAAAGCATATTTGTATGCTTCAAAATTGTTTTCCAGCACTGCCCCTTGAGCATGCTTATTCAGTCGTTCAATTTCACGAGCATTCTTTTTCAGAATCTTTGCTGCCTGGCTGGTAGCTTCGAGTGCGTTCGCTTCTTCGAGACGTTCCTGTGCTTCTTCAATCTGCTTATCGGTCAGTTGAGAAATATCTGGAGCTTGCATATTAATCCTTGGGAGTTAACTCAATTGTAAAATATAGATTAGCATTATCCACATGATAACGGTAATCAACGTTATTATCCGGTGAAGTAAATTCCAGATTCCGGACGTTTAAAGGGTCGATATCAATTGGAAGACCTTTTATGTCTCGCAGATAAAGTTTAATGAAATATGGGAGCGCTGTAAAGTCTTCCTCGATTTTATCTAAAAAATCGGTAATATCAAATTGATGTTCCATATAAAAAATCCAAATCACCTTCTTTATCTTTGGCGCTCTTATCAGACCCTGGCGCTTTAACTAAGGAGGATTCGTACTGTGTCATTTTGTCATAGATGTCCTGGATAAATGTTTCGTCAGCCAGAGCCACCATATCGTCGTCACGTGAATCATACACGTTATGGACGAAGTAGCTATATTTCTTTGCCATTTCTTTACGTTCTTTTTTGATACGCTGAACGAAAGCATTGAAGCAAGCCATTGTTATGTAAGCATGTGGATTATCGTATTTTGTTTCGTCGAAGTTATGAAGACCTTTTATTGCGGCCTCAATTCCGTCCGCTATCATTTCCTGCTTCCAAGATTGGGTATATCCTGAAAAGTTGAAACGTTTAGACAGACCTTCGGCTATAAGCATAATCGCCAGACCAATAACATCGTTCTGGCGAATAATTTTATTTGGGTCGGTATTTGCATTCAGCTTCTGTTTCCACTCCGAAATAGCTTTCAGAAGCTCTTTATTATTTACATAGTTATTCTTGGTTAATTTAATTTCGTTCATATCGCCTCACTTAGTATATGAATATTATATCATCCTTGATACAAAGCGTTAGCGAAGTAAACAGTAAGCCTGGAAGACCTTCTCCATAATTGCCTTAAATTCGTGGATGTCAATATAAGGGATAACCTCAGCATCACTAATGAATTCCATCAGCCGGTCATGCTCTTCACGATAATAAGCTTCATTCAGCTTGCTGATATGAGATTCCCAGGAGCCATACCCTTCTGCACGTGGGAAGAATGTTATTTTCATGAATTCATCCACCCAAAACGTTCCCAGGTCCTGGACGGATATCATTGTATGATTGATGTGCATCAGTGCACCAATTGGGCAGCTTCTAAAACATCATCAAGCTTATCAAACTGGTCAACATAATCAATCCCGCCAACTTCATCTTTGGCATACAACCAATACTGCTTGAATTCGTATTCAATAATAAAGTGGTCGCCTTCAATCTGGAGGGCACCAACATCATTAAATTGAACTGCATAACCCGTAAAGCGGATATCATTCAGGAGTTCTTCTTTCATAGTAATCATTTCCAGGTTTTTCTCATAATGAGAGAGTTTAATTTTAATCATTTCGCGCCCTTAACAATTTTCAGGTCAACAAAACCTTTCTTACGCTGGGAATTCATGCGCTTGATGGCTTTGTCAGAAACTTCTTTGTTTTCACGTGGGAGCGGCAGACCAAACGCTACTACATCAAATTCATTCAGGATATACTGGACAAGGCTTTCACGAATACGCGCTTTACCCATTGTCTGACCTTCTGCAATAATCAACTTCTGTACATCACCTTCCCACTGGTCCAGAATCTCAGGAGTAACGAAACCAGATTTCATCAGAGTGTTAACTTTAGCAAATGCGAAATTAGCGATGGTGTTAGTGATAGATGCAGTCATGATATATTCCTCAGTCAATTAAATTAAAATTTTATTATCCTTGGGGTCATTATACCATGACCCCGTTGGTTTTTACTGCGCTTTAGCACCTTTCCAGCCTTCGTACATCAATGCGGCCGATAATAATATTGTCCCTGCACATTTTGAATAATAGAGATTCCAAAACCAGTTCAGAAAAACTTCATCATCAATACCTTGAGCTATCATATTTTCAAAGAACTGACGACGAGATTCAGCAATTCGCTGTGATAATTTAGATTCAGGATTCATTTAAATTTTCCAGTTACCGTTTTCATCAATAAATTTAATCCAGTCATTTACTGACCACTTAGTTGTATCGCCTTTTGGAGCAGAATTTAAAGTGTATAATCCTTGTTTAAAAAGCATTCGTTTAATATTCATGTTTTCCTCAGCTGTAACGATAACATTCGTTTGATTTACGCTTTGCAACACGGTGAGAAGTATTATAATCCAAATCATCCTCAACGTATACATCTTTTTTCAACTGACGAACTTCTTTACGCAGTTGACGATTCATCTCATTCTTAACTTCTGAATCAACACCACGCATACGCTTCCATTTGTCGGAACGGAAGATATTTTCGTTCAAAGTTTCTTCTGATACACCATCAGGCGCTTTACGTCTAGCTATGCAATTAAAATCTTTAGAAGACAAATCTTTACGACGAATAGTTTTACCCATAGTTACCTCAGCAGTTAGCGTCAATAAGATTTTTGATATACTGGATATCTTTGATACCCAAATCCAACTTAAGGTCTTCCAGACGTTCGCCCAGGGACAAAAAGGTTACATGCTTCCAATTTTTTATTGGGCAACAATAAGTCTTAGGACCATTTGCAATTTCAATATTCTTATCAGCGATGGTGAGAAAAATCAGACGCTCATCATCCAGATTAAGGGTAATGATATTTTTCATTGCGTGTAATTTAAGGCTCATGATTTGATTTCCTCTGCTACTGCACAAAACACGCTACGGTCACACACCATCTGTGGGGCATCAGGCCAATTCAAAGGTTGATACCATACATCCAGACTTGATATTTTAGTTACTTGAACAGGATAGCCATTTACAGAATAATACCGGTCAACTTTAATTTCTTTATCTTGAACAACCATTTTGTTTTCCTCATCAGTAGTTGATGGGATAATGATACATCATTCAAAGGGGCTTGTACACCCCTTTTTAATCTTCAATTAAGTCCTGGTCATACCCCAAGGATATCAGTTTTGTTTTAAAGGCAGGAATATTGGTCATTTTTTCATCATTGACAAAAATCACCGGGTAACGAATGTTAAGGGTAGGATATCCAGCACGCTTAGCCAGAGACACGATTAAAGGCCTGTCATAAGCGATTTCAGAGCCTTGTTTGTTAAGGACTGAATAGAATGTATAGGGAAGGTTTAAGGAGCCCAGAAGGCTCCTGATGTGCATACAACCAGGGCATCGACCGACTTCTTCGGGAATGCCATAGATTTCAATTTTAGTCGAGTTTTGGCCCACAGGAAATTACTCCTTGGTAGTTCCAGGTTTTAATAACTTCTTCATCACTGGTAGTTTCATACGGAATGTAAACCTGTACAAGGAAACCAGTGTCATCGAAAGAGAAATAAACTGTCGGTTTGATTCCATGAATCTCGGATTGGGCATAGATATCTTTAAGGTCTTCTTCCTTATCAGCAAAGAATTCCGGGTTCAGGTCACAGTCATGGAAGTACCATTCATCACCGAACTTGTCCCACGCGGTCCAATTAGTAGCTACATATTCTTCAAAACGTTTCATTCTTTCACCTTCATCATTTTAGCAATAACACTATGGACAGCCTGGATTCGTTTGTCGAACTCAGAGCTTTCGAGGCCAGGATTGGTGCTCAACCAACCAATGATAACAAACAGCAAACCAAACGGGATAGCCAGAATAAGCAGACAAACGATGAACAACACAAGCGTTATGTTTGCCAGAATATCTGCTGCTGCATTACGAAAATTATTCATAGAATAGCCCAGGTATTATTAACAACAAATAACCATAGAGAAGGATATTCTACACCCATGCGGCGGATAATATCATTCATAGATTCAGCTAAAGCATAAAATGTGTAGCCATAAAAATTAATCATTTGAGCGATTTCCTCAGTTGTTTTTTAAATGAAGCTTGTAGTTTAGGCTTCGTATCAGATTCATTATAAGTCATACCGTTCAAAAGCATTTCCTGAATCATTTCTTCTTTTCCCAGGCGACCAAACTCTTTGGCTTTGTCTGTCACAAAATTGGGGTGAATATTGTTTTCGGTATAATCAGATTTCAGATAGACAAGCAAACTCTCTAACCATTCCAGGTAGTCAACATCGCGACCTTTCAGACCCGAGCGGCTGAACTTATGCTTCATTTGTCCTTCTGTTCCATTGCACAGATTGCATAGTAACCCACGAACCTTACCGGCTTTTGGCCCGTTCAATTCGTGGTCATGGTCAAGATGGTTGGCCTGAACATCGGAGTCCAAATCACGGTGGCAAATTGGACACTTACCAGCTTGTGCATCATAAAGTTTTTGTTTTTCTTCTTTGTATAATTTGCCAGTCAACAACATAATAAACCCTTACCATTATTAGATAAGGGTATTTATTAAATATTATAGAACGAGCGATGCAACCGTTTAAATTGACGAATCATCTTTTTGGTAGGACGAGTATACAATCCCACACAGGTGGCCATAAACTGGTCAGTAGGACTTCCCTTGATAAAAAGTTTCCAGACCTTACCACCATTTAACTTTTCAGTATAGACTAATTCAGTTTTCATTAAACAATCCTAAAACAAGGGTATTCACATTCAACGTTACCATTATCAATTATCATATACTCTGTGATACAAGTCCATGACCCTTCAATTTCTATGGTATCAAAAAGGTATTCATCTGTTTCAACAACGTCCCAAACATTACATTTAACATCAGGGTCAAAACGTTGTCTTAACGCCTGGATAACATCGCCATTTTTAAATCCTGTGTCTTGAAGCTCTTTCATAAAACCTGATTGAGCAGCATGAATATTAACAATTTCTAAAAACATTAAAAGGCCTCATCAGAATAGCGAAGTTGAGCTTCAAGCCAATGAATATAATCTGCTGCGGCAAAAATTAAAGCCGATTCTTCATCGGGTAACTTACGAGAATCCGACAGCTCGTAAAGAGAATGTTCAATTAAACGACCTTTATGTCGACCTACTTCAATTTTGGTACTCATACCCAAACTCCATATCAATTAAATCATTGTTTGAAGGTTCATTATACTCTATTTCGGAATCGTTGTAAACCGGTTCCTCTGGCTCGACAGTTTCCCATCGAGCGGTATACCATGGCTTAACGGTCACACCAATAACTACTTACTTCAAAATCAGGCTCACCGTCGTCCCAATACCAAGGACCAACCGGATGCCAATCGCCATGCTTATCTTCTTCATATTCTTCAGATTCAAGCCCGACATATTGCCATTGGACTTCATAAGCAGTGCCACCAATTACAACCGTGTTTTCGCCGTACGGGTTAGCAACAGCAAAGTCAATACCTTCTTCTTTCGCCAGGGCTACCATGTATTCATAGAGTTTATATTCCAGGTCGTCTTCTGTACCGTCACCTAGAAAAATGGTCTGTTCGTTTAATTCAATCATAATTCCACCATAAATTCAAATAGCTGGTCACGTACACAAGTATCAGTCCAACCCCATTCGTTGGCTTCTTCTTTTAACCAATCCGGGAGATTTGCCAATACGGTTTCTTTACTAGGCGCAGGAGTATCAAACTCTCTTGCAAACTCTCTTGCGCAGGTTTCATAAGCTGTATCAAATTCGGTCATTTAAAGTTCCAGAATGAAGCACCAACCAGAAATAAAGGCCAACAAATCATAGACGTCAGCCACCAACAAAAATCACCTGCACCAAAATCATCTAATTTAGCTAGGGTCTTAGCATACCCAATACCAATGATAATATACAAAACACCCAACATTAATTCAATCATTTGAAATATTCTCGCAGTTCAGTGAATCCGCCAATATGACTTCCGTCAGGAGCAAACACTTGTGGCATAGTCAAACCAATTTGAGATTCGCGACCAAGTGCAGCCAGGAGTTGAGCAATCTTCTCATCATCAAACACACCTTTTTCTGGCATGACGTTGATGAATTCGTAAGGTTGTTTTTTAACATCCAAAAAACGTTTTACATTATCGCAGAATACACAGCGATGGATAGATGAATCATAACCATATACTTTAAACATATTATTCCTTAATTCCTAATACTTGTTTGAAGGTCTCAGTATAATCGGAGTATTGACCGGTTTGTTCTTTATGTTTGTCCATAATATCATAAACTTCTGAACGCATATTATTATACGAACGGGTTAAAGCGGATTTCAATACTGAATAACTATCCGGAAATTTACCGTGTTCTTTATAATAGGCCAGAGTTAATTCACGGACCGCCTTATCAGCAGTCTCAAGATATTCTTTACGCTTTGCCATTTTCTTCTCGCTCAAATTTGTGTTTACAATGACGGCATTTATATTGAAGCGGAGAGCTACGCCAATAAGTCAATTGGACCTGTTCAGTTCCGCATTCAGGGCAGTTCGGAACATTCTTAGAAGCTTGTTCACGTCGTTCGACAATTTTAATAATTTGGTTCCAATCAGGAATAGTTTCTGCAATGTCTTCTCTTAAACGTTGTTTCATTTCAACAGCTCCAGAGCCTGTTCCAGTTTATCCAGACGATTGGTTGATTCTTCCCAGAGCTTTTTAGCTTTAGTGTAGGCCTCAGTTAAGATTTTATTATGTTCAAGAGCTTCCGAGTAAGCCTTTTCTAAGGCGATAACTTCAGGGCGTACATTATCAGGAACATTATTAATGGCTTCAGCCCATTTAACTTCTTGCGGTGCATTCATAATTTCCTCACTTTTCTTTTTATAGATTTCTGCATCAGTTGGTTGCTTTGCACATTTAACTTCGCGCAGTGTCACCACAATTTTATAACCTTTCCAACCATGAGAACTGGTGATAGGGTCAACTTTAATTTTTTCAACAGTGTGCATATAATTAAGTGCACACTGCAGCTGATGAGTGAGCGTGCACGCAACATCAAGATACTTTTTGATATTTTCAGGCGTAGCCTCTGGAGTATAGAACTCACGCTTAACTGTAATAATTACCTGATTTTCACCAGAATCTTTAACCTTTACCATGTGCTCAGCCAGATGGTAGATAGTGCGAAAATCCCCACCCATCAATTTTGTTGCTGATTTTATGATAGACATTTTGTTATTTCTGAATTCACGTGACCAACTGTTTGCGAATTCAGAAACAGTATAGCCTTGTTTATCAAGATAGTATTTTTCAACATCACCAAACCAATGATATCCAATTGTACCTTTACCACGTCTGGATTCAACACCAAACTTATTAAGAAGGTCTTTATTAACCAGGTATGCCAGGACTCTGGAACCTTTAAAAGTTTTCTTGATATCATCATTACCTGCGCGATTCGCAATAGCCGCGATGTCTTTCTCAAAGTGACAGGATGCAATAATCGTCGAGTCAATCTGATTTAACCAGGAATTGATAATTGAAAGGATAGCCGATTCACCTATTAATGGTTTTACTTTTGTATCGATAGTGGTGTTAAAGGCCTGAATATATTCGTTACGTGTCATAGTGTTCTCCTCATAAAGTAGGAATCATTATATTCCCTCCATCCTTGGAAGTAAACATTATTTTAATGCTTTGATTGCAGCTTGCAATTTATTGCGTTGCTTTTCCATGTTCTTGATGCGATTCAGAACATCCTGGATACCCTTCTTCTCATCTTCAATCAGACCATTTAAGCGGTTGACTGATTCCTTGATAGCATCCGCATGATAGCTCTCAATAGGCTTCATCGCAGGGTTAAAGATTTCAATAGAGCTGGCTGGCTTCATTGACGGGTTAAAGCCGGCTGGCTGGATTTTCCACTGATACGTATTTTTAACGTCCAGGGGTGAAATAGATGGTGATGTATATTGACCTGCAAATGCTGGGCCATATGATGCAGTAGGGATACGTTCCATTTCTGGTTCCTTTTTCTCTTGATAAGGTGCATAAGACAAAAGATATTCCTTTGTCAGTTTAATATCGATAGTTACGGTTTTAAGGAATTTTTCCGTTTGGTGGATATAATTTGTATCTTCATCAAACGTGTACGATTCAACAGCATGGCGCATATAAAACAGCGCAATACCCATAACCTCTTTAAAGTTATGACAAAGAGCAACATCGCCCTTGGTGGTTGGTTTGAACTTAATCTGTACACCATCATTCTTGATATTGATAATCAAGTTGTCAGAGTTAAAATTATAGTTCTTGATGTTAACCGGAGCTTTGCGAATACGAAATCCGCCGGCCAGAATTTCCTTGATACTCTTACGAACCGTGGCACCAAACAAAAACGCTGGGCGGCGGCAGTAATCATTCAGAGAGTTAATTCTTACAATACGTTGGCCATACCCCTGGGTAGCAGAACCTGATTTGATTTTGCCAAAGTTAACCAAAGAATTCATTGCGATAAGACGAGTCACACGACCGTCATGTGGTTCATAACTACTAGCATATTCAGCGCGAGTTTTAATTTTCATATCATAGTCCAAATAATTTTTCATAAAATTTAGCAATAGGCCAAAACACCATCATAATTGCCCAAACAAACCAAAGCAGAGGCCATACTAGTGTAATGAATACTGCATCATAACTTGACTCAATTTCGACTGGATTCCAATCACCAGATTTATGAATGAGTATGGTCGTTATGAATCCTAATACAAAGTAAAGGAAAATAAAACCTACTATTTCCATATTAACCTACAATATTTGAGAATATAAGCCACAAAATACCTGTGGCAACGAATACATAACCGAGAACGGCGAGCCATTCCATCATTAATCCTTAAGCAACTCAATAACGTTCATCAGTTTCTGACGTTCAGCTTTCGCTGCATTGTTCAGTCCTGACAGACGGAAAATTTCATCATCTTGCTGCTGGATGGTGATGTTAAGCTCTTCAATCTGTTTAGTGAAAAGCTCAATTTGCTCTGAATATTTTTCATTGCTTCGCACTGGAACAGGTTCCATTTTAGGAGCTTGCTCTGAAGGACTATCAACTACAACTCGGTCTTTAATTTGACATAATTTAATACGCTGGACGCCTCCAGTTTTAACATCATAAAATACAAGAATTCCATGGGTCTCTAGTTCAGACAAAGCCAAACGGAGGTGGAATTTCCAGTTTTCGTATTGACATCCGCTAAAAGAAGAAATACTGTATTCGCCTTCATTTTGACCTTTAATAACATTAAATAGTTTGTAATCTAAAGAATTATTGGTTTTAAAGGTCATTTGTTTATCTTGACCGCTTGCTAAACGAGCACCTAATGCCAATAAACGGCGTTGGTTAGTATGAAGGTCTTTGACCACTTCATCAAATGTCATGGTGCTAATCGCACGACCATAAAGGTCATAACCTTTATTATAATTTTTAAGTAAAATTTTGGCATTAGCACGAGACAACATACCTGAACGTTGAAGAGATTTCATGACTCGGTCTTCTAATGTAAGCAAGCCCGTTGTTTTATTAAAGATTTTAGTGAATTCAGCAGAATTAGTACAAACATTGAACTTATTCCACATCATATATAGAACATTTAAAACAACATCTTTAGTGCTTGGAATACTGTTAAATTTAACAACTTTTTTAACTTCAGAACGAATTTCATTAATTGCTTGTGACATATTATTTTCCTCAATAGATTAATCAAAGGTCAGAACCATTATACCATCCTTGGGATAAAGCGTTTATGCGTGAACCGTCTTTAAACGCTCTTCAAATTTCAGAAGGAGTACCTGGCGCTCTGCTCTTTGTTTGGTATAGGTTTCAATACGCTCTGAAGTGAGATTGTATTGTTCATTAACTGATTCCCGCATGAATTCAGGAATCTCTTTACATGCTTTGATTTCATTGAACTTATCAAGCACTGCTTGTTGTTCAGCAATCAGACCATCATAATATTGGATATCTGATTTGATGTTCTGTACATCAGATTCAGTTGGCATATTTTTCTTTGCTCTTGCCGCTTGATACTCAGCATTAGTCTCTCTTGACCAGAACAAAGAGCGGTTTTTGTTAGTGTTTTTATACACATCAACAATACCAACTGAATCAACAGTCACAATCCAGTTCCAGGCGTTTTTATAAGTTTGACCACCTGATACTGTAATCTCACCTGCACAAGCAACATCATTAAAGAACTTGCTTTGTGCTTCTGATTTAAAATTACCATTATTGTAATTAATCAGATTAAAGATTGATTTGACTTCCATTTTATTCTCCCGTTTGTTTGGTAACTCAGTATAGGAACATTATGTCACGCTCCCATACTGGTGTACACATTTAATTAAAAGTTCTTTCAGTATTTTCACCACTGAACCAGGCGCTCTTAACAGCTTGCTGTGCGCGATGAATCTGTTCAGCCATATAAACACCAAGGGCCTCTGCCTTTCTTGTCCTGTGGGCTTCTGCGGCGACCATTTGCAGCTTATCCATCATGATAAGAGCTTTACATTTCTCCTTCAGAGCATAACGTTTCTTCTCTTCTGGAGGTTTGACCATTCCTCTTAACTTGTGCATTTTCAACTTAAAATGGTCAGCAGATTTAAGACATGCATCAATCATGTCAATTTCATACTTTTTCATAATTCCTCACTTGCGACGACGTTTTGGTAATGGTTTAGGGAAGAACATTGCTTTACCTGCAGGGGTCAAAGTCACACGCAAAGCATTACCAATACCAAGGGATGATTTAACCAGACCTTTGGCTTTTAACTCACCAAATGCTTGGCGTTGTTCAGGGTCACGTGTGTTAACCATCAGACCTTTTTCACCAGCAGCTTTGATTAATTCTAACATTTTATTCTCCAGTTTTTATTTGGTAACTCAGTATGGGAACATTATACGTCTATCCCATACTGATGTACATCTATTTTATATAATTTTTAATATCAATTCTACCCTGGTAGTGCTTGGCGGTTTCCTTCATCTTTTCTACGTCAATACCAACAATAACCTCACATGATTGACTTCCATGATGGTGTTTAAAATGTTCAATCGCTTCCTCTCGCGTTTGTTTGGATACGCGCGGTCTCATATGATTCATAAGGGCTCCTTAGTAAAAATTCATTATGCATCAACAGAGACAAGTTTGTATACCTTTAAAATAAAAAAAAAAGGACCCCGAAGGGTCCTTAGATTGCACTCCAAAAATTATGGAATCTTATAGTATTGATAGCCCAGTTAACAAAACGCCTGGTTTGTTTGGAAGTTGGTTTACACGTGTACTTAATGTTGATTCGTCTGCCAGTTTCCCGACAGACTGCTTCGAGATACCAGCGCCGACCTTTATTGGGTCTTCCATATGATAAGAAGACCTTCATTTCTTCATTAACGATAATAGGAATTGTGGTTGTCAAGATATACCTCTTCAACAAACTTGTCCCAGAACTTCATGTCTACCTTATCAGGCATACCGTTCTTGGCCGCCCAGACGGCATTGGTTTCGACTTCATCGACGATTGCTTCAAGTTCAGCTTGTACATCTTTAAAAGCGTGTAGGCCTTGTTTGATTTCAAGGATAAATGGAGCCGTACGTAAAGGATATTGAAGGTCACCGGTCATATAAATTTCCTTCAGCTGATATCCAGCTCGATAAGCATGACTCAATGCTTTCCAGTCAATACCTTCATTCGCTTCGGCCTTACGAGCGCGTTCACCATATTCGGCATCAAGTTTATTCAGAGATTGCTTAAGCTCGATTAATGACAAAGTAGTTTGGTATTTGCGACCGAGAACAGTATAAAACGTTTGAGGACCGGTTTTCTCATGGTTATGGAACACCCATTCGCAAAATTCGTTCTCTGGAAGACGATGCTTAATATCTTCAACTTTAGTACGACGTTGTTTAGTCGTACCATCTTCTTGGTAGTCAACCCACTGTTCAGGAATCTGGTTAACAATTGCCAGTACACCACGTAAAGCAGCCAGTCTAGAACCTTTAACACCATATTTTGAAGCTTGCTTACGGACATACCCCAAATATGCTTTCATGTTGGTCGTATAGAACCGTGAACGGTTGTCTTGGATAAATTTCCATACATCTGGTAAATCGGATTTGACTACCAGGTTAGCCGGAGTGTGAATCATGTCCAGAGCAACAGTTTCACCTTCAGCCGCCAGTTTAAAGAAATATTTCAGGCTATAAAGCTCGTGGTCAACATCGTCTTTAGTGTTTTTGGATGCCGTGTTATTCGTGTTCAAGTTTGTATGATTCATAGCCGTACCTAACAGAATGTCACGTGGGTGTGGAACAAAGATTTCCTTAAAATCGACATCAGATTCAGGAGTACTTGTTCCATAAAGATGTGAGCCAAAATAGCCCTTCATAACTGTTCTCATTATTCGCCTCTTTCATAGTCTTCAATAAATTGCATAATTAAACGTTGATAGTTAGATTTACGGTATCCTAATTTACTAATATGAGTACCAAAAGCTCCACGCTTAGGCCTATTTAATTTAACCCATAAAGAATAAAGCAAATCATAATCTTGCCAATGTTTTCCTATTCTTTGCTTTGCTTTAGAAGCGTCGGACTGCCTCTTTTTAGTCTCTGGATTATTTAGAGATTTCTTAACAGCATTTGAATGTCTTTCTCTAACACCCGGGCGTTTAAATGCTTCTTTAACAGATTTAGAAATTTTCTCTTTAACTTCAGGACGGTTTTGAGCTTCTATTTGAGCCGCCGACATTTTATCTTTTATTTCGGATAGACTCATAGTTATAGAACGTTTATTTCTATACTCTTTGGTCTTCCATAGTTCTTTCATCGTATTTGAATGAATTTCTGAAAATTTTTCTCTAACTAATTGGTAGCCCCTAGAAGTTAGTTTAAGATTTCTTCCTAGAGAATCCTCGCCGAAGTTATAAAATGACCACCAGGCATAAATTAATCCAGAAGAATCAGAATGAATTCTGGCTAGAAGCCAGTGTGCTATAAAATGTTCTCTGGCCGTCAGCAGAACTAAATTATTAGGTTCATCACTCCCACCAATACATGATGGGAGTATATGATGGGACTCTGTATAAAAATTTAATTTGGATTTGTCTAATCCTCTGAATTTACCTCTTTGGATTAGACTATCATAAAGCTTTGTATAATTCATTATTATTTTGTTTTGTCCTCGAAGTGAATTACCGGACACATCTTAGATTTACGAGCTTTAATGTATTGGACGACAAGGTTTTCTTTAATTTCCTTTCCTTCACGCTCAGCTTTAATTCGTTTCCATTCTTTTTCTTCTTTATGTAAATCGTACCAGGTCCATAAATTCATTAGACCATACATTAAACCAAATGCTACCGCCAGAATAAGAGCCAGTGTAGATAGCCCCAAAATAAAACCTAACCCCAAACCAACAGGAGTACTTAATACAAAGAACTGCTCCAATACACCAGCACCTGCAACAGTTAAGGCGAAAATAGTACTACCTGCAACCACAGAAAAAACAAAACAGGCCCATACAATTTTCCAGAAGTAAGCACACAATGAGTGTGGTCGAGAATGACGGTCATAAAAACGGTCGTGTAATTTAGCGTGCCAAGCGTTTGTATTGATAATCATAATAATTCCTTATGCGTTCATAGTTGGGATAACAGTGTTCAGGTATTTTACCAGAACTTTTAATTCGTCTTTAGCGAATACTACTTCAGCTTCACCATCGTGGGTCTGGATGATAGATAACATATCGCGACCTTGATGTTGGCAGACACTGAATTCAGTATTATAATCACCTTCTTCATCACCTTCAAAGGTTTCGCTTGAATGCATAATAGCATCACAACCAGGGATTTTCCACTCGAGCTCAGGTACGCACTCTTCTTGGAAGAGTTTAAAAATTTTCTCTAAAAATTCTGAACGGTTTTTAATGGATAAACAAGCCCATTCGGTTTCCAGATTAAAGCCATTTTCACCTCGATACAACCAAGCCACAACTTCATCGTTAATTTTAAAGACACGATTATTAGTTCGAATATACTGCTCTGCATCAATAACAGACAACTCGTACAGGTTCTGAATATCTTGAATGGTCAAAACGACTGTATCATCTTCTTGTTTAAGCACGATTGCATTATCAATTACATCAGCAGTCAGGTCACCAAACAACCCAGATTTTTCAATAATCATTTTAATTTCCTCTTAACGGTTATGTTTTAAAATACTATAAAGAGCTTCTACTTGGCTTGCATCCAGGTAAATAACATCATCATCTTGCTCAATGGAAATCCCACCGGTATTTCCTTCAACGAAATTACATTCACACACTTCAATTGTCCTGTACACATCACCAGTCGGATGCTCAGGTTCCAGAACAATAATACCATTTTCAGAATTACCACTAGGGTCATATAACATTACAGTTTCCTCGCTAACCATGAAAAGAATAAACCAATTAAAACAGGCCCTACAGCCATTATTAACCAAGCCCAAGGTTCAAGATAGTAAATCATCTCATGCTCCTGTGCCAACAGTTACGTGGCTCACGTTTAAAAACTTTATCATGCATTGATTGACAACCAACACAATATATCACACCTTTAATCGCTTGTCTCCGCGCTTCAGGAATTTTTTCGTCGCAGTCAAAACAGAATTCAGCAGACTCCCTTTCAACTGCAACCTGTGCTCTCGCATGGGTGATAGCGGCTTGTACAACCGCTTCCATCTCTAACTGTTCAGCGCCATCTTTTGCAAATCCAACAGCCATTATGCTTTCAACTCGTTTAGATAAGCGACTAATTTTTCTTTAGAACCATTTAAATCACGTTTGCACTGCTCTATCCCAGAATATGAATATCCTTCGCAATGTTCAACAGCTAGTTCATATGAGTCAATTTCAATATCGCGAGCGAGTTTAATAATTTTTTCAATTTGTTCTAAAGTAATCATATGTCACCAGTATTTGTTAATGGTAGAAATTAATTCTTGGACTTGAGTATTTTTCAGTTTACACCCGCAACTTTTTAATGTTTCTTTAAAAAGCTCAACATCTTTAAGCTGTTCCTTTTCCAGGCGGATTCTGTATCCCCTGTAATCAGCAAATATACTTCTGTCATCAAATATCTTAATTTCAAGAATATGATTGTTGGTTTCATATTCCAATGAAACCATAGTATTTGTAAGTTTCATTATTCCACCACATATGATAATGAGAAAATTGCTGATGAAAGATGAGTGGCATCTTCTTCACACAGTTCAAATGGAGCTTTCTGCAAGAGCTCAACCACTTCTTCATCAGTGGCACTGTCCATAAAGATTGCATAATCATTAAGATAGATAACAACCTCATCACCAGTATTAACTGCATCAATCTTGATGTTCTTAATTCTCATTGTATTCTCCTCAGTAGTTGATGGGATAATAGTACACCCTTTTGATGAGGATGTAAACCCCCTAAATGAAAAAAGGTCCACCCGAAGGCAGACCTTTTGAATTACTCTAATGTTAACAGGTACTTGGTTTGAAAGAAAACGCCAACGATATCGTCCAGAGTCGATTGAATAGCCTTTGGTACAACTTTATAGACTCTTTCAGAGCTTTTAATCATTTCATCTAAAAACAAAATTGTATCTTTCGGCAAGTCCGAGGCGGACGGTAATGCAGCTTTGTATTGTTTCCCGCTGTAACCTAACCATTGTTCACTGAACTGGTCGAGTGGACCTTGGATTTCTGTGAAGTAGAAATCATAAGCTTTATGGCGGGCATAACTTTTGGTTTCAAGATGGGCAGATTTAAAATAAGCCAAAGAGACTAATAGCCACCCAATGTATGAATCCACCTCAGACCCACGACCTGTTACGAAATCATCGAATTTCATCTTCCAATTTTACCTTCATTAATTTAGCGTATTCGACTGCAGCAGCCCGGCCATCAATTTGACATGTGATTTCATTTACACATTGACTCTTATTGTTCCATTCAGTTTTAATAAAAGCCCAAAATTGTTCGGACTGCTCGACGCTGGGTTCTTTGAATTGCGAATAGATTTGCATCGCACTATCTGCGTACTGGGTAAATTTACCATCTGTAGCAGAGGACAGATTTGGGCCTAAACAGCCCATTAGTAATAGACTTAGAGAAAGTCCTCGAATAAGGTCCATAAAGGACTCCTTATTGTTGGTCATGATTACGCTTTGCAGCCTTAACATAGCGGAATACTAGTTAGTATCTGTATTTATAATCTTTTAAACTTGAAACAATATATTGCAAATAAATCAGAAAAATGTCTATCAACCCATATTCTTTGCACTGGACTAGTAACAGTCAGCATATAATGTGCTTTTTGTAAATTTATTCCATTTTTATTCGGGCATTCTTTATTAACAGAATGGTACGTGCTTGCTACTATTTCAATTTCCCTTTCATATCTCTCGCTATCTGTTTGCGTGGGGATAAATGCAATTCCAGCAATAACAAAAATAGAGATATAAGTCCAAATCTTATATATCATAAGGACCTCAGCTTGTCAATTCGAGCCAATGTTTCCTGCATAAAGATACGTACGATTCATTCCCACCGACTAACACTTGCTCGCCGTCCTTTACAGCAGCACCGTCGATTACTCGAGCGGTCATGGTTGCTTTCCGGCCGCAATGGCAGACGCCCTTTAATTCAACCAGTTTATCCGAAATAGCCAGAAGTCTGGCTGAACCGGGAAATAATTGACCCCGAAAATCTGTTCTTAACCCGTAACACATAACGGGGATATTGTAATTATCAACCACTCGTGCTAACTGGTCAATTTGCTCTGGTAACAAAAATTGAGCTTCATCAACCAGGACACAATGGATATCCTTTTGAGACTCGGCCCATTTATAGAATTCAAACAGGTTCATGTCGGCCGTTACCAGGTTTGCTTCCTGGCTAATACCAATACGTGATTTAATTTCAGATTCCGAGTCCCGATTATCAATAACAGGTTTTAGCAAAAGCACACTCATTCCACGCTCTTTATAGGAATAAGCTGCAGTCAGCAATGAAGCTGTTTTGCCTGCATTCATTGCTGCGTAATGATAAATTAAACTCGCCATATCACCTTCTTAAAGAGTATTCACATAAGCAATTAATTCGTTTTCTTTCTCATCAAACTGTTCAGCGATTTTTTCGTAATCTTCGGCGCTCACAGGACCCCATTCATCGTATGATTGCATTCCAGAATTCTCTTCTAGAAGCTCATGGATAAGCTCAAACAATTTATCTTTTTGTTCTTTACTTAGGCTCATAACCATTGCACCTTTAAACAATATTCATCTACGTGTTGGACACGTTTGTTTTTGTCAATAAAAGTATATTCAACATACTCGCCGATATACCACTTATCTACATTGTGCGGACTTTTTATAGGACACTTGGTTGCCCGTGTTTCGGACCAGTGTCGAATAATTGTAGCTTTGTTTTTAGGGTCAAATGGGTGTGGATAATGTGCTTTCATAATCAACTACCACCAAATCAATATCAGGAGTAAACATATCAATTAACCGGGAAACCTTATCCCAATCACCACCTGCAATACCACATCCAATCCTGGGAATATAAATCACAGGCTTGAACAAAAGGGATTCTGCTTGTCGATTTAATTCTATCATACAATTTACTAAAGCGCCATAATCCAGATTTGGACCCGGTTCATACTGGGTATAAAGGTTATAGCACATACCAAATCCAGTTGGCTTATGTTTAAAAACGATAGACATATCACCGAGTTTTTCTCGGGAACCGTATTCAGTTGATGTTTTATCCATTTCTAAAATTTTTGGGTAAGCCTTTGCCAGTTGGCCAGCAACGCCTGACCCCATTGTATGGAAACAATTACAGCCATGAGCTATGATGTTTCCTTCAAGAAAGAGGGCGACAATATCGCCCTTAATATAGTTAACAATCATTTAGAGTTCAATCCTCTGTTATAGGAATCGACTAACCTGTCAACCATACTGGTGCAGGCCGCTTTATATTTGGCACTCGACAGAATACAATCCATTTCAAATAGTTTCTTTTCATATTTGTTGGATAAAATACTCTTTTTCATAAGAGTGTGTTCAACATCATTTTGACCGTCTTTATATGCAGCAGTGAGTTTGGCACTGAACTGGATTACACAATCCACATTGCTTGATGCGCAATAATCTTTGGCCGTCCTCGTTGCATATTCTATGATGCTATTATTATCATCGCTCTGTACTGAAGCTATTCCTCCCGTGCTGAATACTAACCCTATGGCTAAAGTTATGACTCTTACCATTTAATCCACCGTTTTTAATAGGCCTCGTGATTTTAAGTAGTTAGCTTTTTCTAGGACTTGCGAAGCATACGTATTTCCAGCTTTCACATTCCACCCTGCGTTATATGATGATAGTGTTTTTCTTATGTCCCCCTTGTGGATGTTCAACCAGTATGAAAGCTCAATATAAGCCCAGCGTGCACTGTTCTCTCTCTTGCTTATCATCTTGATTATTTCTTTATCTGTCATTGTCCACCCAACCTGTTTTACGCGCTCGCGCACGGTTGGAAGATAATTTTGGAATATACCATATGCATGATGCTTATCTTTATTTAATCCTGTATTAACGCCAGCAGATGATTCCTGCCAGGTTAAACCAGCCATGATATATCCCAAACCATTATGTTGGTGCGGATTTTCTTTGTACTTACCATTTTTCTGGAACTGTTCTCCAAACGCATAAGCATATTGGAGGTTCTCCATTTGTTCATTACTGAAAGTAGGCTCTACGCTATGGGCAGACATACTAACTGTCAATAGTAAAGTGGCTATTACTTTTTTCATGAATTCCCCATTAGATATAAATCACTTTTGTGCTAATTTTTCCTTCCAGACGATTAGAGTTAACAAACGCCATACGACAACACATGGTTGGAGACTTCCCAGGAAGAGCTGGGTTAACTGTCATTCCTAACCATAAGTTCTTGTCTGTGATTTCCAGACGAAGTGGACGGTAGTTCACATTCGGGTCAATTTGTGCTTCAACTTCCGGGAGTGGTTTCATCTCCAGGAATTCAACAATTTCTTTTACATGTGGTGTGATTTTTCCAAACAAGTCAAAAACATATTGTTCGTCAATTTCACGTTGGATTGCACGGTCCAACAGGTGTGGACTGTACTTAATGAAGAATGCTTCAAGGCCTGCTTCTTTACAAGCCTTGTTGATAGCATTATTAATTTTGAGGAACTCCGTTTCAAAAATACGACGAAGTTTATTGCGGCGAATGTAAACACTTGAATCGATAGTAGTCATGATTATCTCCTTTTGTTTGATGGGATAATCATAACTCATTTCAACCTGCTTGTACACTATTCTTTAAAACGAATTAGCTTATTTAATGACTGTGAGACTTCAGCACGAACAGCGTGTAAATTCTTAAGCTGTTCAAGGCGTTGCTCGTAGTAAGCAATTTCATCTTCTTCAAGACAGTCGTTTGAATCTTCTTTAAGATAGTTCCCGTAGTCCTGAAAGGCCTTACGAATAACTTCCTGGAAATCGTCTAGACTTTGAATTTTTGGCTGTTTCGGTGTGAATCCAAACGGATTGGAATCATTTATGCGGCGATGAGAAGCGGTTGATAACTCATAACCAAAACCAGAATTAATCTGCGCCATTAGTATTTTTCCTCGGATCGAAATACTGCACGACATGCCCACATGCTGGCTTCTTTTAGATGTTGCTTAGCATACTTAAGAGCCTGCACTGCATCCATATCTTCTTTGGTTTGTTGCTCTGTTTCATTTTCTTTCAAGATATATGCTTCTTCAATCAGAGCATCAAACATCAATCCAAGACGGACTTCTGCATCTTTAATAGCGTTCACTTTACCGATTTTATCGTCGGTGTGCGGCTTGTAACCTTTGATATCTTCAATCATTTCACTTCCTCGCCAGTTGCGATATCGTATTCTACCAAACGAAGGCCATCGGTCCAACCCTGAACGGAGATATAAGTGCTAGGATAAACCAGTTCTTTACCGTTCCACTGACCACCGTCCCAAACTTCCAGAAAGTCTTGTTCACCCGGACCATTAAACCATTCAACGAATCTTTTCAAGGCTGCATCAGAGCCTTCAATCGTCAGTTTAGACATATTTTTTCCAGTCACTAATTAATCGCACATCCTGGTCATACGTCAGGAGGCTACGAGTTATAATACCCTTACATGGTCCAGAAATAAATTCCAGAGTAAAGTAAGGAACCAACTTCATCAAGCGAATACTCGGAGCAGTGCAACGAAATCTGGACCCAATAAAAGGTCCAGACAAAAACACGTACTCAAAGAAATTTGCTTTATTAAAGATTTCAAAATTCTTTACGAAATCTTCAGACCTAACCTTTGGAATAAAATAGATTTGGTCAAAAAGCTCTTCATGAGTCATTATTGCATTCCTATCACAAAGAATAGCGGTAAAGGCTTAGCGCCTTGACACATAAATTTATTCATCATTACCTGATAAGCTTCATAGAACTTATCCATCGCTGGAAGTCGCATGGGCTCTTCGATAATAATCAATAATCGAGTAACAGATAATCCACGATACTTATGGAAGTTATCTTCGTCTAAAAATGAACGAACGGTATCATAGGCGATAAATCCAGGGCGTTCTACTTGAAGATGTGGTTGTGCCTTAGAAACCTGTTTTATTACATTACAGATTTCTCGTGAGCGATGTGAAGAACTCGACATAACAATCACATCATTACCCTTAGAAACCCAATCTGCTGCAAACTGCGCAAGGGCACTTGTTTTACCTGTTTGACGACCACCGTCAAGTCGAAGAGTACCAAACTCTTGCATTCTTGAAGCAGGTTCATACCAGGTGTATTGGTCTGAATCTAAGCGTTCAATGGCGCGTTCAGCGAAGGCGTGCATTAAGGTTAGATAAATTGGAGTTAAAAATTTCATAGTTGTCTCTTAGTTGTAGGGCCATTCCTTGGCACATTAATTCGTCCATGTATCCGAATGTAAACCCCTTACCGCACTCGGGCTCGACCTTATTACAGGTAGGGAAAGGTCCATCACTCAGAGGACACGACGTTCATGAGGAGAGGGTCGGTTTGCCTTTATTAAAAAGAACCAGAGCCTTTAATTGTGTTCTGGCGACCTTTATTTTCTACTTCAGAATGGTCGATTTCGTATGCTTGTGCTACGCCAAAGGCCTTTTTAACTTTAGCTAAAGAACCTTTAGATGTAACAATATTAAAAGTATTGCCTTTGGTAAAATCAACCAAATCCACTTGCACCCCTTGTTTACCGAGGCTTGCTACAATAGCATCAACATATTGTTGGTCTAAATTGCCTTGAACCCCAATTTGAAATGCTTTAGGAACTTTAGCAGATTCAGTAATAAATTCTTGATATGTTTTCATATTGTTTCTTTAATTAAGCTTTAGGGAAATCGCGCAAAAACGCATCATAAAGTTTATTACCAATGCGACGGAATGCTTTTGCCGCATGAACGTTATCTGGGTTTGCAATTTTAATCTGCATTACATGACTACCAGCCCATGATTTAGCTTCGTCATAATAACCTTTAATTTCTTTAATAGTCTTGCGTTTTCCACCAGGACCATCGACAGTAATTTTCCACGAACCAGTGCTTGTTTCACTTGGTGGGGTTAACTGTTCAATCCAGACATAACCACCTTCAACACGTTGTTGAGTAGATTCAGTAATAAATTCTTGATAAGTTTTCATTTTATATTCCATTGTTTGGTTGATAAAATCATTATACAACCTTTTTAGTTAAGCGTACACAGCTTTCCCATAGTATTTGTACCAGGTAGGCTTTTGAGAAATTTTCTCATTCAGTCTGGATTGACTGATTTCAATTGACCAGATTGATGGTTGATAATCATTCTTCCATTCATCAGGAATATCATTTAAATCTTGGGTAGAAATATCTTTTATATTAAACCCTCGCTTTAAACATTCAGCAATAAGTTCTTGATGACGGTTTTTAAGGAACAAAAGCTTATCATAAAAGAAGGTGACATGACCAGTTCCTAAAAGAAAAGATGATGGGATTTTAAAGTCAGACACCTTTTTACCATTTTGCACATGCTTACGAACAGCACCAAACACGCGAGGAAGCTCACGATATTCAGCCATAAGGTGTTGGTCGGCAAGTTCAGATACCAGGGTTAAATTAATGCGAGTCATGTTTGTTCTCCGTAGTTGATAGGGTCATTATAACCCTATCGTTTGGAGATGTAAACTAATAAGCGTCAAAAGTTCCAGTACGGAAAGTTTCAATAACTCGTTTGGCCCGGTTTGGAGTCTGGACTTTATACCATCTTGAGTCAGCCAGTTCCTTAGCAGCAGCTTCCCATGATTTAGCCTTGAGCAATCGCAGCCCCTTAGGAAAACCAGCAACACCAGCTACACCCATTTGGAATACCATATTAATGAGTGCACAACGACGAACTTCATCCAGTACATCATAAACAGGCTTTAAGACAGGATGTTTCAAGATTCCGGCTTTAGCTTTTTCGACCGAACGGTTAAACAATGTTTCGGCTTCGTGCTGGGTTATACGACCATTACAGATACGACCCATGAGCTTGTCGAGCTCAGCACGAGCAACATCTTTCGATGGGTTCTTAGTTATCAATTGCCCGATACCAATGGTCCAATAACCTTCGGTATCTTTATACAAATCCAACTTACAACCTTCATCTATGCGTAACATTTCGAATATATTCATAATACCCCCTTATATAGGGGTATTTATTATCCGAAAATTTGAGTCAAAACCTTGTACATCGATTTACCCATTACGTATTGCCATTGACTCGGTTTAATCAGAGCAAATGCATCAAACTCTGGGACCAAACTACCATCCGGGAATGTATGATATGCGGAGCATTTACTATGTCTGAATTGCTCATGCTCGACCGGGACCGTGTACAAAAACAGGTGAAGGTTTTTGTTATCTGAATAACGGAACTCGCCTAGGTCTTTTAAGAATGCCGGGTCATACTGGGTAAAGCCTGTTTCTTCTTCGCATTCACGTATAGCCGCTTCAATCGGGGATTCACCGGCTTCAACATGACCCTTAGGGATATCCCATTTATGTGCAGGCATACCCGGTTTGCGAGAACCAGTCACGCGACCCATGAATAGCTCTTTATCTTCAGTCATGAAAATAATACCAGCAGATAATTCTTTCACCACGTTTTTCTTACTCATCATCACGTTCCCACGATTTTTTAAAGATTTCAGCCATAATAATTTCAATACGTGTTTCTGTTGATGGCGATTCACTACTAGAAGTTTGAACTCTGTATTCAGAAATCGGGCGGAACAAGTCCAGGTCAATTTCTAAATCATCTTTGATTTCAACTTCGGGCGTACCTTTATCATAGGAATACAGGTAAGAATCACATGACTCTGATTTAATATAAATTGCAATACTCATTTACGGCATTCCTCAATAAAAGAGTTTAATGTATTTTTCTTTGTAACATCATCATATACCTTTTTAACTTTAGAAATACGAAAAGGTACTTCAATAACAGAGGTCCATAAAAATGATGCGATAAGTCCTGAGATAGCCGCAGACATAGCTGACGCGAATACAGAAATAGGCAGGTCATTATCTGTTGTCAGGAAAAAACCCAGGATTGGAAAAAACAGTATCCCCATCCAAACATAGAACCTGGAGCACACCAACTTGTCATATTCATCGCTCCATGTACGAAAACCATATTTTTCACTATAACAAATCAATGGGTCAGGTGTTTGTTCTTTATGCGGTTCTGGTTGCCAACCTTTAACGATGTGCTTCATTTTATATTCCTCAATTAAAAGCTCTTTCATATGCCGGTTACAATGCGACCAATCAACGTTTTCCACCTTGATTCCTTCATCACCATCATCAAGGTTTGCCCAATATCTTTTGGTAATCATAAATTCATCTCTTGGAACTGGAATACCTGCACATCCTTGTGGACCTTTCATATCACCCATGCAACCGGGTTCATACATCATTACCATCCCTCCATAGGGAATTCTAGATATACTTGGGCATTAACGCGGATTTCATTGGTAATATTTTTAACACGGTCAGTGTTACGAGATACACGACCAAACCAACGCCAGCCATTGCGCACTGTCTGGGAACCAGTATGCCAGGTATGACAATTAAACTGCAGGAGTGTGCGGTCAGGAGCTTCCCATTGCTCTAATTCACCTGATTCAATTTTAGTCAGAACTTCTTTATGCCATTGGCGATAAATCAATTCACCTTCCGGGATTTCACTAAAGGTAGCTTCGCCTGTAGCAAAATGGGTAGGACACACATCAGCGTTAACAAGACCAAGAATGTGTTCAGACATATAGCGAGGATTGTCATAATCTGGTTGACCCGCAGTAATAAAATGTTGTCCAGTTGGAATGGGTGGACGCGGAACATCATCATGATGATAGCCAGGGATAGCTGGATACCAACCCGGCATTAACATATGCACACGTGAATCAAACACAACATGTTGATTAGTCCAATCAATTGGGAGATTGGCAATAAAGCTACGAGTGATTGGGCCACCATTATCCCAAGCAAAACTCAAATCACAGTTAAAGAACATTGGTTCATTTTTGATTTGGTCATTTTGTACGTTATGTGCAAAACCACCTACTGCACGAGCTTGACTATTAAAAGTTTTAGGACCGTTCATAATATTTTCCTCATTGATTGTGGGACCATTATGTCATAGCCCCATTTGGTTGTACACACTTATTTTTGTCTATTATAATATTTCAATTCAGCGGCGCGACGTCTTTCCATTGCTTCGTCACGAGAATCACCATAGTAAAGTTGGATTTCTTTATGATTAACAGTAATATATGATATCCATTTACCTCTGTCTTTTCTAAACTTGACACCTGTAATTGGACCAGGTGAATCTTTTCGGGTATCCTGGTCAAATGACTGTATTGATGATGAAGCCCATTCGCAAGTTTCTTTACTGTATAGCTTACATGAATTTATCCGATTAATGCTTGTACCTGCTGGACGAATACCCATATCTTCAACAAAATTCAAATAACCAGTTTTTCCCTTTGGTAGCCACCTATCACATATTTGTACACCAGCGCCACCATACTGCTTCCAACGATGATGGTTAGGATTTGTACACCTTTCAATCATGGCAGCATACGATGAATATGTAGGTTTGTCAGAAATAAATGAATAATGATATTTCTGACAGCCGCATGATTTGGTTTTACCTGATTTTATACGAGCGGCGGCTGTGACAAACTCTTTACCACAATGACAAATACAATTCCATTTAGTAGAAACTCCAGCGGTTTTATATGCTACCGAAACAAATTTGATTCCATTAATAATTTTACCAGTCAAATCTTCTAATGGTCTTCCCATCATTCATCCTTTTTGAATGGTTTAATTAAATGCTGGTTAGCCTTAAAACGTTTAATATAATCGTCATGACCTAAAGCATTATACATACTTATAATTTTACCATAATTTTCATATGCGAAGGTGCGGAACCATCCAGAAGTAATGGAGGTGCAGACTTTTTCCAGAGCCATATGGAAGCTATGGCTTGCAGGGATAATAAAATCATTAGGAACCTGTGAACGCTCCAGAGCGAGTACACATGCTTCTTCATAAACCCCTGCCAGTTTAATAACATCAGGGAGTGCTTCAAATTTTTCGCGTGAGGTCATGACTTCTGAATCATCCTTCATATAGAACTTATATGCGGGCTTATCAGCAAGCGCCACGGCCTCGTGGATGGAGTCATGGTCAAGGGTATAGATTGTATCATTAAAGAAAGTTTTCTTGCCCACGTCTAGTTTAGGGTGGCTATATGACAGTGTTTCTGCCTGGCGTTGTTGCATAATTTTCTGCAGTTCATCATTAAGAACAACACCCTTATTGCGAAGGTAATTAATATGACTCATGGTCTTCAGGAAGAATGGATTGTTCTTCAGGTAACGATGAGATAATTTAATTGCCAGACAAATATCAGGAGTCGCCCAGTAAAAACCTGTAAGACGGTCCTTTTTAATATGATTTTCAGCATATTTCAGGAGACGATAACTTGAGGTGAAATCTTCGTCTTGAAGCTCGCCAGTAATTTCTCGTACGTTGGTCAGGGCACGGACAATATAAGCTTCAAAATAGGTTTCTTTGCCATTGTACATACATTTAAAAGCTTGGACATCAGGGTTATCCACAGGAACATGAGCACCGAACATACGTGCTTTAAAGTGGTTCCATGAGCCTTGGTCGGCAATGAAATCCCAATCAGAGTTTTCAATTTTCTGACTTTCAATCAGACCAGCGTTATGTAATGCACGAGAACCAATAACTAACATCATAATATTTTCCTCATTAGTAAAGACGAGTTACTTCATATTTTCCAAGTGCCGATTTTTTCGCTTCAATTCGTGAGGCAGCAAGATTGGCGGCCTCTAGTGAAGAAAATTGAACCACTTGAGAAGTATTCTGTCTTACTCCACCTTGCGGGTGAGTGACAAAAACAATAAGAACATTATACATAATATTTTCCTCATTAGTTGACGAGATAATGATACTACGTTTCTTTAGGCTTGTACACTAAATTTCTGCACATAAGTCCTCCTATCACATCCTTGTGATAATTTTAGCAGCTACTCGGATACCAGATTTTACCATCGGCACGAGCAACGAAGGTACGACCAGCTTCTTCACCATAACAAGAGCTGTTCAACCAGTCTTCAAGACGGACTTCGCCGTCATAATCATCAAGCTCAACACCAAAATCTTGAGCAGAAGCCATATCTTTTACTTTCTTATACAGTGCAGCCAGTTCAAGGGCGGCTTTTTCTAATTCAGCATGTTCAACAGCAGTAGTCATTTTATCACCTTAGCAAGACATAGAGGAGTTAAACCAGAAACCTTTACCATCTGGGATACCGTAATCACCACGAATCCAGTCATACTCTTCGTATTCTGGACAACCCGCGGGAATATATCGTTGAAGACTGTCAGCATATACATGAAAGTATTCACCAGTTTTATCGGCCAGTTGTTCACCTTCACAGATTAGTGCACGGATTTGGTCTTCAATTTCTTTAACAGTTTTAGCAGTCATTTTATTTCCTTAGCATTCGTAAGAGGAGGACACCCAAGAGGTACCACTAATAGTAATACAGCCATTATAAAGCGTGATATGTCGTTCTAGGTCACGCTGACCATCAATATAGATATCAGCTTCTTCACGTTCTTCTTTACAAATCTGGATAACGTTTTCAATAGCTGCCGCGGCAGTACGGATTGCACAATCTAATTCACGAGACATAATAGTTCCTTAACATTCAGAAGAGGAGGACACCCAACCGCCTTTTTCCAGGCTGGTAGTGTAATCATGTTGGTTTACAATAGCCCATTCAGGATGACCATGTTCTTCCCAATGAGCAAGGTCAGCTTTCAGGGCGCCAGGAGAATAATAGTCACCGCCCATACCGCGAGCAGGGTATATATTAAAATGAGTCTCATATTTGTCTGCAATTTCCTCGGCACGACGAATAGCTTTATGGATGTCATTTACTGCGTTAGCCAGTTCTTTATTTTTACGGTAATCATTCATCATAGCGTTTCCTTAGCACATTGCCGAAGAGGAGACCCAAGCACCAACTGTAACGACACCGTTTTCAACTTCACCGCCGCTGTTTTCAATTTCATCTTTAAACCACTGGGAGCATTCATAACCGACAGGATAATATGTACGGCCCGAACCATAATCACCGGTACCAAATTGGATACCATATTCATCTGCGATTTCTTCACAGTGTTTTTCAATTTCAGAGGTCTTATTTAGAAGAGAATAGATAGCTTTTTCTGCAGATTTCTCATCATAATACTTGGGGATAGCAATTTCAATTTTATTCATGATTTACATTCCTTAATAAAGGTTTCAAGGTCATTACGTTTTGTTTTGTCTAGGAACTTATTATACTCAGCCATTGCTGAAGCGTATCTCTTCCGACTAGGAGCATTCACGGCATTTGTGTGGCAAATATCATACACAACAGGGATAAAATAAGACACAACAGCCGGAGCGATTATCATAAAGAAACCCATCTCAATGGGCATCACTCCCTCGATTGCAGCCATAACCGTGGTCATTACCAGACCAACCAAGCCGCCAAGCATGGCGGTGACAATCCCTAATAATAAATTGGCACCAATATCATATTCAGCCAATTGATAAACATGTGATGCAAGACTAGGCCGTTCCATTACGAACCTCCTTAATAAATTCTTCGGCACATTTAATTTTGTGCTCTTCTTGCAGGGAAACACATTTTTGTTCCCACTCTTTAACTCGTCCACGATATCCTTTATTCATATGATTTTGATGCCACACGTTTATCAATAACATGCTCAGGACTGTAATAAAAGGTGCTGCAATTATTAGTGACCAGGCGACTCCAACACTAATGATATTCATATCCCCACAAAGCACCATCATTATAACCCCAACGATGCACATGGACAGAGCTCCAAACGCAGGCATAAGGTCTTTATCAATCTTGTCTGCATATACAAATTTTTCTGGTTTACTTGGCAGATATAGCGTTCGCATTTTGAACCTCTTTAGCGTATTCACGACATTCAGTAATAAAACGATTAAGCTTCCGTTGTTGCTTACGACTCTCTAATGTATATTCAGCGGCCAAAATAGTAAGCTTGTCTTTATCGTAATTTTTAATATCAGAGTAAGTTGGACGGCGGTCAACCATTCCAAAGTGGTCACCATTTTCTAACATCAAATAACACACTAAATGATAATCATCGTCAGCATTAATAAGTTGACTATAATCGCTAGGGTCGTTTAAAGCATATACTGAATAACGTAGTCCAGCGAATTCCACTCGTTGAATACCCAGATTCACGTCAATAATTTCCAAGGCATCTGCGAAAGAAATGTCTTCAGCTAAAGCAAAAATAAAAGGCAATTTTGTAGTATCACCACGGCTAGTTGTTCTTCTTAAGAAATCATTGGAATAACCTAGGTCACCACGGATTCTATAAAGAACTGTATTAGTTTCAGTGGCAAGACCACTATCACCAAACCATTTTACATTTGATATAAGATTATCGTATGAAGTCATAATATTCTCCTCTCCCAATTAGGGGGCAAAGCCCCCTTTTATCTTACTTAAGTGAATTGATGTATTCTTCAATGTCAGCGGACGTGGTATCCACACCAACCTGTGGACCTTTGAAGGTTTCAACACGCATCAGAGTGTCTTCAATATCAATCTTAGTCAATGCAGCGATTTCAACAACATCATCTGCAGTCGCAATACCCAGGGCAGATACCTTACGAGTTTCGCGGATGTATTCCAGTTTAACAGCTAGTTCCTGACGAGAATCATCCAGCTCTTTAACTTTCAATTTAATTTCATTACGCATTTCAACATAATCATCTGCCTTCTTACGAAGTTGTTTAGCGGTGCGACGATACAGGAGACCCAGTTTAGCATGGACTTGGACATCAGCACCATCAGCAATCAGTTTACGGATTTCACGCTCTTTTGAAGCAGCGAGCTGGTCTTTTTCATTCGCTAACTCGCGGATGCGTTTTTCTTCATTAACAGACTTAACGTGGGCAGTCTGGAGCTCAGTAATCTTGTCAATCAGGGTAGAAGCCGCTTTAGTATATTGGTCTTCAATAGACAGGTTTTGTGCCATTGCAGTACCCAGTTTGGAGCGGATGAATTCAACAAGTTTCTTTAAAGTATTCATGGTATTTCCTTCAGTTGGTTAATGTTTTATTATCCAGGGAACATACTATCATGTTCCCGTTAAAGCGTACACTGATTTAGATTTTATTTTCCTGCACACCATAGTAAAGTTCATCAGACACGATATCCAGGATGCGGCGAACATATTCATCATGGTAACGACATTCAAAATCAAATTCAACTGTAGTTTCTGGCTCACGGGAAAACTTAACTTGCACATTCAGGTGGTTAACAACTTTAGTAAAGCTGTCAGTAAAGAATTCTTTTGCTACTGCTTGTTGTACTTGTACTTTATACTTTGTATTGCGAATCATGTTTTCAGCTGATGCGAAATTACCAGTTTTATCAAAGTCAACAAGCGCCAGGTTGATGATGAATTTCATTTTATTCTCCAGTTTTATTTGGTAACTCAGTATGGAATCATTATGCCTTAAAGCAGGGGGCTTGTATACCCCCTTTTGAATTAAATTTCAAATTCTTTGCGGAAGTTGGAAGCATAAGATTGAACAGATGCTTTGTTGAATCCAAACTCACGCACAATCATATCAATAACAGCTCTGCGAGCAGCACCATTAGACATATTAACAGTTTTGAACATATCATAGCATAAATCTTTGTTGCTCATACCGGAGCGTTTAGGTGCCTTACGCTCAGCTTTTGGTTCAGCTTTAGGAGTAGGTTTAACTTCTGGTTTAACCTGCCCATCATTCAGACCTTTAAAAATTTTACCTGCCAGAGTTGCCAGTTTAGCAGCTTCACCACGAGTGATACCAAATACTGCCGGGTTAAATGAAATACCTTCAGCTGTCAGACGTTTGAAGAACATACGCGCTGCGGATTGCGCTTCAGCTTCAGAAGAGTTGTTTAATGCCAGTTTAACGTACTTAACCAGTTTTGAAGTTTTCATTTTATTATCCCGTTTGTTTATTTGGTAACTCAGTATGGGATAATTATACACTATCCCACCTGGAAGTAAAACACTTTTCTCAATTATTTTTGAGCTTTGCGGAAGTTGGAAGCATAAGACTGAACAACAGTCTTTTTGATATCATGGGTAGTAACCAGGACATCAATCAGAGCGCGGCGAGCGGCATTATCATTCATATCAATTTCTGCAAATGCCTGGAAGCAAATGTCACGGGCGTTACCAGATTTGGACTGGATTTTTTCTTCTTTAACTTCTTCAATTGGGAATTCAATCATTTCAGCTTGGATTAATTCAATGATGGATTCTTTTGACTGTTTGGTGTTTACCTTCAGTTCAGAATTAAGGGACTTGGCGATGGCAACAATCTGGGTTGAAGTCAGATGGATAAGTGCATCTTCACGAATGCAGATTTCACATACTTCGTCAGCAACCATTTTGTTAGTGATGCGGGTAACAGAGAATGCAGAGGTCAGGGTCAGAAAGTTCATTTTATTTCTCCAAAGTTTTTGTGATTCAGTGTGTAACTCAGTATGGAATCATTATGCACCCGGTCAATTCGGATGTACACTACTTTTTGAAGAAAATTTCAAATTTATTCGGGGTATAAAAAAGCCCCAACCTTTCGGGAGGGGCTATACCTTGTCGGGGTTCCACCTGCAAGGCAAGTGTTCAAAATAGGGTGCGCCGTGAATACGACCACGTTGAACAAAGCCGTCATCTACTTTCATAGCAAGCAGGATGAAGTCCATAAGACCCTGATTGATTGGTATTTCAAATTTCGTAGATTTAATATCTAATTTTTTAACTATGGAACTTATGTCATGAAAGAAAAACCATTCACCATTTATATGGTCCTGATTATAAATGCTGTGCATATATTTTTCAAGTTCTACTGCATCCTGGGAATATCTAAATGATACTATTTTAAAACTTTTAAAAGGTGAAAATGTATTTGCTGTTATAGCTCTAACATCGGGTTCTATACTTCTTCCTATTTTATAATAATTAGGATTTGTAGTGTCTACCATTATGTATACAAAAGCTTGTCGATAACTTTTTTCTATGTCAAATTCATCTTTAAATTTCAAAAGATTTAGGGCAGCAGTCCTACAAAATACTCTCCATATCGACGAGCGTTTAGCTTCGGTCATCGAAAAGAATTTTTTCTTATCTATGATTTTAAGAAAAGCCACCTTTTCAATTAGTTCTTGTGTTATTTCAAAATTACCATGGTATATTAATCCAGCTTTTATAGCCAAATTAATTTGGTCCCAGTCTACATCACTTCTCATAATATTATTCTCATTAATTTGGTCGGGGTGAAAGGATTCTAACCTTTAACCTGCGGTTTAGAGGACCGCTACTCTATACAATTGAGTTACACCCCGTGTTTGGTGGCCCTTGCTGGTTTCGATCCAGCTACCTATCAGTTATGAGCTGACAGCTCTCCCATTGAGCTAAAGGGCCTTAATTATTAACTTGACCATCCCCAACCTTCGGAAGGACCATCGTAGTGTACACAAATATCAGGTGAAATATTAAAATTGGCTTCGTCCGAAGAAAAAACACCCAACTTTTTACCAAACTCACTGAAGCAGAATTGTTCGCCGCCTGGAGCCCAAACATCTTCAAATAAAACAGTGAATAGCCAGCCAGCAATTAAATCTGCATCAAATTCTGTTACACCTGAACACATTTCATATAACTCGTCATCACAGACTGTAGCCACGATATGGGCCAAATGACTTTCAGATTTTAACCAGATGCGAATTAAATTACCATCAAAACAATTGTAGTTAATTTCGGATGGCTGGCAGTTATAAAATACTTCTGTAGCGATTTCTGGATTTTCCCAGGTTTCGTCGTTAAAATTGATAAGAATAGGAGTAATCATATTTTCCTCATTAGTTGATTATTCTATTATGAAAGGCTCTTTGAGGGAAGAACCTTTGGTAATAGAGGGTACTTATTAATAATAACACACAACTCTTAAAGCATATTACTTGTTAACCTTCATCAACAATAGTATGGGTGTTGGCATTAACAATCTGCCACCAGTCAAAACGGTTAGAACCATATTGAGGCTTATTCTCGTTTTCTTTAATGATATCGCGCAGTTCGTCTTCAGTCGCAGCTTTTGCGATTAGGTCTGCATAACCACCCCGGGGATAATAGCTATCGCCAGCAAAGAGTAAAAAGTTTGTTTTGATATTCTTGAATTCTTCAAGAGTAATAACCGTTCCAGATGGTTGAACAATATCTACGTAACTATACCCCAATTGCTGGGCTTTATCTACCGCTTCAAGCAGGGTGTCATGCGCCCACCCAATTTGACACTCTGGTTTGTCAGATGGATTGGCCTGATAATCCGCATACACTTTATACATTTTACTCACCTTTAGATATTTTATCCATAACGAAAGAGATTGAACCAATTAAGAATGCAACTACTAAAGAGATTGTATTCTCAGAAGTTGAAAGCATATTCAACATAAAGCCAGCAAACATGCTAAAACCAAAAGCAGTAACAGCAACAAGGGCAGTAACATTTCTAATTAATTCGCAACGTTTCATTTTATTCTCCTCAGTAGTTGATGGGATAATTGTACACTATCCCATTCAAAAGTACACTTATTTTTTACGGAAAATTGATTTATACTTGTTAGCCCATTTCTCGATAACTTCTGCCGGACCCTGGATAACAAAATAGTCACCAAACTCTTCACCGCCGAGCTGACCGTAATTATCTAAGGCGTCGCGGAGAGTTCCATAAGGCATTTCGCCCATTTTATCTTTCTTGCCAGTGTAAATGAATTGCACTTTAACATCAGCAGTTTCATTAATAAATTCTTGATAAGTTTTCATGCTGTCTCCAGTAGTTGATGGGATAATTATACTGCAGTTATTCCATCATGTATACTTATTTTAAGTCTTCTAGGCGTTTTTTCATCTTGGTGCCATTCTTAGCAATTTCGCCTGCATCAGAACAAAGAGCAAGGAGAGCTTTAACTTTACCCTGGTCGCCTTTAAAAGATGATGCATCTACAGAATCAGCAAGTTCTTTGATGCGAGCAAACAGGCGCTCTGCTTCAGCAAGGGCTTGACCAAGTTTAACTTCCATACCATGGGAAGATTCTGTCATAAATGTTTGATAAGTTTTCATTTGAAATCCTATTTTAGATAAATTGCATATTTTTTATACCCAGCTGTCTCATGGCGGAGACCCTTGTCATTGGCAAAACGCTCAATGTTATTAATTTGGTTCTGGTCAAGTTCAGAGATGTCAAACGCGAAAAAGTTGCGTTTGTTACCAATTGTTATATGGTCAGTTAAGTCAATGCTGTACAGGTGATTGATATTGTCAATCATAGCTTTGACTGCTTTACTAATTTTTACTTCTTCATTCAGTTGGGACTCGTTGAAAAGTTCATTAAAAGTTTTCATAAGAAACCTTATTTATACAGTTTAGCTAGTTCTTTACGTCCGCGAGCAGACATAATGAATTGTTCATCACCAATTTTGAAATAAGCCATACCGCCGTCAACAGCGATGCCAATTTCTTTAGTACCTTCTTTGCCTTTCCACTTGCCACCAGATTTCAGGACAGCTTCAACTGCAGCTTTGGAATATTTGGACGTTTGAAAACGTTCATTACCAATCTGAAAGAAAACACCATCTGCGTTTTTGGATAAACCAAATTTCAGAGAGCCTTCACTATCATCAATTGATTTGGTCTCATTGATGGCGGATTCGGCTAAAAACTCATTATAAGTCTTGATGTTCATTTTAACTCCGTTTGTTCGTTGGTGTAGGAACATAATACTGCACCTACACTCGTTTGTACACTACTTTAAATCCGCCGACCAATTTAATTTTAGCGGTTCTTTATATTCACGGTCTAAAACAACCGGAATCTGAACTTCTCCTTTATACGTCAAAGGACCAACATTATAAGATAATGTTATGTGAGGAGTGTAGTCCGGGAAATCATGTGTTGCGCCAATGGCTCGTGCATACATATGTCTGCAACTAAGATAATCTGAATCCAGTACAAGAACCAGGGTACTACCATCATCGGTTTTCCATACTTCCAGGTGACCAGAGTTGGCTACTTCGAAACTACCTGAAGCAACAACATAAGGAATATTTACTCTGGAATAACAAATAGTGGAATGGAATTTTTCACGAGGAACGGGATTAGGTACCTTAAGAGAGCGCTGAAGATTTTCCAGCGCGTCAAGAGTTAATTCTGAAAATTTGGCTGCAACATAAAGTCCTTCAGAGACTTCATTTAATGTCATTATTCTTCGTCAGACGCAGGAGCCGGGGCAATTTTATCAGCAACCGCCTGGATAACATCTTCCAGTTTAACAGTTTCACCAGTCACGCCAACCAGTTGAGCAATCTGACCAAGCGCATTAACAAACTGGTCAGATTCAGCTTTAATGCGGCCAGCCTGGTCTTGAGTGTCCAGAATACGGGATTTAAGGATAACGATTTCGGACTGCAGTTTTTGTTCAATAGTTTGTTCAGACATTATATTACCTTATTAATTTTATCAAAAAGTTCTTCGAGTGTGCCATCGTTTTTAATAACAATGTCACTAGCTAGTGGTGGAAGTCCAGCTTCCGTAATGTGTGTATCAGTAGAATGATTTGCTTCATCGCGTTCTACAAAGATTATTGTAGCACCCATCGCCCGAAGCGAATCAAGTTCGTTCTTTTGGCGAACATCAGGGACAACGTAATATTTATATCCAGAATAGAGGTTGTCAAGATAATCGCACGCAAAAGTTTTAATCCAAAACATGCTGTCGAACTCTGTACAAACGATGTCAGTTCCAAGGGTCTGCATGAAACGTCTAACTGTCCAGGGCTCAACATTATTTAGTGTGTGAAATTCAATGATTTTACGAACCATATCTGGATTCGGAAGGTCAAGATTATATTGTTGTTTCAACCATTCAAGAGCATCAACCAGAAGAATATGAGCTTCAGTGTTGTTCATTATCAAGGTTTTTTCGCGGTCATAACCTTGTCCATCAAAATTTTCCAGGGTCAAATTGTGTGGCAGGTCTTGACGAACCCACGCTTTATAAAGCGCTTCTTTAATTGGACCAGCAAGTTGCCACTTTGTTCCGTTTTGACTAATAACATAATCAGCAGTCGTATCTTTACCACTGCGTTTTTTACCCACAATCGCAATTAATTTCATACGTTTCTCATAGATGGATGCATTGACTTAGACCTGATTTCCTGTTGCATTGCTGCATTACTATCAATCTGTGGTCTACCTTCTATTATTATACCATCAATTTCTACAGCAAAAGACTTAAAGTTAAAAGTTGCTGTTGCGTTGATGGCAGGGTCAGAATCTTCTTTATATGAATACTGAATCTCTGACAGGTCGGACGGCCATGCTCCATAGTAATGGATTGACATGACAATTTTGTCCTTGTTGTTATCTAAGATATGAAGCGTGACCGCTTCGGGACGACCCTTTGGATGCCATGCTTTTGATTCGTGTGTGATGTAGTTATTAAGCGAGAGCATCCATTTATAGATGTCAAGCCATGCCCTTAGGTCTTTGTCACACAGAAAGTTAACAATCAGCGGGTCGAATTCTATTGTACTACCAGGAAGACTGGAGCGATTTATACCTTGCGTTCCACCGGGGACATCCGTCACAGGAATGTGAACCCCTGGGAGGGTAACGTCTTGAACGTTGAGTTTAAAAGTCTGTGTGAGGTTTGAATCGCTTACCTCTAATATAAAGTTAGTCGTGTTAGTTTGATTATATAAACCTGACATAGTGCACCTTGTTTGCTTTAAACCAATCAGTGTTATAATGGTTCTAGACCTTTTGTCCTTACCAATAACACTGACCGATAATAGATTATGAATTTCTCCATACTTTCTGGGAAGAGAATCTTTTGCCTTTCGACATAAATTGTTGCAATGGAAGCATAACAACGTTTGCCCAGTCGCTGGGCTTGATTTCAGTGATAGTACCTTTTATATTACCAGGTATATATGCTTTAATCATCTGGTCAGCCCCTTTAAATCCCTTCACCTTTGACCAATCAATCTTCAGATGAGTCTTGTTCGTAATCGTAGGAGTATTAGCATATTGCTTAAGCAGTTCCTCAAGGAACTCTTGACGTGCCTTCGGTGGAATATAGTGCAAGTTCAAACCATACATCAAATTGTGCTTACCCAACCCAAGATAAATGATTAACGGGTATTTGTCCCAGTACGGAAGAGTATCCTTATGCTTTGCATCATAGATATAAGCATAAATCTTACCTGGTTGAGGTTTAGCCGTTACGTGCCCTCTGACAGCTTTCTTAATTGTCTCTGCGAACCATCTGGCAGATTTGGTGTTGCTTGCAGCGCCTTCGTTAGCAATCTTATCTCTTATGCTCTTTCTAAAGCTATTCACCATTATTAGCTGGCGTTCAGCCTTCGTAAGTTTACCAGCAGGTTTCTTTTTGAGTTTGGATACTTTATAAGCAGTCTGAATTCTCGAATGATATCTTGACATGCTTTTGGTAAAGGTTGAATAGTTGATTCCTTTCTCTTCAGCAAACTTTTTCGAGGTCATTCCCTTTTCTTTTGCTGTATAAAATTCAACCCCTATCTCAACCCATTGTTGTTCGGATTTACTGGGTTTCGGACCCGGTTTATCTGCAGATTCATTGATAAATGTAAAAATACTCATCCTTTCCATCCTAATTTTTTCAGTGAGTTTTCAGTGATTATCCTAAACGTTATACCCATTTTATCTGCCGTAGATTGTGCAGCTTTCCATTTGTCCGAGTTAACAGCCCAGGTATACATCTCGTTAATAAATCTCTTTTTGCTCGCAGCGGTATTATTAACAGGTTTGGTTGGTGGTCTTGTTTCTTTTAATGGCTTAACTTCGAAAAAGAACTGTTGTCCTGTATCAAACTTAACCCAGAAATCCATATAATACCTGCGCTTTTTACCATCGGCATTGCTAAAGTAAGGGATGATAACAGTCTCAGAACCCCATTGAACAACGTTCGGATGGTTGTCGAGCCATCTCATAAGCCAGGCCTCCCAGCTTGACCGGTATTGTATTTTCTTCCAGTCGCCCTTATATTTTTCTATATTAGTGGGCTTAAATTTCCCGGAGTATGCCATATAGCCTCCTAATAAATATTGATATACTTATTTATAAATGGAGGCTTTATGCTTTTTTCATTTTTTAACCCAATTGATTATGATGCTAAAACAATCAGAAAAAACCCTGCATCATTGACGAAAGAAGACGTCTTAAGCATTCCAATGACTGACATTTTCAGAAATTATCGTGCTTACTTTGATAAGGTCGCGGTCAATTATACACCAAAAACCTATTACATTGCCGGAGCTCCACGCCCGGAAGAATTAGCATATCAGCTATACGGCAACACTCAGCTCTATTGGGTTCTCCTTATGCTCAATGATATCTATGACCCGTATTATGGTTGGCTTTGTACCCAAGAAGCATCGTATCAAGCATCAATTCAGAAATATTCAAATGTCGGGGGCAATCAGGTCCTTTATCATGTGAACGAAAACGGTGAGAAGTTCTGGAACCTTGTTTCTTATCCTGATAATCCATACACCTGGTACGATAAAGGCGATAAAAACAAATTATATCCGCAATACGAAGGTCCATTAGCCGCAGTGGATATCTATGAAGATGCTATTCGCAAAAATGAATACAAACGAGAAATAAAGATAATCGACCCTAACGATATCGAATCTTTTATTTCGGCGCTTATTCGTGAGATGGAGAAGTCGCTATGATTAATATGTCAGATAGTGTAAGCTGGTTCGTCGGTGTGGTTGAAGACCGAATGGACCCACTGCAACAAGGCCGTGTGCGCGTTCGCGTGTGGGGGATGCATCCTTACGAAAAATCACAGGGACCTGTTAAAGGTATAAGAACCGAAGACTTGCCATGGATGTCTGTGCTGATGCCAACATCATCTGCGTCGGTTTCTGGAATTCAAACTGCAATGACTGGTATGGTACCAGGGACTCAGGTATATGGTCACTTTTTAGACAAGTGGAAGCTCAACGGTCTTGTCATTGGTACATACGGTTCAGCCTCAAGACAAAAAGCAAATCCTAACGAAGGCTTCTCTGACCCTACGGGACAATACCCGCTTTATGTTGGTAATGATGCTGCGGCGCTTAACCGGGGCGGTGAAGTCGGTTATGATGCCACTTCAAACGTAATCCAAGATTCAAACCTTGATTTAGGTATTAACCCCGATGGTCTTGATTTAAGTCAGGTTAAGCCAGACGATAACCCTAATTTCACAATTGAAAATATGCTTCACCGTGATGAGGGACTTCGTCTGAAAGTATATTGGGACACCGAAGGTTATCCGACTGTCGGGATTGGCCACCTTATTACACCACAACCTATTAGAGATATGAATCAGATAAACAAAATATTATCTAATCAAATAGGCCGTGAAGTTAAAGGTAACCCTGGTGCAATATCAATGGACGAGGCTTCTGCATTATTCCAGGAAGACCTTAAGAAAGTACAAAGTGATATAGGTAGGCATAGTGTTGTAGGTCCGGTTTACAATAAAGAAAACCGTTCGAGACAAATGGCTCTTGAAAACATGGCTTTCCAAATGGGATTAGGTGGATTGGCTAAATTCCGTGGAATGCTTGGTGCAATGTTAATAGGCGATTATAAAAAGGCATTTGAGGAAGCTCGTAATTCAGTATGGTTTAACCAAACTAAAGGGCGCGCGTCAAGGGTATCAATGATTATCCTCACCGGTAATATGGAATCATATGGTATTATGGCTCCTAAAGAAAGATCATTTAATGGTCGAATGTACCGAATGATTGAAACATTTAGTACCAAGGCTGGGGAAGACCCGGCTGACCCGTGGACCCCAGAAGATACAAGGATTCTGTTTAAAGAACCAGAATCAAGTTACAAAGGCGAATATCCTTACATACAGACAATGCAAACCGAAGGCGGTCACATTCAGGAATTCGATAACACTCCTGGGCAAGAACGTTATCGACTGATTCACCCGACTGGCTCCTACGAGGAAGTTGCACCAGATGGTCGTAAGACTTCGAAGACAGTAGCCGATGGTTATTATATGACCCAGGGTGATTCGAGTACTTATGTCGGTGGTAATAATAAAGTCAACGTTGGTGGTGATGAAACCTATTACAATATGGCTAACGTTCGCAGACAAACCGATGGAAACGAAAGCATTCATATCAGAGGGAATGAAACCAAAACTATCGAAGGTGACGGTACAATTATTGTCAAAGGTAATGTAAGTATTCTGGTCGAAGGTAATGCTGAAATAACTGTTAAAGGTGATGCAAAAACTCTTGTCGAAGGTAACCATGATTATACAGTAAATGGTAATGTCAAATGGTCCGTTAATGGAAACGTTGATATGACTGTAGCTGGCAACTGGTCCGAGACTATGGCTTCAATGAGTTCTATTGCATCTGGACAATATACTATTGATGGTTCGAGGATTGACATTGGCTAATATAATCCCAATGAGCACTGATTTAGGAGACTCCATGGAAGGAGCTTCAATCGATGTTACGTTTACCGCTCAATTAGAAACAAACGAAACATTAGTCGAAATAAATATAACTGAATATGAGGCCACCCCTGGCGTTAATGTTGAGGGCAATCATCTTTATGGTGTTTATGAATCCGTGTTCGGATTTGCAGATGATGCGCTTAAATATCGGCTTAACGATGAATTCAAAACTGCTGCTTCATGGGAAGAACTTCCTGTGGATAAGAGTACTCAATTGTATCTCTGGAGGGCCCCAGCGAGCCTCCAGAAGGTCTTTTCATACACAGTAACCCTAACCTATGACTTTCAAGAAGAGAGCTCTGGAGGAGACACAGGGAACTCTGGTGGTAGTAATAGTCGGGCAGGCAACGAGACAGACCCACCTCCGGCCCCAGTAAGAAAGACAATGACAAAAGTTTACACAAAAACTATCGTCGGTAACTGGAGCCGATGGGCAGATAAATTGCGTTCATACGTATACGCGAGGGATTAAATGGCTGGATTAAGTTTTAATCAATGTGTTACAGCAGGTCACGAAGCATGGCCACCGACTGTAATCAATGCAACTCAAGGTAAAGTATTCACCGGGGGAATTCCTGTGTTAGTTGCCGGGGACCCTATTACCGAACATACCGAAATTAAAAAACCATATGAAACCCACGGTGGAGTAACACAACCAAGAACTCCGAAGGTATTTGTTACCGGTAAGAAAGCTGTTCAAATGGCGGACCCGATTTCATGTGGTGATACTGTGGCTCAAGCTTCAGGAAAGGTGTTCATAAAATGAACAAAGAATTTAATTTTGTATATGTAACTACAAACCTAGAAAATGGTAAAAAGTATATAGGCAAACATTCTACTGATGATATGTTTGATGGATATTACGGTACAGGGGAGCTTATCAAAAAAGCTTATAAAAAATATGGAAAGGATTTGTTTGAGACAAAAATAATAAAATTTTTTGATACTGAAGATGAGGCTTACGACTACGAAGAATTTTTAGTAGACGAATCTATAATTTATGATGATAGATATTATAATATAGATTTGGGTGGCAAAGGAAGTATGCGAGGAAGAAAGCATAAGGAATCTTCAAAGAAGCAAATATCAGACAAAATGAAGGGTAGGTCAAAGCCACCACGAAGTAAAGAATATATTGAAAATTTTGAAAAAGCTATGGCCAAAAGGAGAAAACCTAAGTCACCTCCTAAACCGAGGGTTTTTGTTAGAGGAGAAGAACATCCTTTATATAAAAGACCCAGACCGCAATCTGTTATTGACCTATGTAAACTTAATAATAGAAAACACCCCATATGGCAATCATACGATATTTTATTCAAATTATGGAAAGAAAATGATAAGCCAGGTTGGAGAAAAATGACCCGATTAGCCATTGAAAACGGATTTCCAAATACGGCTTATGATAAAATGATAAAACAATTTAAACAGGATTCAGAATAATGGCTACTCCTACGAATTACCAATTAACAAGAACCGTTAACGCTATCCCAAAAGTATTTGTGGGAGCTACGTTTGAAGAAATTAAAAAGAACATCATCGACTGGTTATCAAGCCAGGATGAATTTAAGGATTATGATTTCGTAGGTTCGCGAATGAACATCCTGATTGATATGCTTGCATATAATACATTGTATATGCAGCAGTTTGCTAATACAGCGGTTTATGAAACATTCATCGGAACTGCAAACTTAAGGTCTTCGGTTGTTCAGGCGGCACAGGATAATGGCTATCTTCCATCTTCTCGCTCAGCTGCAAAGACTTCTGTTATGTTGACGTGTTCCCATGCTCTGCAGCCATCGAATATTGAAATACCTCGTGGAACTAAGTTCCTGGCTTATGCTCGGGATACATCAGCTGACCCTTATGTTTTTGTTACCACGGAAAATGTTATCGCAGTTAAAGATATTAACAACCAATACCTTCCGATTGTATCTCTGGCACAAGGTCGTATTATTCGTACAGAACTTTTATATGACCCGAAACAACCTATTCTTATTCGTGACCCGGATATCGACCGCAAAGAAGTTAAGTTATACGTGAACGGCGTTGAGTGGGTTGACTGGACGAACAAATCAATGGTTCACGCTGGTTCGACTTCCACCATATTTTATATGCGTGAAACAATCGATGGTTATACGGAATTTTTCTTCGGTGAAGGTGAATCTACTAAATCTGTAGCCGGCGGCGTTATGGAAGCCAACTATATTGGCGGTCTTAAACCTGTGCAAGATTCGACAATTGTTATTGAGTATCTTCGTACATCAGGAGCGGATGCTAACGGTGCAGTAGATTTCAGTTATGCTGATACGTTGTCTTATATCACAGTGGATAAGATTACCGAAAACTACAATGACGACCCTGATTATGTCGGTGCCGATGGTGGTGGTGACCAGGAAGATATCGAACGAATCCGTGAACTGGCTGTTGTTAAACGTGAAGCGCAGATGCGTGCTGTCACCGGAACGGATTATGATACCTTCGTATCTGAAAGATTCGGCTCAATCGTGCAAGCCGTACAGACGTTTACGGACGCCAATAAACCTGGGTATGCGTTTATATCAGTTAAGCCTAAATCGGGCCTATATCTCACTGCAGTGCAGCGTGAGGACATACAGAACTACCTGGCGGATTTCAACGTATCAACAATTACACCATCGGTTATTTCTCCAGATTATTTGTTCCTTAGACATAATATCAAAGTATCTTATGCACTGAACAAATTACAAGAATCTGAACAATGGTTGCAAGCGCAAATCATTAATCAAATTGACCGTTATTATATCGATGAAGTCGAAATCTTTAACAGAAGTTTTGCTAAGTCAAAAATGCTCACATATGTTGATAATACTGACCATAGTATTCTTGGTTCGTCTGCAACTATTTCGATGGTGCGTGAAGTCCTGAACTTCTTTAAGACACCAGAATCCGGCATTAAATACTATAACCAGTATGGCAACCGTTCCGTCGAATCAAGTGAATTTGAATTTGTTCCGACCACAGGTGAAGCCTATAACGTTCGCATTGTTGCAACTGATAAAGATTCTCGTGGTGATGGTAAAATGGTAATTGGTCCATTCCGTCAGGGCGATGTTATCGAAAACGTAAACATCCAGCCTTATCTACAAGATGACTTTAATAAAATGGAAGCTCCGGCTGACCAAACAGTTTATTACGCAATCGGCGAAATTGACTATTATTCTGATTATATTTTTTGGGATATCGCTGCGATTGGATTGACCTCCGACCGCTTTGAGGTTCAATCAATCGAACTTTATGCAAGTCCTAACCAAGATAATATATACACGCAAGATGGTTCGCTGATTGTATTTGAGAATGACCTTCGTCCCCAATATACAAAGATTGACCTCGAACCAATTACACTATAAGCCTCTTCGGAGGCTTTTTAAGGAAACCATGATGAGTGTTAAAGCCCCTTATGTAACCAGCTTACGGATTGATAAACTATCTGCTAACCAGGTTAGCATAAAATGGGATAATGTTGGCGCCAACTTTTATTATTTTGTTGAGATTGCTCCGACAAAAGAAAATGGTGTTGCTATTCCAGAAGAAAATCTGTTATGGAGGAATTTAGGTTATACTCCAGACAATGAATGGTTCGAACAAGATTTTATTCGTCCAGTATCATTTTACAAAATGCGTGTTGCCGTTGCAGCAATGGGTTTTGAGCAATCTGATTGGGTTTATACCGAAGAATTTGAAACCTTTGCAACTAACGCATACACATTTGAACACATGCGTGAGTTTACATTAACAAATAAATTCATTGAAGAAAAATTCGCAAACAACAACCAGGCTTATATTAACTTTAATAATGATGCGATTACGGCATCGTTGATGTCCGAAGATTTTAGCTTTACTCCTGCATATTCTCATTTGTCTTCAATTTCAAACTATGTATTAAAGGAAGACCAATATCACGAAATTCAGGGTAGCATTCAGCCAGTGTGTAACGATGTTAATCGTACAATGATTGCTGAACTTGGTGGCGTGTTGTATTTGTTTGAACGATTCCAGACAACTGTCAAAGTCTCCAATGATAAAGGACAGAACTGGTATTATGTGAAATTGTTTAATGACCGTATCGGCAACCCCGTATCGCGCACAATTTATTATCAATCAGATACGACAACTTATGTGCTTGGGTATGACCGAATTTTTTACGGTCGTAAATCAAGTGACGTAAGATGGTCTGCTGATGATGTTCGATTCAGTTCTCAGGATATAACATTTGCAAAAATTGGTTCGGATATCAATCTCGGATTCGATATTGAAATATTTGGCACGTATGCAAGACTCCCTGCTTATATCTCAACAATTGCTGAAGCAATTACTACGACTGATTCCATGATTTACGTTTCTGGCCGTGACCGCGTGTACAAAGCTAAATCTTCTGATGCTCCGATTGATAATGACCCTAACTCTCCAACGTTTGGTGAAAAATTGTTTGAAGCTGGTTTTAGCACAATAAGCGGCAACCCAAAAGCTGTTTGTTATAAGATGGATTCAATTGATGGTGAAGTGTTTGCATTAATCACAGGTGAAGTAAAAGAAGAACGTCAAGACCCGACTAAACCTGAAAACGTTGTCGATTCACTATCGAAGGGCGTTTATAAATTAAATACTGATACCGATACATGGACACGAGTTTTTGGTAACACAGAAGACGAACGTCGCCGTATTGAACATGGTTACACAAGCATGTCAACTGATGGAATTGAACTTTTTATCAGTTCAAGTAATTTCCATTATTCCGTGGAACCAGATACTGCATTACCTGAAAAATACCCTGATGAAGTTAATAGCGCAGTCAAATATGTGTACGACGAACAATGGATACATGACAAGCATTATTTGATGATGAGTTTTAGGTCAAATAAAGATTCAGGCTGGGAAGAATTTAAACCAGGTCGAATGACTTATTACGCTGAACCATTTTTCAACTGGTCAAGACGCGATGATACTCGTTGTTGGATTACGACTTCTGACCGAGCTCTGGTTGTGTACAACGATATGTTGTATCAAAAAATTATCGATACATTCGGCGGTTCATCCCCGGAACGTATTGTGCATGAATATTGGAACAAAGGTCAAGTAACAGTAACAGCGCCTAACATCGAATTTAATGGCTTTAAAAAATATGCTTCCGGTATTATGCTGCACAAAAATACTGGGGAACTTATTGGTTATTTTGAATTCGACTATCGTATGCGTGATGAAGTTCGCCTTATCTGGAAACCAAAAGAAATTATGTTCACTGCTGAATTACAAAACCAGGAACACGATATTCCATGGACTCCTGATAATGATAATCAGGAAAAAGACCCGGACTTGCGCCCGTTGTTAACTAAAATGGTACCGGATAGTTACTTACTACAAGATTCCAACTTTGAAAAATTCTGTGAATACTATTTGCAGTTTATCAGTGATGGTTCTGGTACGTATTACAACAACCTTTTAAATCTTATTCGCAACCAATATCCTCGTGAAGAAGATGCATGGGAATACTTGTGGAGTGAGATGTACAAAAGAAACATTTATTTGTCAAAAACCAAGCGTGATGAAGTTGTAAGGTTTTTCGAAGCTCGCCAATCAGATTTCTGGGCAACCAAGGGGACTGAAGCGTCTTACAAATTCTTGTTTAAATTGTTGTACAATGAAGACGTTGAAATTGATATCGAATCCAAGAATGGAACCGAATACGACATAATTGTTGAATCTGATAATATCAGTGAAGATATCGTAGGGCAAACCATTTACACCCCAACTGGCCGTAGTAACGTAACTTATATGGAGCGTGACTATAAACAGGGTAAATTGAGATGGCGTATAACAATCCATAACTTGCTTGGACGCTTTATTGTCGGTCAAGAAATTAAATCCGAACGAACTTCTTTCGAAGGTATGATTGTTCAGGGTGTTCGCGGTAAAGAATTGTTAAGCAACAATATTGACTATATCAACCGAAATCGTTCTTATTATGTGATGACTATTAAATCAAGTCTGCCTACCTCCCGTTATCGCAATGACGTTTTGCGTTTTGTGCATCCGGTTGGATTTGGATTTGTTGGAATTACATTATTGACAATGTTTGTTAACGCGGGTTTGTCATTAAAACACACTGAGACAATTATCAACAAATTGAACAACTATCGTTGGTCGTCTGGTATTCCGTCTGAATGGTGTGACCGTATCGCAGTTATCGGTGTTGATAGTAATATTGAGAAAAACCCAGTCACTGGTGAAGCAGTATATAATATTGCTCCTAATGCTGGATTGCCGTTCCCATTACCGGCCGATTACGATGCAGAAAACGATTTCTCGGATTTCCATGGAACTCTTCCTTCTGAACGTCGTAAAAAGTACAGTCCATTGTTTGACCAGTCTGCGGTTACATTTTCTAACTGGCGCAATTTGGTTAATCAACGTCTTAAGGATGATATTGGAAATCCACGTGACCCTAGAGACCCGACACAGGTAAAAGTAAATGAATAATTCAACTGTAGTTTACCGTTCGATAATTACCTCCAAATTTCGAACGGAAAAAATGTATAATTTCTATAAAATGATTGGCAACGAACCGGACGAAAACACTATGTATGTGACGTTCGGACGCGCTGAACCCTGGGCATCGAATGAGAATGACCCGGGGTTCGCCCCTCCTTATCCTGTTGATACAGCGCAAGGTGTTGAAGATACATGGACAAATATGATGGGCGCCGTTAAGGTTTACAAATCAATGCTTGACTGTGTTGTCCCTCGCAAAGACTGGGGTGATATAAGATATCCTAATCCGTTGAACTTCCAAGTCGGTGAAATTGTTGTAGCTAACAGCGCACCATATAACCGAACAGATGTTGGTAAAGGTTGGATGGTTTATCGTTGTGTTGATGTTCCGGATGTTGGTACTTGCTCCATTTATTCAATTATCAATAAAGAAGAATGCTTAAAACTCGGTGGTCGCTGGACTGCAGAATTTAACTCAACCCGTGCCCCCGCAGGTACAGGTGATACCGAAGGAAGAGTTGATATGGGCGATGGTTATCTGTGGGAATATTTGTATGAGATTCCACCGGATGTGTCTATCAACCGATGCACAAACGAATATATCGTTGTTCCATGGCCGGAAGAAATTGAGGAAGACCCTGTTCGTTGGGGATATGCAGACAATATCAGCTGGCAGCAAAATGATTATGGATTGATTTATCGAATTAAAGGTTATACGATTCGATTTAAAGCATTCATGGATTCCATTTACTTCCCGGAATTTAGTTTACCAGGTAACAAAGGTTTCCGTCAGCTGTCGATTATTGCTAACCCATTGGAAGTAAAAGTTCACCCTAATGACCCAAATATCAAAGCAATCAAAGAATACTATGATGCGATTGATTTGGACCGTCATTCTGGGGAAATGATTTACATGGAAAACCGTCCGCCGATTATCCGTGCAATGGACCAGACAGAAGAAGTTAATATTATTTTTGAATTCTAACAAGGGACCTTTGGGTCCCTTTTTTATTTTATAAATATAGCTATATCAATAACGAGGCTTACCTATGATTAATCAAACCCCAAAATTATTAGTAGACATCGGCGAGATTGGTAACGCCAGCACCGGTGATATTCTATATGAAGGCGGTCGTAAACTGAACGTGGATTTAGACAGTTTGTATAATACATTCGGTGACCAGCGTCTGTACTCTGTGAACAATGGAGAAAACTCCCAGGTACTTCATGCGACTGGCTACTATCAAAAAGCTACAAATATCATCGAATGGAACTCAACTGTTGCTCTCGGCTCTATGCGTGATGTCAATACTGCAGAAGGAGTTGTTACTGCAAGAATTGCAAAAGGTAAAGCGGGTGAAGGCATTATCTTTATTAACTCCAACGGTTCATTATCTACCTCGATGCCACTGGAAGTTGAACTGCAAGGCACAGATTCGTTCCTGACCGCTGCAACGAACAAAATGAAATTTACCCAACCTTATACAAAAATTACATTGTGGTGTATTGACGATGCCAACGGCGTAGGTACCTGGGACTACAAAATCGAAAGTATGTTTGGCAACCAATCTGTATTGCTCGACAAAACATATAATATGAGCTCGGTTGTTCGTGATATTCCAATCGCTTTCCGGGCAGATTATAAAACTATAAAATTGATGCTGACAGCTATTTCAACAGACGAAACTAAATACAAAGCATCAGAAATATTACTTTACATCGACCTTAAAGACCGCAAGGTATATAGCACAGAATACGCTGTAATCAGACGTGGTCAAGCTAGCGAAGAAGATGAGATATACGCCATCGATTTTAGAATTGATAATCAGGACATCATCCAGGCGGCTATAAGCTCACCCACTGCCATGAAGCTCGCTATTAAAGTAATTTCCGCCCAAACAATCGGAGTACCGGTATAATGAAACAGAATTTAAAAATTGGCAATATGGTTGATGATGGTACTGGTGATTACCTTCGTCTCGGTGGTCAAAAAATAAACAATAACTTTGATGACCTTTATTATCAGCTGGGTGACGGTGAAAATCCTCACGCGGCCGGGTCATGGAAAACCTGGACTACGCAAGAAGGCACCGAGTTGTCTGCTGTTATGGGTCGAAGCTATACCATCGATACATCAGCTGGCGCAGTTCGAGTCGTCCTTCCGAAAGGAACAACTCAAGAATACAATTATGTAATTCGTTTGCGTGATGTGTTTGCTACATGGCAAATCAACCCAGTGACAATTGTTCCTGCAGTCGGGGATACAATTAAAGGCTCACCGAACCCAGTAGAAATTAAACGCAACTTGGCTGACCTCGAACTTGTATATTGTTCACCAGGTCGCTGGGAATATATTGATAATAAACAAGTCGATAAAATTTCAAATAACGACGTTGCCACAGTTGCATCCCAACAGTTTATTGCAACTGAAGGTCAAACTGACTTTATCAATGTTTTTGGTGCTATTCCGTATAGTGTATCGAACTTAGAAGTCAAACATCGTGGTAACGACTTGTTTTATGGTAAAGACGATATTTTTGACCCGGTGAATGCTGAATTCGGTTCCCCCGGCACAAACCCAGGCGAAATTGTTGCGCTTGACGGTAAAAGTATCCGTCTAAAAATGCCATGTGCTGAAGGTGATACGGTTATCATCCGAACATTTAATGATGGTATTGCTCAATGGCGTAGTTCGTATAACCGTCGTGATGTGCTTGTTCGTAGCCAGGACAGGACTAAAGAAACAACAATTAATGGTTCTTTGATTGTTACAGATTTGGCATCCAAACACACATTTACAATTGAAGAACTTGGTATTTCTCCAGGTAGCCCAATTAACCCAAACGCATGTCAGGTATTCATTAACAGTATTTTACAACATCAAGCCGGTACTGCAGGAACTCCAGTATTTTATTGTGAAGGTGCACAAGGTTCTACTGCTGCGGAATGTAGTGCAAATGGTGGTAGTTGGTCCGAATCAACCCAGGATTATTTGCTACAATTTGATGAGGACAACCGTATTGAAGGTATTAGCATTTATCGTGAATTTGAAGACGGTGATATTCTGTCGGTCATTTGGTACAATAACGATATCGGCACAACTATGACCATGGATGAAATCCGTGATGAGACTGATACTCTTTATGTTTCTCAGGGAAATACATTGAGCCTAACCGGTCGTGTACGTATTACAGATTTTGATAATCCATTTGCACCGAACGTTGAGCCAGTCGGTCTTCAAGAAGTTGTTCCATCTTCTGTTGGTGCTATCTTTGAATTATTCTACCCTGTTGGTACAATTTACGAAAATACGGTTAACCCAAATAACCCGGTTACTTATATGGGGTTTGGTTCATGGAAACGTCTTAAAGAACGCGTAATTGTTGCCTGGTCGGACGACCCTGCCTCAAACTTCCATACAAACAATAACGACCTGGATTCTGGTGGTAACCCACAAGCGACGGCAGGCGGCACAGGTGGTAGCGTTGAAGTTCATATTAAAGATATAAATGTACCTAAACTTGAAACTGATGAGAAAGTTTTGGTTGTTGATGATAATGGTCCAATTGTCGTCGGTGGTTGTCAGGTAGACCCAGATGCACAAGGTCCAGCTTATACCAAATACAGAGAAGATAAAGCCACCATTAATCAGGCACAAGACCCTCAAGCTCAACCGGTTTATACAATGCCTCCATATTTGATTGCTCATCGCTGGGTAAGGATTGCTTAATGAAAACATTAACGAATAAAAAGGCTGGAGTAATTTCCCGCCATGCTAGTTACTTAGAATTTCAAAATACATCAAAAAATATTACGGCTGTGATGGGTCAACGAGCAATCGGCGGCCCATCCGCAACACAGACAACCGAAGGTATTTTTTACCCAACAGTTCAGAGCGCAATAGATGATATTGCGTTTCGATATGAGCTTCCGGTTGGTAGTGTAATTACTAATACAAATAACCTTTCTCCAGCAGCAATCAGTCAGTCGGATAAAATTAAATTTACCGGGTCTATTTCTGGTGCCGGGGTCGGTGATACTGTTTTATTTTTCATTTTTGGTATTCCGGTTGAGGTTATTGTTGGGGATTCAGCCGTATTGGTTGCTTCCAAGGTTAACGATGCTTTGTTGACGGCTGTTGCTGATAGTTTAATCGTGTCAAGCTCTGCAATTGATAGTGTGGACCAGTCTATATTAAATATTACATATAACGACTATCAAAACCATAATTTTGCACCTTTCGCTCAATATGGTTGTACGCTTAGCCAGACTATTACACAGCAACCGCGCGGCGGTTATGGTTCCTGGGAATATCTTGGAACTTCAACCCAGACGTTATCCGGCGGCTCAGCAAATGGCACAATTTCACTTTATCATTATAAGCGAGTATCATAATGACAATGCCAAACACACTAAAACACATTAGCGACAAATCAGAATATAAATCATTCGACCCGGCGGGAACGGCTTTCCCGTCGACTGTTACCAACGTACAAGAGGCTTTAGGGTCTCTTAATAAAATTGCATTAGATGGATTTATCCCAGCCGCTTCGGAAACGACACCAGGGCTCATCAGACTGGCCACCACGCAAGAAGTTCTTGATGGCATTAGTCCAGACTCTGCTGTGACTCCAGCGACCTTAAAAGCTCGTTTAGACATCCCTACGCAAGCTACCGAAACTTATGTAGGTATTACCCGTTATGCCACCGATGCAGAAGCAATCGCAGGGACCGTAACCGATGCAGCTATTGTTCCATCTTCATTAAAAGCAACAATTGATAATGTTTTTACTGTTCGTGTCGGTACCGAAAATAACCTGGGTGTTCTTCGTATTAGCACCGAGGATGCAGCTTTAGCTGGTACAGATGATACAACCGCCATGTCTCCGTTGAAAGTTGCTCTGGCAATTGGCAAAGCAACCGCAGCGCTTCCGACTTATTCAACTGCCACACAAACTGTTTCCGGTTTAGTGCGAATTGCTACAAATGCTGAAGTACAAGCAGGAACTCTGGGTGACGGCGTGGCAATTTCTCCGGCTGGTTTAAATGCTCGTACAGCAACACAAGACCGCGCAGGGATTATTCGTCTGGGTAATCAGTCAGAAATCAATAACAGTGCTGATGGTGTTGCGGTAACTGGTGCAACTCTTAATGGTCGTGGTGCTACAACCGATATTCGTGGTGTCGTTAGATTAACTACTCAGGCTGGGATTGCTCCTGGTGGTGATGGAGCTGGAGCCCTGGCCTGGAACGCAGATGTAATTAACACTCGAGGTGGTCAACGAATTAATGGAAGTCTTTCTTTAGATTATATTTCCACTGGCAATATTGACTCCACTACGGCTCATATGGGCGGTCAATTACTTTCTACACAGCGTTATGCTTCCGAACGTGTTCCTGTCGGAACCGTGATGATGTTTGCAGGTGATAGCGCTCCTCCTGGTTGGATTATGTGTCATGGCGGTACTGTTAATGGTGACCAATTCCCTGACTATCGAAATACTGTTGGGGCTCGTTTTGGTGGTGACTGGAATAACCCTGGCGTTCCTGATATGCGCGGCTTATTCGTTCGTGGCGCAGGTACAGGCGGTCATATTCTGAATAGCCGTGGTCAAGATGGTTATGGTAAAGACCGTTTGGGTGTTGGTTGTGATGGAATGCATGTTGGTGGTGTTCAGGCACAACAAATGTCATACCATAAACACGCTGGTGGCTGGGGTGAATATCAACGCAATGAAGCTCCATTTGGTGCGTCAGTTTATCAAGGTTATCTTGGTACCAGAAAATATTCAGACTGGGATAATGCTTCGTATTTCACAAATGACGGATTTGAATTAGGTGGTGGTCGTGATTCTCTCGGAACGTTAAACCGTGAAGGCCTTATCGGATATGAAACAAGACCTTGGAATATGTCTTTAAACTATATTATTAAAGTTCACTATTAAGGACCAAAATGATTAATAAACTCAGTCTCAAAGAACTGCCGTATAGCATCGGTATTCCAGACGAAGGTCAACAGAGAATTCGTTGGATACAAAACGGTGATTGTATGACTGCGGCCAGTACCAAATATGGTCATGATGGTAATTTGAACGCCGCCGCGGTTGGCGTTCAAACAAACGTAGATACACTCGACGACAACTCAAATACATCTAAAGAAAAAATCAATGAAATTATTGATAACGTCAATAATATCCAGGAAGCTTTGGATATAACAACTAACACGGAAGTTGTTAAGCAAATTGAAAAAAACCGTACGGATATTCTTGACCTGGACGAACGTCAATTTAATACCGAATTGCTGTCAAGCGAAACATCAGAAGGTCTTAAAACGTTAAAGGAAGATGTTGGTGTTTATGACCCATTAACCGATTCATATTATCGCACTGTTCGTAATGACCTTGTATGGATTAAAAATGAATTAGGTCAGTATGTTGACCAAGATATAAATGGTCTACAGGTTATTGGTAATCCATCAAGAGGCATGAAACGTCGCATCATCGATAACAGTTCGGCTATTGTTGCTCATGGAGTTCGTATTAAGACTCTTGAGGATAATTACCATGATTCTGATGTTGGTTCTCTTAACGTAAAAGTAATTAAAATTCGCGAAGAATTGGGTGAGTCGACTTTAGCAGTAGGTAAACCAGCTGTATTTGTTCGACTGAATACTCTTGACGACAAAGTAGTCGAAATTGACAAAGATATTGCCAATATTCAAGAAGATATCGGTTTTGGCACCGGGCTTGCAATTACAACTCGCGTTGAAAATCTTGGTGGACGTGTTTCGGTCAATGAAACAGATATTGCGAATATCAAACCAAGACTCACTAAGGTTGAAGCTGATATCGGCACCGCTCTGGAACCATTAACAATTAATGGTCGAATCAGTGCTTTGCGCTCGGATGTTAATGGATTGCAGGCTGTTGTTGGTCAGGATTCAAGTTCAGGTTTGCGCGGAACCACTGCATGGCTTTCTCAGAGAATCGGTACAGAGCAATCTCCGGAGCCAAACACCATCACGTATAAGTTGAATGCAACCACTGCGCTGGCTAATGAAACTGTATCAGGTCTCCAGGATGTGCAGGCTGAAATTGGTACAAATAGCACTGGTATGAAAGGTTCTATTTTGACTTTAACTAGCCAGATGAACGGGACTAACCCTAACGGTGCTACTGTGGCTGAACGTGGTGTTCTTCCAGTCGTAATTAACTTGGATATGTTGATGGCATCCAAGCTGAACGATGCACCGTTGGACAACAAGTTATACGGCCGCAAGCAAGGTGCCTGGTCTGAAATTATCGATTCCACAACCGAAGTTGATGCAGTTAAAGCTTCATTGGTAACAACTGATGGACGCGTAACAACATTAACTGGTCGTGTCGATGATAATGATACAACAATCAGTTCGTTAGATACTCGTTATGGTGCATTGAACACTTCCGTTACGAATGTTAAGGCAGATGTTCTCGCTCTGCAAAATAAAGATACGGAACAAGATGGTCGAATTACTGCATTAGAAACGAAGGATACGACTGTTGATGGTAAAATAACCGCATTGGAAACTAAAACATCTACGACCGATGATGATGTCACTGCTTTAGCTTTAGACGTTAGCAATGTTGAAGGTGAGCTGGTTACCATTAAAGCAAATATCGAAACAAACAAAGGCGGTTTGGTAACCTTGACCGGTCGAATGACTTCGGCGGAAGGGGAAATCACTGCAATTAAACTCGATACTGCAAAAATTACACCGTTAACTGCTCGTGTTTCATCAAGTGAAAACGAAATCACTGCAATTAAACTCGATACTGCAAAAATTGCGCCGCTAGACGAAAGAGTTACAACAGCTGAAGATGAAATCAATACGATTAAAATCGATACTGCAAAAATTGCACCGTTAACTACTCGTGTGACAACTCTTGAAGGTACAGTAACTCCGCTCCCTGGTCGCCTGGATGCAGCCGAGACGAAGATAACTACTTTAGAAGGTAAAGTATCAGCCTTAGAAACGGAGCTCGCCAAAAGGCCTCCTGTCGCTCCTGTGGCTGATGGTCTCCCTTACGTGCTTGTTGATAATGCATGGGTTCTTTTGTCTACATTCGTGACTGTTGGACCATAACAAAAGGGCTTCGGCCCTTTTTTCGTATAAATACAGTAAAGAGGAAAACATATGGCAACTGAATCATACAACCCGAAACAATTAAAAGATGCAATCCTTCGTCGTCTTGGTGCTCCAATCACGAATATCGAAGTTACGACCGACCAAGTCTATGATTGCATCCAGCGTGCATTAGAATTATACGGTGAATATCATTATAATGGATATAACAAAGGTTATCAGGCTTTTTATATCGGTCATGATGAAGTTTCACAACAGAAATTCCGCGATGGTGTTTTCGATTTAAAAGGACGTAATATTTTTGCAGTAACGCAGATTATTCGTACTAACGTCGGTTCATTAACTTCAATGGACGGACAAGCCACATATCCATGGTTTACAGATTTCGTTCTGGGCCTTGCCGGGATTAACGGTGGGATGGGTAGCTCGTGTAATAGCTTTGGTCCAAATGCTTTTGGTGCAGACCTTGGTTATTTTACACAGCTTATGCAATATCGTTCAATGATGCAAGACCTGATGGTTCCGCTTCCGGATTACTGGTATAACGATGATACCGAACAACTTAAAATTATGGGCAACTTCCGTCAGGGGGATGTGATTGTAATTGAAGTTTATACCAAATCGTATAACGGTGTGGATTCAATGGTTGGCAATACAGCTGGTTATGGTTTTGCCTCGGCTGATTGTGATAATCCGTGGAATGCCGGTGCACAGTGGGATAACCCGGCGCGCAGAATAAGCGGTATGAGAGCTGGTGAGGACCTTGGACTTCAAGATGGTGCATACAACAACCGTTGGGTGAAAGACTATGCCACGGCGCTTGTTAAGGAAGTTAACGGCAACGTATTGGCTAAACACCAAGGGATGATGATGCCAGGTGGAGTTACGGTCGATGGTGTTCGTTTAATCGAAGAAGCTCGTATGGAAAAAGAACGTCTCCGCGAAGAACTTGACCTGCTGGATGCACCGACTCCTATATTGGTGGGCTAATGGCTACATATTATAGACTTTATGTGTCGACATTTGAAACATCTAATGGGGTAATGGTGTATGGCGGTAAACGTCATTCACCATATGAAGATTTTAAAGCAGATAGTTATTTTGGGTCGGGTACTATTGTTAAACGAGCTAAACAAAAATATGGAAGAAAATGTTTAGTCGATATTACCTGGTCTAAACCTTTTGAATCCCCTGCTCTATTAAAGGAAGCCGAGGCTTTACTAGTCAGTGAACTTTTAGAAAGTTTTGATAATTGTGCAAATTTACACCCAACAGGGGGAGGTGGCCCGGAAGGTTATAGTCGTCCAGAAGATTCCCCTGCTTTTGGTAAAAAGAGAACAGCAGAATCAAGAAAACGAATGTCGGAAGCCGCAAAACAAAGGGAATGGTCCGAAGAGGGATTAAAACGTCGTAAAGAGGCAACAGCTCGAATGTGGATTGATTTTAAGGACCGACATCCTGATTTTTCTGATGATAAAAATCCGGCCGCACGTAAAATTATTACCGGCGACCTAGAATTTTGTACCGGAAGAAAATGTGCAGAATATTATTCGATAACTCCGGCTGCAGTCATTTACAGATGTAAAAGTACAGCCGAAAAATGGAAATTATGGAATTATGCGTAATTCTTATGATGCAAGCTTATTCGCCCGACTTGAAGATGGAACCGGGTATGACAATACAAACTCGTCAGAGATACTCAACCAATATGTAAACTTTATGCATCATGAAAATACCCAGACTTTAGCCGATGTTATTGTTGCTGAAAGTATTCAGATGCGCGGAATGTCTCTCTATTACATCCCAAGACAATTCGTTAAACCAGATTTGTTATTCGGCGAAGACCTCCAGAGCAAATTTGATAAAGCATGGAAATTTGCTGGTTATCTGGATACATTCGATGCATATCAGGGTGATGGTTCCATCTTCAGTAAATTTGGTATGACTGTGAATGATGAAATCACAGTGTCGATTAACCCTAATCTGTTTAAACATCAATGTAATGGAACCGAACCTATTGCCGGGGATTTGATTTATTTCCCTCTCGATAACAGTCTGTTCGAAATAACCTGGGTACAGCCTTATGACCCATTCTATCAGGTAGGTCAAAACGCCATCCGTAAAATCACCGCGAGCAAATACATTTACTCCGGAGAAGAGCTTAAACCTGAATTGCAACGAAATGAAGGTATTAATATTCCAGAATTCAGTGAGCTCGATTTGCAACCAATCCACAATATCGATGGCCTTACAGATATCAGTGATATCCCTTATGCAGAATCTGATGAGATTAACGCAGAAGCAGCTGAATATGTTAAACCATATTTTGTGCAGAATGGTCGTGGGATTGAGTCTCCTCCTAAGGCAAAACAGGATAGCTTTGACGACAGTTTCTTTGATGAATAAATACATTTATTAATGCGCCCGAACTGGGCGCCTGGAGGTTACTTTGTTTGGGCATTTTTATAATTCGTCTCTGCGTCGCTATATCGTTTTAATGGGCGATTTATTTTCCCATGTACAAGTGGCCAGAACCAGAGAAGACACTGGACTTAAATATATTAAGGTCCCTATTTCTTATGCTTCAAAAGAAAAATTCATGATGCAGCTTGGAAAATGGACCGCTATTCAGAATACACCGACTCCTGACATGACACCGCAAGAACGTGCTGCTCAGAAGGCTAAAATCGAGACCGTACTGCCCCGTATGAACTTACATCTTGTTGACTTGATGTATAACGGGCAATATAAAACGGCTCTCCAGAATCACACACAGGCGCGATTTGCTAATAACGACCCTCGCAAGCAGATATCTCAATATTCTCCTGTACCGGTCAAAATGATTTTTGAGCTTGGGATATATACAAGGCATCAAGATGATATGTTCCAGATTATCGAACAAATCATGCCTTACTTCCAACCGCATTTTAATACAACTATCACTGAACTTTACACGAATGAAATTACATTCGAACGTGATATAAGAATCGTGCTTCAGTCCATTGCTATGGATGAGCAAATTGAAGGTGATGCAATGACTCGTCGTAGACTCGAATGGTCCATTATGTTCGAAGTCAACGGCTGGTTATATCCACCGGTTAAAGAAGTGGCCGGAGAAATCCGTACTATCTATCTTGACTTCTTTGCAAATTCCAGAGAGCTTGCGCCGGAAGGTAATTTCGAATCTGTTGACTCGGAAGCCGTTCCGCGAGACGTTGACCAAGAAGACTGGCAAGGTGAATCCATTCAAACATATTCGCAGGATATTCCTGTACCGGTTGACCCGGTACCCCCAGCACCGCGACAAAATAAGGTACCATTATGAGTGAACTTGATATTAACAAATTGATGGATATAACAGACCTTCCCGGAATTGCCGGGGAGGAAGTTACTGCATACGAACCTCTGGTATTAAAAGAAGTCGAAAGTAATCCAAATAACCGTACTCCAGACCTTGAGGACGACTATTCAGTTGTTCGTAAAAACTTGCACTTCCAACAGCAGATGTTGATGGATGCGGGTAAGATATTCCTTGAAGCAGCTAAGAATGCCGAATCACCGCGGCATATGGAAGTCTTTGCAACTCTTATGGGACAAATGACTACCACGAACAAAGAGCTGTTAAAACTTCATAAAGAAATGAAAGAAATCACCGCTGAACAAATCGGCACAAAAGGTGGTGCACCATCACAAACAAATATTGAAAATGCAACTATTTTCATGGGGTCTCCTGCTGATTTGATGGATGAGGTTGGTGACTCATACGAAGCTCAGGAAAGACAAGAGAAAATAATTAATGGAACAGCCGGTTAACGTATTAAGCGACGACCATCCGCTGAATATAGGCGATAACATTGCAATCCGTCCTCCTGGTTCATTGGAAACAAAAGTTGAGGATGGTATACACTGGATTAAATCGCAGTGGGATGGTAAGTGGTACCCAGAAAGATTCGATGAATATCTTAAAATTAATAAAATTGTAAAAATTCCATCGAACGCGGATAAGCCAGAATTATTTCAAACCTTTAAAGATAAGAATAATCCACGCACCAGATATAATGCGTTTCCTAACCTGAAGCGTGCAAACATAAAAATTAAATGGACTAAGGAAATGGTCCAGGAGTGGAAACGATGCCGAGATGATATCGTTTATTTTGCGGAGACCTACTGTGCGATTACCCATATTGACTATGGTACAATCAAAGTTCAGCTCCGTGATTATCAACGAGATATGCTCGAAATAATGCACAAAAAGCGTATGACTGTTTGTAACCTTAGCCGCCAGCTAGGGAAAACAACTGTCGTAGCAATATTCCTTGCTCACTTTGTATGCTTTAACAAGGATAAAGCTGTCGGTATCCTTGCGCACAAAGGTAGTATGTCAGCAGAGGTGCTTGACCGTACTAAGCAAGCAATTGAATTACTTCCTGACTTCCTTCAACCTGGAATTTCTGAATGGAACAAAGGGAACATCACCCTTGACAATGGTTCTACTATCGGTGCTTATGCATCTTCTCCTGATGCCGTCCGTGGTAACTCCTTTGCAATGATTTACATCGATGAGTGTGCGTTTATTCCTAACTTCGTTGATGCATGGCTCGCTATTCAACCAGTTATCTCATCTGGTCGTCGTTCTAAAATTATCATTACGACTACGCCAAATGGACTTAACCACTTCTATGATATTTGGACTGCAGCAATAGAGAAGAAGTCAGGCTTCGAACCTTATACTGCAATATGGAACTCAGTTAAAGAACGACTTTATAACGATGAGGATATTTTCGATGATGGGTGGCAATGGTCGAAGCAGACTATCAGTGCATCTACTCTCGAACAATTTAACCAGGAACACGGTGCGCAATTCCAGGGGACTTCCGGTACATTAATCTCCGGGATGAAATTGGCAATAATGGATTGGATAGAAGTTATGCCTGAAAATGGGTATTTCTATCGATACAAAAAGCCTGACCCTGAACGCAAATATATTGCATCGCTTGACTGTTCAGAAGGTCGTGGACAGGATTACCATGCATTGCATATAATTGATGTAACAGATGAAAAATGGGAACAAGTGGCTGTTTTGCATTCAAACGAAATATCCCACATGATACTCCCGGACATCGTTTATAAATACCTGATGGAATATAATGAGGCACCCGTTTACATTGAGCTTAACAGCACAGGGGTTTCAGTAGCTAAGTCTTTATATATGGATTTAGAATATGAAAACGTTATTTGTGATTCCATGATTGACTTAGGGATGAAACAAACAAGAAGAACAAAGCCTGTTGGTTGTTCGACGTTAAAAGACCTTATTGAAAAAGACAAATTAAAAATTAATCACAAACCAACCATTATGGAATTCCGTACATTTAGCCAAAACAAATTATCGTGGGCGGCTGAAGATGGTTTCCATGACGACCTTGTGATGAGTTTAGTGATTTTTGCCTGGTTAACGACCCAGCAAAAATTTGCCGATTACGTTGACAAAGAAGACCTTCGTTTAGCATCTGAAGTATTCGGTCGCGAGTTGGAAGACATGAATGATGATTATGCTCCTGTTGTATTCGTTGACTCTGGAGACCTTTCCGCCGAATATGCACCTGCACACGGTTTATCATTCATATAAATAAAGTAAAGCAAACTATTAGAGGACTCAAAATGGCTTTATTATCCCCGGGCATTGAGCTCAAAGAAACAACGGTCCAAAGCACTGTTGTTCGTAACGCGACGGGTCGTGCGGCGCTGGTTGGTAAATTCCAGTGGGGCCCAGCTTTCCAGGTAACTCAGATTACAAACGAAGTTGAACTTGTTGATTTGTTTGGTGGTCCGAATAATGAAACAGCAGATTACTTTATGAGTGGGATGAACTTCCTGCAATATGGTAACGACCTTCGTACTGTACGTGTTGTTAACCGCGACGAAGCTAAAAACGCATCCCCTGTTGCCGGCAATATTGAAACTACCATCGTTACTGCGGGTACAAACTATGCTGTTGGTGATGTTATCCAGGTTAAGCATAACCAGACGGTCGTTGAACCAGCTGGGCGTGTGACCAAGGTTGATGTTGATGGTAAAATTCTGGCAATCTTTATTCCTACCAATAAGATTATTGCATTTGCTAAAACTATTAATCAGTATCCTAATTTGGGTAGTGCGTGGACTGCAGAAGTTACGACCACTTCTTCTGGTGTATCCGGTACAATCACTGTAGGTAAAATTGTTACCGATTCAGGTATTCTGTTGACCGAAGCAGAAAACAGTGAAGAAGCAATTACTTCTCTGGAATTCCAGGCATCTTTAGCCAAATATGCAATGCCAGGTGTTGTTGCTCTTTATCCTGGTGAAATTGGTTCGACTCTTGAAGTTGAAATCGTATCTAAAGCTGAATTCGAAAAAGGTGCAACTACAAATCTGGATATTTTCCCTGGTGGCGGTACGCGTGCTTCTGTAGCTCGTGCAGTGTTTAACTATGGTCCTCAGTCCGAAAACCAATATGCAATTATCGTTCGCCGTGATGGTGCAATCGTCGAAAACGTTGTTCTATCTACTAAGCAGGGCGAAAAAGATGTTTACGGTAATAATATTTACCTGGATGACTACTTTGCAAAAGGTACTTCCAACTACATCTATGCAACATCTCGTAACTGGCCTGTAGGCTTCAGTGGTATTATCAATCTGTCGGGTGGTATTTCTGCAAACGATAAGATTACTGCTGGTGATTTGATGCAAGGTTGGGACCTGTTCGCTGACCGCGAAGCTCTGCATATTAACTTGCTTATCGCTGGCGCGGTCGCTGGTGAAGGTGATGCAACTGCTTCCACTGTTCAGAAGCACGTAGTTTCTATTGCTGACGAACGTCAGGATTGTCTGGCATTCATTTCTCCTCCGAAAGGGTTGTTGGTTAACGTTCCTCTGACCCGTGCAGTGGATAACCTGATTGACTGGCGTACAGGTGGTGGTACATTCGATACTGATAACATGAATATCAGCACGACTTATGCAGCGATTGATGGCAACTATAAATATCAGTATGATAAATATAACGACGTTAACCGTTGGGTTCCTCTGGCAGCTGATATGGCTGGTCTGTGTGCTCGTACTGATGATGTTTCTCAGCCTTGGATGTCTCCGGCTGGTTATAACCGTGGTCAGATTTTGAACGTTCTGAAATTGGCTGTTGAGCCTCGTCAGACCCAGCGTGACCGCATGTATCAAGAAGCTATCAACCCGGTTGTTGGTTTCGCAGGTGGTGATGGTTTTGTTCTGTATGGTGATAAGACTGCAACTAAAGTTCCATCTCCGATGGACCATATTAACGTTCGCCGTCTTACGAATATGCTGAAGAAAAATATCGGTGACGCATCCAAATATAAACTGTTTGAGCTTAACGATAACTTCACTCGTGCATCATTCCGTATGGAAACTTCTCAATACTTGGATGGTATTCGCGCGCTTGGTGGCATTTATGAAGGTCGTGTGGTTTGTGATACTACTAACAACACCCCGTCGGTCATAGACCGAAATGAGTTTGTTGCTAGCATATATTATAAGCCTGCAAGGTCGATAAATTATATCGTGCTTAATTTCGTAGCAACAAGTACGGGCGCTGATTTTGATGAGTTGATTGGGGTGCAATAATAAATTAGGGGATGAAAGTCCCCTTATCTATTATGGTTGAGTGTAATTGCTTAACGAAATAGCTTAGACCCATTATACCGTGTTATAAATAAAAGCATAAGGCTCCTATAAACGATTATAGAGCACGCAACCTTTAAGTAAGGTGTTTATACATAACACGGATAAAATCGTCCCAGAATCGTTCTGGTGTGTGATTTGAGGCTACTATGATAGTAAGTGATAAACAACTCGTTAATGTAACAAACAGAAATGTGACAAATTTGCGTGAGCAAGGTTATGACGTTTTAATCGGAACAAAACATTTGGTGAAAATCGAGCATTTAGGTAAGCGAACTAAAATCGATTGCAAATGTGATAAATGTGGTGATGAATACACTGTCACCCAAGATAAAATAAACGAAATCAATATCCAATTCTGCAAAAGCCATAGATGGGAAATTTATTCGGATTTGCGTAAAGAATTTTGGAACACACCGGATGGACTAAAAATTCGAAAATCTAAAGGTGCAAAAATCTCCAAAGCCAAAAAGGGTATTCCTTGTATAAATACACGCGGGGAATTAAATGGACGATATAATCCGAGATTACGAGAATTTAAACGGTATGCATATGCAGTTCGACAATTCACCGCGTTAAATTTTAAATCTGAAGTCGAAAATCTCCCAAATTTTGAAAAGACCGGGCGGGCTGGAATTGACGGTGCATATCAGTTAGACCACAAGGTTTCCATTAAATATGGATTTGAAAATAATATAGACCCCTCAATCATTGGACATATTTTAAATCTTGAAATGATTCCGTGGGAATTGAATCGAGCAAAGGATATAAATAATAGTATATCAATTCTCGATTTACAAAAATATATAGAAAATTATCATAGGAAACAATAACTTATGGAACTTACAGATATCACCAGAGCCTTCGAGTCGGGTGACTTTGCTCGCCCTAACCTGTTCGAAGTCGAAATCCCATTCCTGGGTAAAAACTTTGCTTTCCATTGTAAAGCAGCCCCGATGCCAGCAGGCATTGTAGAAAAAGTACCAGTTGGTTACATGAACCGTAAAATCAACGTTGCGGGAGACCGTACATTTGATGACTGGACTATTACGATTTATAACGACGATGCTCATAAAGTTCGTCAAGCAATTGTTGATTGGCAAAATATGTGTCACGGTATGACCAACGAAATTACCGGTGCAGCTCCTGCTGATTATAAGAAAACCGCTACTGTTCGCCAGTTCCATCGTGATGGCAAGACCGTTACTAAAGAAGTTGTTATCACCGGCATGTGGCCAACTAACGTTGGGGAAGTCCAGATGGATTGGGACAGTAATAATGAGATTGAGACATTTGAAACAACGTTTGCAATTGACTGGTGGGAATAAGTATAAATAAAGTTATTATGAGGCTTCGGCCTCATTTCCCAAACTTCGGAGACTCTAATGGCAGGTTTTAATACAATACTAAATTTTCTTAAGCCTTGGGCTAAAGAAGATGAACAAGAATATAAGCAACAAGAAAAAAATAATTTAGAGTCAATGACCGGGCCGAAGTTTGATGATGGGGCTCGCGAAATTGAGTCACAAGAACAAAACGTCCCGTATAATGCATTGATGCAACAGATGTTCGGGAGCAACGAACCGGAAGTAAAAAACACCAGGGAATTAATTGACACATACCGCAACCTACTAAATAATTATGAAGTTGATAACGCGGTTCAAGAGATTGTGTCTGATGCCATCGTATTTGAAGACGGCAAAGATGTTGTAGCTCTTAACCTTGATGCTACCGAATTTAGTCAGAAAATTAAAGACCGAATTCTTGAAGAATTCTCGGAAGTTAATAACCTCCTTAATTTCGAGCGTAAAGGTTCTGACCACTTTAAACGTTGGTATGTGGATTCTCGAATTTTCTTCCACAAAATTATCAACCCTTCAAAACTTAAAGAAGGCGTTCAAGAACTTCGTCGCCTTGACCCAAGACAAATCCAGTTCATCCGCGAAATCGTTACACGCATGGAAAATGGTACGAAAATTGTTGACGGTTACAGAGAATATTTTGTATACGATACAGGTCATGAAAGTTATTGTGCCGATGGTCGTATATATGAAGCGGGTACTAAAATAAAAATTCCTCGTGCGGCAATTGTATATGCGCATTCCGGATTACTTGATTGCTGCGGTAAGAATATCATTGGATACCTGCAACGAGCAATCAAACCTGCAAACCAATTAAAACTATTAGAAGATGCTTTAGTCATTTATCGTATAACTCGTGCTCCAGACCGCCGAGTCTTTTATATCGATACTGGGAATATGCCGTCTCGTAAAGCAGCAGCACATATGCAACATATTATGAACACGATGAAAAACCGTGTCGTATATGATGCAACTACGGGTAAAATCAAAAACCAACAGCACAATATGTCAATGACAGAAGACTATTGGTTGCAACGTCGTGACGGTAAAGCAGTCACCGAAGTTGATACTCTCCCAGGTGCACAAGGCATGTCGGATATGGACGATGTTCGCTGGTTTAAGAACAACCTATATCAGGCTCTCAGAATTCCATTATCTCGTATCCCTAATGACCAGAACAGCGGCGTTATGTTTGATGCGGGGGCGACAATTACTCGCGATGAATTGAATTTCTCTAAATGGATTAGACAACTACAGAATAAATTTGAAGAAGTTTTCCTCGACCCGCTTAAAACCAACCTTATCCTGAAAAAAGTTATTTCAGAAGAGGAATGGGACAAGGAACTAAATAATATTAAAGTTACGTTCAACCGTGATAGCTATTTCACCGAAATGAAAGATGCAGAAATCATGGAACGCAGAATCAATATGCTAACGATGGCTGAACCGTTTATCGGTAAATATATTTCGCATCAAACGGCTATGAAGGATTTCCTCCAGATGTCTGATGAAGAAATTAATCAAGAAGCTAAGCAAATTGAATTGGAGTCCAAAGAGGCTCGTTTCCAAAACCCTGAAGAAGAAGAAGAGGATTTCTAATGGATGATTTATTTGAAGCCATTAAATCAAACGACCTCGTAGCCGTTCGCAAATATTTTGCTGAAAACATTGGCCCAGTATGCGGTAGTTTGATTCAAGAACGTAAGATTGAAATTGCACGTTCCATCATGATTGAAGGCGAAGAGCCTAAAGAAGATGATGAAGACGATAAAGATACCAAGGACGAGAAGAAAGATAAAAAAGATTCTGACGATGCCGATGAAGGCGACGATGATGATGAAGACGATGAGGACGACGAATAATGCTTATTCTCCCTGAAGGTTACGAATTAACTCTTGAAAATATCGAAAGTATTTCAGAAGCAGCTCAGGGACAATTTGACTCATTATCCGAAGCCTTAGAAACGGACGATATAAATATTATTGTAGAAAACATGTTTGCCAACGGTGAGATTGAAAAAGCAATCGTTATCGGTGCCCTGAATGAAGATATTCAGCTTGACGAATTTATCGTTAAACATGTATCGTCCCGCGGTGAATTAACCCGCACAAAAGACCGTGCTACTCGTAGCCGTAACGCTTTCCAGACAACCGGTCTTTCTAAAGCAAAACGTCGTCAAATTGCCCGTAAAGCTACTAAAACCAAACGTGCAAACCCATCAACGCAAATCAGAGCAGAGCGCAAGCGCAAAAAAGCTCGAGCTAAGCGTAAAGCATTCGGACTGAATTAATGGAACAGAAACCAGAGTTACTAATCGAACACTGGGGTCAACCGGGCGAAATTAAAGATGGTGTACCGATGCTGGAATCACATGATGGTTCTGGCAGCGGTTTAAAACCAGGGCTTTATATTGAAGGGATTTTCCTACAAGCTGAAGTTGTCAACCGTAATAAACGACTTTATCCTAAACATATTTTGGAAAAAGCCGTTGCGGATTATATCGCCGAACAGGTTGAAACCAAGCAGTCACTTGGAGAATTAAACCATCCGCCCCGTGCGAACGTCGACCCTATGCAAGCCGCAATTATTATTGAAGAAATGTGGTGGAAAGGAAATGATGTATATGGACGTGCACGAATTATTGAAGGCGACCATGGCCCAGGTGATAAACTTGCCGCAAATATAAGAGCAGGTTGGATTCCGGGTGTATCTAGTCGTGGACTTGGTTCCTTGACTAAATCAGCCAAAGGTTATAGTATCGTCAACGAAGGTTTTAAATTGACGGTTGGAGTGGATGCAGTATGGGGGCCGAGTGCTCCGGACGCTTGGGTCAAACCGAAGCAGATTACAGAATCACAAACGGCAGTTGCCGATACCAGTGCCGATGACGCCTTTATGGCTCTCGCAGAGGCTTTAAAGACGTTATAAATAAATGTATATCTTAACAACAGGACTACAAAATGCTTAAAGAACAACTCATCGCCGAAGCTCAGACCATCGATGCTTCCGTTGCTCTTGATAGTATTTTCGAATCAGTTAATTTGTCCCCGGAAGCGAAAGCTACCTTCGGCACTGTATTCGAAGCTACCGTCAAGCAACACGCCGTTAAACTGGCAGAAATGCACATTCAGAAAATTGCTGAAAAAGCAGAAGAAGAAGTAGAAAAGAATAAAGAAGAATCTGACGAAAAAGCAGAGAAAAAACTGAAAGAATCCGCAGCTAAATTCCTTGACCACGTTGCTAAAGAGTGGCTGGCAGAAAATAAACTGGCTGTTGACCGTGGTATTAAAGCTGACCTGTTCGAATCCATGTTTACTGGCATGAAAGAACTGTTTGTTGAGCACAACGTTGTTGTTCCAGAAGACTCTGTTGATGTTGTTGCAGAAATGCAGGAAGAACTGGAAGAGCAAAAAGCTGAAACCGCTAGTCTGTTCGAAGAAGTTTCTAAGCGTGATGCTTATATCAATTATGTCCAGCGCGAAGTTGCGTTGACTGAAGCGACCAAAGACCTGACCGAATCTCAGAAAGAAAAAGTTGGTTCTCTGGTAGAAGGTATGGATTATTCCGATGCGTTCGGTACCAAAATTGGCGCTATCGTTGAAATGGTTAAAGGTCAGGTAGACACCGCCGAAAAACCTATCACCGAAGCAGCTATAAATAATTCTGTAGACGATGCTGCGGCACTGAATTACATCTCAGAAGCAGTTGAAGAAAAAGGCGCCAAGCCTACCCTGTCCTTCGCGGACTTGTCTGCTCTCGCAGCATCACGAATTTCTTAATTTAATAAGGTTATACAACACATGAAAAAGAATGCATTAGTTCAAAAATGGTCCGCTCTGCTGGAAAACGAAGCTCTTCCTGAAATCGTTGGTGCTTCTAAACAAGCTATCATCGCTAAAATCTTTGAAAACCAGGAACAAGATATCCTGACCGCTCCTGAATACCGTGACGAAAAAATCTCCGAAGCATTTGGTTCTTTCCTGACTGAAGCTGAAATCGGTGGTGACCATGGTTATGATGCTACCAATATCGCGGCTGGCCAGACCTCTGGTGCAGTAACTCAGATTGGGCCGGCAGTTATGGGTATGGTTCGTCGTGCTATCCCACATCTGATTGCGTTTGATATTTGTGGCGTACAGCCTCTGAACAACCCGACTGGCCAGGTATTTGCCCTGCGTGCAGTTTACGGTAAAGACCCTGTAGCTGCTGGTGCTAAAGAAGCTTTCCACCCGATGTATGCTCCGAACGCTATGTTCTCCGGTCAGGGCGCTGCTGAAGCTTTCGAAGCTCTGGCTGCAAGCAAAGTTCTTACCGTTGGTAAAATTTATTCTCACTTCTTCGAAGCAACCGGTTCCGCACACTACCAGGCTGTTGAAGCTGTAACCGTTGATGCCGCCGCTACTGATGCTGCTAAACTTGACGCTGAAGTTACCAAACTGCTCGAAGCTGGTAAGCTGGCAGAAATCGCTGAAGGTATGGCTACCTCTATCGCCGAACTGCAGGAAGGTTTCAACGGTTCTCAGGATAACCCGTGGAACGAAATGGGCTTCCGCATCGATAAACAAGTTATCGAAGCTAAATCCCGTCAGCTGAAAGCAAGCTACTCTATCGAACTGGCACAGGACCTGCGCGCTGTTCACGGTATGGATGCTGATGCCGAATTGAGTGGTATTCTGGCTACTGAAATTATGCTGGAAATCAACCGCGAAGTTATCGATTGGATTAACTACTCCGCACAGGTTGGTAAATCTGGTATGACCAACACCGTTGGCGCTAAAGCTGGTGTGTTTGACTTCCAGGACCCAATTGATATCCGTGGCGCTCGTTGGGCTGGTGAAAGCTTCAAAGCTTTACTGTTCCAGATTGATAAAGAAGCCGCTGAAATCGCTCGTCAGACCGGTCGTGGTGCAGGTAACTTCATCATCGCTTCCCGTAACGTAGTTAACGTACTGGCTGCAGTTGATACCTCCGTATCTTATGCTGCTCAGGGTCTGGGTAAAGGTTTCAACGTTGACACCACTAAAGCTGTGTTCGCTGGTGTTCTGGGTGGCAAATACCGTGTCTATATCGACCAGTATGCTCGCGCAGATTACTTCACCATCGGTTACAAAGGCGCTAACGAAATGGATGCTGGTATCTACTACGCACCATATGTTGCACTGACCCCGCTGCGTGGCTCTGACCCGAAAAACTTCCAGCCAGTTATGGGCTTCAAAACCCGTTACGGTATCGGTATTAACCCGTTCGCTGACCCGGCAGCTCAGGCTCCGACCAAGCGTATTCAAAACGGCATGCCGGACATCGTTAACAGCCTCGGCTTGAACGGTTACTTCCGCCGCGTATATGTTAAAGGAATTTAATCTTAGATTAAGTTAAATAAAAAGGGACCCTTGAGGTCCCTTTCTTGTTTTCATACCATACCATTTAAATGAACTTCTACCCGGCGCTTGATGAGGTCTCTGAAATTAACACTGTTCTCTTGAAGTTTCAACCAGTTACCCGATTTGTCTCTGGTGTGAGTAGAATAATTACCATTCCACCAAAAATCAGTGTCATATGCTAAGTTTTCATATTTTTTAACTAGTTTGTTCAGAGCATTACCATTAACACCATTTGGGTATTTGTTGACCAATGCAACAACTTCAATTTCCAGATTTTTAAAGGTATTCCGAAGGAAAGATACTTTGTTCATTTTAGACTCCATTGTTTGGTAACTCAGTATGAAATCATTATGTCTTATCTTAATCGGGTTGTAAACAACTTTTATAAATAAAGTATATCACAAAAGGAAAGCGCAAATGGCAAAGATTAACAAATTACTGCGCGAGTCAACTACCACTACCAGCAACTCCTTGGGCCGCCCGAATCTTGTTGCTTTGACCCGTGCTACAACCAAATTGATTTACCGCGATATTATCGCTGAACAACGTACTAACCAGCCAGTTGCTGCGCTGTACGGTGTTAAATATCTTACTCCTGATAATGAATTCAGTTTCCAGACTGGTGCTACTTATGGTGGTGAAGTTGGTTCTAAAGACCGTGAAACAATTCCGGAATTTACAACCCCAACTCAGGCCGTAGCTAAAGGTGGATACATTAAATTCCAGAATATCGTTTATAAAGCTCTGGTTGATAATCCATTTGCATCGACCACAGAAACAGTGTTATCTGATGTTCTGCAAGAAGGTCTTGTTGCATTAACTATTCGTTTAGTTCCTGATGCTGCACACACCGAAAAATTTGAAGCTGGTGATGTTGAAATTAGTAACGCCGTGTTCCAGGTTAATAAATGGAATGCTCCTGTTAAATCCCGTAAATTGAAAACTGCATTAACTGTTGAGCTTGCTCAGGATATGGAAGCAAATGGCTTTAATGCTCCTGCATTCCTGGAAGACCTGCTTGCTACTATTATGGCAGATGAAATTAACAAAGATGTTCTTCAGTCTCTTATTACCGTTTCCAAGCGTTATAAAGTAACTGGCGTTTCTGACAATGGCACCATCGATTTAACATATGATGCAGCTCCAGAAGGTGCACGTAAACTGTACGAACTGGTTTGTGAAATGAACTCTGAAATTCAGAAAACTACATCTTACTCTGGTACATTCGTTGTTGCCTCAAGTCGTGTGGCTGCGATGCTCGCCGGTTCCGGTTGGTTGAAACATAAACCTGAAGATGAACAATGGCTCCCGGAAACCGCGTATGGTTATTTGATTAATGGTCTTCCTGTATTCTGTGATGTTAACAGCCCATTGGATTATGTGACTGTTGGTGTTAAAGAGAATTATGGTGGTAACGAGGTCGTGGGCTCAATTTTCTATGCTCCTTATACAGAAGGCCTGGACTTAGATGATGAAGAGCATGTAGGCGCGTTTAAGGTCATTGTGGACCCAGACAGCTTGCAGCCATCTATCTCCCTGATGGTTCGATATGCACTTTCAGCTAACCCTTACACCGTTGCTAAAGACGACAAAGAAGCTCGTATTATCGATGCAACTAATATGGATTTAATGGCTGGCCAGAGCAACATGTCTTATCTGCTCGGTGTTAAACTTCCACCAATCATTTATGAGGCGTAAATGCAAAAGATTAACGCACTAATTCACGAATCAACATTAACGGCGGCCAACCAGGTCGCCCGTCCTAATTTGCTTTCTTATACTCGAGCTACGAATAAACGAATTTTTAAAGCTCTCGTGGCCGAACAGAAAACTACTCAGCCAGTTGCAGCGCTGTATGGCGTTCGTGTTCTGAACCCAGATGATAAAATGACTTATCTTGGTGGAGCAACGTTTGCCGGTCAAATTGGTATGTTCGAGCGTAAGAATATTCCAGAATTTACGAACAAAGACGAAGCTTATGCAGTCGGCGATATGTTCCAGTTTGAAAGCATTGTATTCAAAGCTTTGGAAGCTTCTCCTTTTGCCGGGACCCTCGAAACTGATTTGGGTGAAGTTATTTCTGAAGCCATTGCGGCTGGCCATATAAGAATGATGTCAGATGCGGCTTTCACTGATAAATTTGAACAAGGACATCCTGAAATTGCTGAAGCCGGTTTCCGTATCGATAAATGGCAGACTGAAGTTAAATCCAGAAAACTGAAAACCTCTTTAACCGTTGAGCTTGCGCAAGACCTGGAAGCAAATGGTTTCGACGCAACAGATTTTATTGATAATATCCTTGGCATTCAAATGGCAGAGGAAATTAATAAGGACGTACTGCAATCTTTAATTACCGTAAGTTCACGTTTTAAAGTCCAGGGTGTTTCCGAAAAAGGTGTACTTAATCTTACTGATGCCGCTTATGATAATGCTCAGGACCGTGCTCGAACTCTGTATTATTATATGTGCGAAATGAATTCCGCAGTTCAACGTCAGACTTCGTTCGCTGGTACATATGCAGTCGCTTCTTCCCGTTGTGCAGCTATTTTAGCCGCTTCTGGCTGGGTTGAGAAAAAGGAAGACCAAGATGAATTGGCCTATGGTGTTCTGAAGAACGGTTTGCCACTTTATGCAGATATGAATAGCCCGTGCGATTATGTTATTGTTGGTGTAAATGCTGATATGGGTGAAGGCCAGACGGTCGCATCTTTGTATTATGCGCCTTATACGGAAGGTCTTAGTGAAGTTGATGATGAGGGTGACACCTCGGTTGGGGAATTCAAGGTTATTGTTGACCCTGAAAGTTTACAGCCTACAGTTGCATTGTTAGCTCGTTATGCACTGACTGCGAACCCTTATACCGTTGCTAAAGACGATAAAGAAGCTCGCATTATTGATGGGGCTGATATGGATAAGATGGCTAACCAAAGTCAATTGAGTTCTTATCTTGGTGTTAAACTTCCACCACTGGAAAAAGAATAAGGGCCTTGCGGCCCTTTTTATTAACTAATTAATGCAATCCAAACATGTCTTAATGTATCTCTTACATTTGCAATGAGTTGCTTTTTAACTTCAACAGGATTTTCTGCATCGGTTAATTCTAATTCTTCACGGGACGCCTCTTCCAAAATATCTTGGGCTGTTAGTCCCATTACCTTTCCGAAATCCTTAGGCGTTACTTCACCAATCTTACTGATAACATTGTTAATACGGTTAACAGTCACATAATCAGTGAATTGCCACAGCAGGTCCATGTCATCTTGGGACAACACAACAGCAGCCTTGATAGGCTTATCAGACTTTTTCTTTTCGCTAAATTTAGAGTTCTTACATTTAATCGCTACGCGCTCACCATTAGGTAACCAGGCAGGAGTATCAGGTTTAAGAACATACCCTTCTGCAGTGAATACTTTACCTTCAACCTTTGCGTCAAAATCGGTGGTATTCGCGGTAGTCAAACCCGCATTATCTACTGTAAAATTGTAATCAGGAACCACAGAATCCAGGTCGTTAGGGAGCTTAATCAAGTCTTCAAAGCTACCCGTAGCCAGGCGTGGGGCAACCTTAAATTTATGGATAATACAGAAGGCTTCCATCAATGAATCAGTCAAAACAGATTCAGAGCCATCTTCCTTAGTAACGCGGATATCAAATACATAGAAATCTTTGTCACCATAATCCACATTCTTCTGGATACCGGCCCCGGCAAACTCACCATAAATTTGGTATGATTGATAATTAATATCCTGTAAAAGTCTCTGCACAGTTTTAATGGAATCTGCATAGTTCTTGAGTACAATTTCGTAGCCATAGAAATCTTCTGCAGGTGGGATAGGTCCAGTGCGTTTCGCACATGTCACATTGTCTTGTTCAATGATTAATGAAAAGTTGGTGCCATGAATCTTTTCACGCGCTACCCATTCACCGCTGGTGAAGCCTTGCAGGCGAATCTTTTCAATGAACTTGTTGTTATAGTGATTTTCAAGGCTGTTGTATTTCTTAAACATAATCTCTCACTTTTGATGTTATAAATATCATTATAAATTATACCCTCTATACTTTCTTTCTCTGAAAGGAATTAATCGTATCGGAAGGTCTAGAACCATTATACCACAATTTTATTTGAAGCAAAAAGGTCAGAATTTTACATACAGCATTGGTTTGTTATCTTGCCAGTCATAATTCCAGGTAAATGATGTAAATTTTTCTGCCCGCAGAAAATCAGATATCTTTGTGCGGTTTCCCTCTTCATACTCTTTTTCAGAAACTGCCATATTAACAGCATCTTTGCCATTCTCAGCAGCGGCAATAGCCACTTTGCGAAATATAACAATAAAGTCATTTGCAACTTTATCTTGTGATTCTTTAGCCATTTGACGTAGTTCTTCTGCGAATGTCATTTCTTCACCTTTTTGTTAAACAACCGCTTGCGGTATACGATTTTCTCTCGTGACTTGAACTTTTCTTTAGCTTGTTCAACATCAACCCATGCCTTTGCCATTTCTTTAGCGGTCCCGCCTAATACCTTGGCGATTTCAATAAATGTCATACCAGTTTCATGCAGGAAATGTACTTTAACCTTATTCATAACCATTCTCATGTTGAGTTAGTGAAGCTATCTTAACATGGAATTTTTAACTTGTAAACAGGAGTTTTATGCCAGATATTCTTGAACGTAAAGATTTACTTTACAACCGTCACTACCTTAATAAATATTAAATTAATAACGGAGGATTTATGACACAAACTACAGGTGAAAAAGAAGGCGTATTTTACGGTTATTCTCTTTATGATTTGAATAAAGAAAAACTAATAACTTTTGATGAATTACTTACGGGTATTCAAGGAGAGCCCGGAGAAAATGGCGATATTGGACCAAAAGGCCCTATTGGTTTAACAGGTCCTCAAGGACCGAAAGGTGATATCGGGTCAAAAGGTATTAAAGGTGATACAGGTCCTCAAGGTATTCAAGGGCCCGCTGGCCCACAAGGTCCTCAGGGAGAAAAGGGAGTCCAAGGTTTAGCTGGAGTCCAAGGCATTCAAGGACCAGTCGGCCACCAAGGAGTGAAAGGTGATACCGGCCCTCAAGGTATTCAAGGACCGAAAGGTGATACAGGAGCACAAGGCCCACAAGGTGACAAAGGCGAAATGGGTCCGGTGGGTCCGGCTGGTCTAACATGGAAAGGAACATGGGACGCTGATGTAGAGTATTCTATAAATGAGGCTGTCGGATATGGTGGTTCTTTATATTTCGCCAAAACAAAAGTTCCTAATGGCGAAATACCAACACCGACTTCTAACTATTGGGGTGTTTTGGCTACCGAGGGTCCACAAGGTCCACAAGGTCAACAAGGTCTTAAAGGTGATACCGGTCCTCAAGGTATTCAAGGACCTGTAGGGCCTGTAGGGCCGCAGGGTATTCAGGGACCAAGAGGACTTCAAGGGTCAGAAGGTGAAATAGGACCGCGGGGTATTCAAGGGCTAAAAGGCGAAACTGGGCCCGCTGGTCCACAGGGTATTCAAGGGCTAAAAGGCGAGGTGGGTGCTCAGGGTCCTTCTGGTTCTCCTGGACTTACAGGACCAGAAGGACCTCGTGGGTTAACAGGCGAAGCTGGAGCTCAAGGACCTCGTGGTGCTATAGGTCCTATCGGTTTAACAGGTCCTATCGGTTTAACGGGTCCTCAAGGTATTCAAGGTCCGAAAGGTGATACAGGTCCTCAAGGCTTACAAGGTCCTCAAGGCTTACGAGGTATTCAAGGAGCTCCTGGAGTAAAAGGAGAAGCGGGTGCACAAGGTCCGAAAGGTGATACAGGAGCACAAGGTCCTATTGGTTTAACTGGACCTAAAGGTGATACAGGCCCGAGCCCTTATACTGTTTATAATTATTCTAATGTTGCAACTGGTTATGCTGAAATGGTTATGCCTGGTGTGTCATCAAACACAGTATTTAGACTTCGTTCAGTTGGAACTAATATAGAATATAGTGTTCTAAGTAAAGGCGGAGCTAATAGATATGTAGATTGGCACTTTTCAATTCCAAGTGTTTCCGGCAATACAGTAAGTACTAATAGCGGAACTAATACATTAACTCCTACAGGTAATTTTACTATTGTGGCGACCGCTTATAATGGACTAAGGGGATTTACAATAACATTATGCGAGTGGGGTTCAAGAGCTATTGTTGATATCACTGTTTATCATCATGGGCGTTCGGGAGACACAACCAAAGCTGTGGCTATTCGTATGACTACTACAAAATACTAAGGAGCTTTAATGGAACCGGTTAAAGCTGTGTTAGAGCCTGATGTAATAGATGTGGAATATGGTAATACATACTCGGCTACTGTAACTCTGTCTCCTATAGAAAATATTCCAGATGGTTCCGTGATAAGATATGATTGGGTTGTTAATAACAAGTTCGTTGGTACGGGTGAAGCTACTCGTACCACCCAACCATCTCAGACCGGAAATTATGTATTATCATGTAGAGTATTCATTACTCCGCCTAATGAAAATACTGTAATGGTAACAACTAATAAATCATATGGGTATGTATATAAAAATTCCGATACAAGTCCAGTAGATGCAGAAATATTATATGATAACAAGATATACCAAGTAGGAAGCAAAGTTAGATTATTAGCCGTTGCCAATAACCCAGATACCAACTTTGTTAAAGGTATTATATGGAAGGATGCTGATGGTAAGATAATAGGTATAGGTCGGGAATATATCCATACAATGCAATCAGAGTATGATATAGTTCGAGCTAAAGTTACAATGGATTCGCCTATAAGAGATGAATTTAGTAAGAACTTTACTATACATTTGTACGCTATAAATGTTCAAGAAGGAACATGTATAAGATATATTCATCCTTTAGACCACAGGGATGCAGGATTTATCTGGTGTGGTTGGTGGGTTATGGATGAAATCCAACGAGCGATAAAACTTGGGCTGGATTGGAAAAATCCAAAAGAGCTAGATTTAAATTACAAGTGTGATTTAGAGACATTAGCGTTATTGCTCAAGACATATCCTGAAGCCGAAGTTCAAGAATCAAGACACGGATATATAATAACCAGACTACAAATTGAGACTGGCGGAATATATGAAAAACCATATGAAGTAAAATAAAAAGGGCCGCAAGGCCCTTTTATCATTAATAGACGTAATCGTATATAATACCAGCTTCCAATGCCGAACGGTGGACGATACGACCGTTACGAGATTCCTGTACATCAACTTCCGGGTAATCACTAAGCATTTTGGCTAATACCGCCAGATGACAATAATATGGTGTATCCTCTTTAGTGGCTTTTTTCCAATCTGTACTTTCAGATGTTAATTTCTGAATAGCGTCCATAACCCACCAACCACACCAAATATACGCAGTATTACGGACAGGAAGTGGATGTACATAAATTAAAGGACATTCTTCTGGAACAACAGGCTCTGCTTCTGTCACCGTAACAGACTTATTACCTGATTTAACTGAATTTGTAAAGCCTGTTTGTGATGCAGTAACTTCACAAGTATATGACTTCAAGCCTTCAGTGGATTCCGTTATTGCTCTTGTTGCTTCTGTTGAGTTGTCGTCCCATTTATATGCAAGAGTAGCGCCAGGAATAGCAGGGGACACAGAAGCTGTCAAATTGAATGGAACATCAACCGTTGCAGTAGACGGGCCTGAAATCTCAACAGTGAACTCAGGGAATGTATTGTTTTCGACCGTAACAACTACTGCATCAGGATTAATAACTTGGTTGTCATAATCTGCAGCAGAAATGGTAATTTGACAAGTTAAAGAAACCGGCCCTGCAACAGTAGCAGTACGAGTAATATCTTTAGTAATTTCACCAGTAGACCACAAATATGCTATTGTAGCTCCACCAGGTTCACCTGTTACATTAGCCGAAGCGTTATATTCCTCGCCAACTTTAACGGTTGGAGTGGAAGTTGTTAATGTTGCAGTTGCAGACATAGTCTTGTTATTAACTGTAATAGTTGTTTGAGCCTCTGCCGTTTCAGGCTCTCCTTCTTCCGGCGTTGTGGTGGCAACAACTTTAATTACTTTTGAACCTGCTGGGCCAGCTGCAATATAATCCATAGTAGCAATAACAGAAGCTTGTGGAACCTCATCAACGGTCCATACAAAAGATTCGGTACCAGCGACAGCGGCTCCAGCCCCAGTAGCAGTAAAATTAGTTGTTGCACCTATAACCGCTGTAGGTGTTAAAGGGGCAATTGATACAGTATAAGCCATAAAACCTCCAAGGGCCGAAGCCCTTTTGTTAATTTAAACGAATAAAAGATGAGTTACGTGTTTCACGAATAAGAATGGAACCGTCACGATTGATATAGTAAATCAAACTAAACAATGTTTGGTGTGCGCTTGCATGAGTAAAAGAAGTAGGGCGTTCTTTCCAGTCTGGGGTCTCTTTAATCCACTGGTAAATCCACCAAGGGAGAGTACAATATCCAGGAGCTTTGCCCAGCATAAGCAGATTGGGGCTAAAATTTTTAGGCAGTGTAAATTTAGGAGTTTCAGCTTCGATGATTTGAGCGACAGCTTCTTCAAAGTCTTCGGAAACAAACGGCACTTCAATTTCAACGAGTTTAACTTCTGATTCAGGGACAACTTCCTGGGTAACTTCGACTACTTCAACGGGTGCTTCTGGAGCATCAAACAAAAGAACAGCTTCAGGTTTAGCTGATTCTTCACCTTCAAACTTACTACCTGATAATTCATCATCGGCATTAATAAGGTCGGTGATGCTTAAGCCTTCGTTATCGTCCGGCATAGGCATGTCAGCAAATGCTTTAAGTCCTGCTTCCAGGTCAATCAACATATTATCGAAAGTTTTTGTTTTCTTAACATCAACACCAAGCGATGATGCATATTCAGCTAATTTTTCTTTGGCTTCTTTTTTCTCGAGGATACGAATTTCCTCAATATAGTTCTTGTCAATCATGATGAACCTCGGTTAGTATATAAATATAGATATATTTATTACCTTGGAATCATCATGGATATCAAAATCAACTTTTTAAATTTTAGTCATGTACATGTTGAATGTGAAGATAGTATCTTCTATGAACTCCGTGACTATTTCAGTTTTGAAGCCGAAAACTATCGGTTTAACCCTAAATTCAAAGCGGGAGTTTGGGACGGACGTATCCGTCTCCTGGATTATAACCGTAAATTACCGTACGGCTTAGTTAACCAGATTAAAAAATTCGCTGACCAGTTTGGTTATTCATTTTGGATTGACCCTCAAATCACCGAGAAAGAGGAAATCTCCCGTGTGGATTTCGATAAATGGGTCGAGTCAAAAGAAATCTATTCAGGCCATACCAAGATTACTCCCCATTGGTACCAAACAGACGCCGTATACGATGGTCTGGTCAACAGAAGAAAGATATTGAACTTACCTACGTCTGCAGGTAAAAGCCTCATCCAGGCGCTTCTGGCGCGATATTATCTCGAGAACTATGAAGGCAAGGTTCTTATCCTTGTACCTACAACTGCGCTCGTTGACCAGATGATTAATGACTTTGTTGATTATAGATTGTTCCCTCGAGAAGCTTGTCTCGGTATCCGTTCCGGAACTAAACGTGATTCGGATGCAATGATTTATGTGTCTACTTATCAGACGGCAGTAAAACAACCTAAAGAATGGTTTTCACAGTTCGGTCAGTTTATGAATGATGAATGCCATATGGCTACTGGTAAATCTATTTCGACTGTTATCGAAGGCCTGACTAATTGTATGTTTAAATTTGGTCTCTCTGGTTCTCTCCGTGACGGCAAAGCAAACCTTATGCAATATATGGGTCTGTTTGGTGATATCTTTAAACCAGTATCCACATCCCAATTAATGGATGAAGGACAAGTTACTGACCTTAAGATAAATAGTATTTTCCTTCGATATCCTGATGAATTCACCGTTAAAATGAAAGGCAAATCTTATCAAGATGAAATCAAGGTAATTACAAAAGCTACGCGTAGAAATAAATGGGTAACAAACCTTGCACTCAAGCTTGCTAAAAAAGATGAAAACGTCTTTTTGATGTTTAAGAATATCGAGCACGGTAAATCGATGTTTGAAATGCTTAAGGAAGCTGGTCATGAGAATGTGTATTATGTTTCCGGGGAAGTTGATACAGAAACACGTAACGCATTAAAGGTCATGGCAGAAAATGGAAAGGGAATTATCGTTGTAGCTTCATACGGTGTATTCTCGACGGGGATTTCCGTTAAAAACCTCCATCATATTATTTTCGCTCATCCGGTCAAGTCAAAGGTAATTGTACTCCAGACAATTGGTCGTGTACTTCGAAAACATGAATCCAAATCGACCGCAAACGTGTGGGACATCGTGGACGACATGGGGGTTAAACCCAAATCAGCAAACGCTAAAAAGAAATATGTTCACTTGAACTTTGCACTGAAACATGCATTAGAGCGTATTCAGCGGTATGCAGACGAAAAATTCAATTATATCATTAAACAGGTGGAAATATAATGAAGTCATTTGAAGAAATTATGTATGAAGCGGCAATTGAAAGCTTCATGTCTAAGATAGGTTCTTGTCAGACCATGGACGGTCTGAAGGAGCTGGAAGGTTATTATAAAAAGCGCAGTAAAGAAGCTGAATTGAAAGATTCCGATGATATCAGTGTTCGCGATGCTCTAGCAGGTAAACGTGCCGAGCTTGAAGATATGGACGACGAAGAAGACGAAGATTTCTAAATAAAAAGGCCCCAACCAAAAAGGAAGGGGCAAAACCAAAATGGTTAACAACACTAGCTAAATTAAAAGTTGGGTCTCGTTCAGTTGCTCTTGAGTATTTTCCGTAACTGGCAAACTCTGAACATAATTATAACAGGCGCCCGGATGCACCGGACCTTGGTCTGTATCCACAACCAATGCAGAATCGATTGGAGTTTTACAGACAACACAAATCTTATCTGACATGATTGTCTCCTCAGTTAAACTTACATATCTATTTAGTGCTCTTCATTGCTGTGGCTTTTGCTTTCAATTCATTAACAATTTTGGTTATTCGGTTTGCAGAGATAACCATCTCGTCAAGAATCTTACTAATATTTTTCATTTAACTTTCCTTAAAGTATCTCATACCAGTATCTATCCCCATATTGTGAGAATAGAATGCATCATCGATGTATCCCGCAAATTTACCTTTAACATAGATAACATCTTCACCACAAGGGTGGTCAGCGCAGATACGAATATCTGCACGATTCAATTTCCATTCCTTCATCATATACTTAATTTCTTCTTCGAACTCTTCGTCTTGGTTAAACGCATCGTCGATAGAATATCGCATTACTTGCCTGCCTCGAATTGTCTTATTTCTAACATATGTTTAAGCGCGAAACTTCTCGACTTAACACCATCTAATGCAGCGCTACAGAAGTCCTGGAGCAGTGCCCAATATTGAATTGAAGTATCAATCTTAAGCACGCTTGAATCTGCGGCCATAACTGTTTTCAATTCTGACTTCTCGTACACATCCATGCATACTTCTTCCCCTGGGTCACCCCTTCCCGTATAATGGTCTAGTCGTTTTTTCAGTGCAGTTTTCTTCTGAATCTCAAGACGCATTATTTCTTTCTTGCAGTTGGTATACAATCTCAACCATTTGCTATGCAACAAAACGTTGTTTTGTGTTTCATATTGAATTTGTGTACCATCAATTTTTAAATCTGCATCCAACTCATCCTGAAATACTTCCAACTTATATTCAATCTCTGTTTTCATAATGTATCCAATGTAAGGGTCTAGAACCATTATACAGCCATAAAATTAAAGCATTAACCGTTTTGACTTAACTGAATCCTGATTTGTTCGAGGGTGTCAGGGTCATCAACAATGCTGAACTGAACCGTTACGATGATGGAGTTATCATCATACATAGGGACAACCGCAACCTGCAGATTGCTTATCCTTGGTTCAAAGTTCCGCACAGCGGAGACGATGTTGCGTTTAATGGTATCTGTGATTAATGGTGTGATATTCTCAAAAAGCTGATTACTTATATCACATCCAAATTCAGGCATAAAAGGCCTTGACCCTTTTCTTGTGGTGATTATTCCCAGAAGACTGTTCTTAACAGACCTTGCACCAGTTACTTTAGCAACGTCTTTATCCCAACTTGTAGATAAGTCGGGAGACACATCGCTATACATTTTGTTTATATTCATTTACATAAACTTAAAGAATTCTTTAAGCCCCTTAATTACATGGACAGAATGCGCTCCACACTCACAAGAGATAGGAATAGCCATTTGGACCTGTGGCTTGAGAAGTTCTTCCGTTAGTGCATTGATATCATCGAGGGTAATTGCATTGTACAGGTCCTCGATTTCGGCCTCATTTAAGTCATCAACAACGATGCGCTCGCCGCCTTCCGTGATAATATATTCAATGCAACAAGCAATCATTTTTCCTTTATCACCGTCTTCAAACAGTCCAGGATAACGGAATTTAATTTTAAACGACCCGAAATCACGAATAACTTCAGACTCGTCCACGATGCTCGCGCGGCTTATTGTCACAGGAATGTCTTGTTCCTTTCCGCACTCACATACCCATGTATGCTCGACGTTAACAGCTCCGAGACTATTTGCCCAGAGATTAATAAGAAGCAACTCGGCTTCCTGTTTGTTTAACCCTTTAGCATCAGTGCATTTATTAAGCAGTTCAATTATTGCAGGTTCCATACGCTTTTCTAATTTTGCCTGAAGCAAATCTTTATATTCGCGCAAGGTAAAAGCCCTACAATTTATAGTTTTATTTTTAATTTGGACAATAAATTCATAAGTCATAATTTGCTCCTTTACTGTATTTATAAATATCAATAAAGATAAAAGGGGATTCTATGGCCAATATCGTAAGATGTGAAATGCCAGACGGAGTTCATCGTTTCAAACCGTTTACAGTCGCTGATTACCGTGATTTACTGCTTGTGCGAAACGACATGAACAACAAACCCGTCGAAGAACAAAAACAATTATTAGACGAACTGTTGGAAGATTATTTTGGAGAATATCCGAAAGCATGGAGACCTTACATATTCCTGAAGGTATTCACTTCCTCTATCGGTAAGACAAAAGTCCCGGTAGCGTTCGAATGTCAAAAATGTAAAAAGACAAAGCAGACTTTGTTTAACATGAGTCAAGGCCCATTGATAAATCCAACGATGGAAACTGCCGGGATAAAAATACAATTTAAGTTCCCTGAAGTGGAATATAAAGATAAGTCGGAGCTTGTTCTAAACACCATCCAGACTGTCGAAGACTCGGAACAAAAGTACAATTGGGAAGACCTCCCTGAAGAAACGAAGATGCAAGTTATCGATGCAATTGATATAGAAAGTCTCGAAGAGCTCCTTAAGAAAATGCACTCGATTTATCTTCCATTTACATATGGTTGCTGCGAAAAACACAAAACCGAATATACAGACTTGATTGATGTCTTTAAGCTTATCCTTAACCCGGATGAAGTCTTTGTATTTTATCAAATTAACCACTTGCTGGTAAAGAACCAATATACGCTGGATAGCATCATGCACATGATTCCTATTGAACGAGGTATTGCTTTATCACTAGTTGAGAAGGACTTGAAAAAATGACAGTTAAATCTATGCAGCGTGAAGGCTTTCCTAATATCAGCATCCGCCTTTATGAAGATTATGATGCGTGGCTTGAACACCGTTTTGTAGAACTAGCCGCCACCTTTACAACGTTAACCATGCGTGATTCCCTTTATGGAAGAAACGAGGGGTTGTTGCAATTCTACGATACGAAAAACCTGCATACAAAAATGAATGGTGAACAGGTTATTCAGATTTCTGTTAAGAATGCCAACTCTGACCGAACCCAATCCAGAATATATGGAAGCAAACACTTTGCAGTTTCTGTGGATTCAAAGGGTGATAACATAATTACAATTCAACTGGCACCTATTCACGAAATTGAAGACCTGAAATTTAGTCGTATGTTTTACCCGAGTGTACAAGAAACATTAGTCGAAATGACCGGGGTAATTTATCAAGACAGGCCCTTACTTGCTCCTCCTATAAACGGAATCAACGTTTATGCTCCTAATGTTCCATGGTGTGATTCGATGAACCAATATATGGAATTCATAAGGGAAGTGGGTCTTGCAGTTGAGTCTGATAAATTTGTATTTGTGTGGGAAGATATTGATGGCATCAGTATCCAGGATTATGAGTGGTTAACTGCACAAGAGCCAATTAACTTTGTCGTAGGGGAACCTCGATTGATTGGTCAGTTTGTGCAAAACCTCGATGCTCCGTTAGCCTTCGATTTTGAATGGTTAACAAAGGCAAACCAACACACAAGAAAACCATATGAAAACGCAACCGTGTATGCGCATTCATTCCTTGACAAGAACGCAACCAGAATAACTTTTGGGGAAGGTCAAAACAGTATTCTGGTATCTCGTTCCGGGGGCTATTCGGATTACACGTACCGAAATGGTTTCGAGGAAGCACAACGATTAATAACCATGTCTCAGTATGACGGTTACGCACATTGCAAAACGTACGGGAACTTTGAATTAACCCCGGGTGATAAGATAAATTTCTTTGACCCTAAGAACCAATTCAAATATGATTTTTACGTAGACGAAGTTATTCATGAAGTGAGTAACAATACATCAATTACAAACCTCTATATGTTTACCAATGGTAAGCCTATCGAAGTTGAAGAACCACCGAAGGTTAAAAATGAACTTAAAACTGATTCTGCCGACGAAGAAAATACAGCTGGGTGATAAAGAGATTCATGTACCCAAGCTTGGGCTTAAGCATCACAATCTGATTAAAAACGAGGCCAACCCTTACGCTGCATTAAGAAAGGTTATGCAATCGATATTCCCTAATCTTACAGCAGCCGAATCCGACTTTGTATCCTTACATCTTCTGGAATTCAATGGTAAGCTAAAAGACAAACGCGAGATTAACGGATTTACATATAAGCTGGATGATGTTTATATCTGTCAACGTCTTGAATTCTCTTATCAAGGAAAGACATTTAAATTCCGCTCGAATAAACCGTATGAAGAATTTGGGCCAGTTGACAATCTTCTGGAGACTCTTTATCTCGGGGAAGATGTTCCAGACTTTCTGGATATGCCTGCTTTTGTTGCTAAGTGGGCAGACGATATCACAAGCACATTAGCAATCCCGGGCCCGAATGGTCCTGTTAAGGGGTTACTGAAAATAATGGAACTCCTAAATGAATAAGAACTCCGAACAAACGAGCTTCAGACGCGGTGGACCGAATAAAAAGCTTATCGAAGAATTAGCACCACAAAGGAGGGCGGAAGCCCTCTCTGCTGAACAGAATGATGAACTATCGAATCTGAATACGACTCTTACAAATACTCAGGCTGCGACCGAACTTGTATCGGAAGCTATTGAGGATAAGGGTAATCAGATTATCGAGAATATCCAAACCAATAATGGAGTCCTCCAGGATATCAGTGCTGGGGTCGAACTGACGGCTGAAGCCACCGAGAAGACTCAACAAGGGATTAAAAACCTCACGGATATTCTCTCGGATAAGCTCGACAAACTCAGTGCAATGATAAGCGGTAAAATAGGCGTCACGTCTCCTGTGGCTGGTTCTGAAAGCCTTAAACCCGTTGAGGATGCATTACCAGAGCCTGAAGAGAATAAGCCTACAGCGAGCGTTCCAGCGCTTATACCACCCGAAGAACAAAAGCCAGATGCAGACTTCATACCGGAACCGGAGCAGCCAAAGAATGATGCAGAAGGTAAAGAGACTAACACTTGGTCTCTCGGCGATAAGCTTGACACTCTTTCGAAGATAACCGAAAAAGGATTTAAGGCATCGGTTTCTGTAGCCGACCGAATCTCAGGGATGTTGTTCAAATACACAATAACTGCGGCAGCTGAAGCAGCTAAATTAATAGGCGGATTATTGTTGTTGGTATTCGGCATCGATGCAATACGAGTTTACTTCCAGTATTTCATGAAGCAATTCGAAAAAGGATGGGTCGAATTTAATGATAAGTTCAAAGAATGGGGGCCATTACTCGAAGGATTAATGACTTGGGCGAAGAATGCTGAAGCTATGTTTAGTGAAAGAAATTGGCTTGGCCTGGCAGAAGCTATTATCCGTGGAATGGTTAACTTAACGAAGAATATGGCTCAACTTCTTATGCTTGGTATTTCAAAATTAATCTCGGCTATCTTAAGTAAAATCCCCGGGATGGGTGACCTAGCAGATAATGTGGAAGCCTCTGCGTTGATGTCTTATCAGCAAAACACGGGCGCAACCCTTGATGATGAAGACCAAACAAAGATAGCTAAGTATCATGATAAACGTTCGGCCGAAGCAATGAAAACTGCGGAGAAGATGAATAAGAAGTATAAGGATAAACCTGAACTGATTAATCAAGCCGAAAAATATGGCAACCTTACCAAGGAACAAGCTGACCAGCTTCGTGCAGGTGGTATTGACACAAGCTTCAGAGACCTTCCAGAAGAAGAACGTCTGGACTATTTCAAGAAGCGTGATAAAACCCAAGCCGATATTATTCGTTTAACCCAGACTGCAGATAACTTAATGAAGCCAGATGCAACCGATAAAAAGAATGCTGAAGCCTCGTATAAAGCAATCCAGGAACAGTTGGCTGACCCGGTTATGTCAAAAGGTGGAGCTCCGAAAGACCTTAATATGCGTGCTCTCCTGGAAAAACTCGATAAGTCTCTTGAGAAGTTCAAAGACGAACCGAAAGTTAAACCACCTGATGTTAAGACTTCTCCGGACGCACAACAAGCCGCGAAGGTCGACGAAGGCATGAAGGCCAAAGAAAATAAATACAAGGATGCACCGGCTCAGGCACAAATTAACACGGTCAATAATATTCAGAAGACTTCAAGGACGCAATACAATATGCCTCCTCAAAGTTCAACCCCTGCCCCTGGCATGAGACAGGCCACGAGAATTAACTAAGGAATAACATGAAAGTAAAAGAACTCGATTTCGATTTAGATATTGCGGGTTTATTTAACGGAGGTTCTAAGACCTCCGCTGGGCAGTCAAAAGCTGCCCAGACTCAAGCTACTATTGTGGCGCAATATCCAGCAGAACGAGCTTCCGGTAATGATTCTTCAGATGATATGCGAGTTAATGACCTTTATAAAAATGGTCTGTTATTCACGGCATACAATTTCAGTTCAAGAACATCTCCGGAATTACGCTCAGACCGGTCAAGCCAATTGACTTCATTAAAGAAAGTTTCCAATGGTGCTTCATTTAACCCAGTTAAAAGTTTAACATCTTTTGCTAAATCAAAATTAACCGGCTCCGGTTCAACAGGTAAAAGTTTTGATTCGAACGCTGTTGCAAATATCCTGTTGCCTCGTTCAAAGTCTGATGTAGAATCCGTATCGCATCGATTCAACGATGTTGGCGAATCTCTTATTACGAAAGGCGGCGGCTCAGCTACGGGTATTCTTAGTAACATCGCATCGACCGCAGTTTTTGGCGCGCTCGAATCAGTTACAAACGGTGTAATGGCCGACCATGGCGAACAGATTTACACAACGGCAAGAAGCATGTATGCTGGTCCGGATAACAGGACAAAAGTTTACACATGGGAAATGACTCCACGTAGCGCGCAAGACTTAATCCAGATAGTGAAGATATACGAGATTTTCAACTATTATTCTTATGGTGAAACCGGTAAAAGCTCCTTTGCTTCCGAGCTGAAAGATAAAATCGATACGTGGTATAAATCCACCTTCAAAAAGGAAGCAATCGATAACTTTGACGGTAAGTTGCTCGGTGAAGAGATAACAAGCTTCTTAACGAACGTTCTGGTGGTCTCTAACCCTACTATCTGGTATATCCGTAACTTCGGTGATACAAGCTCATACGATGGCCGTGGGGAGCTATTTGGGCCATGTCAGATTCAGAGCATAAGATTCGATAAATCTCCGGATGGTCATTTCGGTGGATTAGCTATTGCTCCTAACCTGCCATCGACTTTTGTACTTGAAATCACTTTCCGTGAAATCATTACGCTTAACCGTGGCTCATTATATGCGGAAGGTTTCTAATGTTTACTTTACAAGAATTTCAAACACAAGCGATTAATATCGACTTGCAGAGGAATAACCTTTTTAGCGTGGTCTTCGCGACCGCGCCTTCCTCTAAATCTCAGAATCTTCTGGACCAGTTCGGTGGTGCATTATTCAGCAACCTTCCTGTTAACTCGGATTGGTTTGGTTTAACGCAAGGCGACTTAACCCAGGGAATAACAACTCTTGTTACTGCAGGAACTCAAAAGCTTATTCGTAAATCAGGAATAAGCAAATATCTTATCGGGGCAATGAGTAACCGTGTTGTGCAATCATTATTAGGGGAATTTGAGGTTGGTACTTACCTGCTTGATTTCTTTAATATGGCTTATCCAACGGCCGGGCTATTAGTTCACTCCGTTAAGCTTCCGGACAACACATTGAACTACGAAATGGACCTTAACCATAACGCGCCAAATATCAAGATAACAGGGAGAGAATATTCTCCGTTGGTATTAAGCTTTAGAATGGATTCAGAGGCAGGGAACTTCAGAGCATTTAACGATTGGGTCAACTCTGTACAGGACCCAGTTACCCAGCTAAGGGCTTTGCCTGAAGATGTTGAAGCAGATATTCAGGTCAACCTTCACTCACGTAATGGATTGCCACACACGGTTGTTATGTTAACTGGTTGTGTTCCTGTAAGTGTATCTGCACCTGAATTGAGTTATGAAGGGGATAATCAGATAGCTACATTTGATGTGACTTTTGCTTATCGCGTTATGTCAACTGGGGCGGTGGGAAGAAATGCTGCATTAGAATGGTTAGAAGATAAGGTTATTAAGGGTGTATCTGGTATTAGTTCAGATAACAACTTGAACGCAGAAGTTGCCAAATTGAGTCGCCTGTCTGGTGCCCAATCTGGATTAACAAGTCTGTACAATACGTTCACTGGTTCCGGGAGAGCAATCTCTGGTGGAAGTCAACGTATATTATAAAAAGAAAGGGACCCGAAGGTCCCTTTTTTATTTGCGGAATGAAATGAAACCTGCTACAGTCATTACAGCTTCTTTCTTAACAAAGACTGTAATCGCAATTGGCGCTTCAGATTCAAGCTGTCCAGTTACTATACCATTAAAAATATTTTCTGTTTGTTCAGAATTTACAAAGTTTTCAACAGGGCGAAGGTCAAACTTCTTATCTTCACCAAACACGCGGCGCAATTCATTACCCACCGCGCTGTCAAACTCTTCTGAAGCTGGGATAACATTCTCAACTACCAGTTCCTGACCATTAAAGCGAAAAGATGATTTCATTTTGTTTTCCTCATGTGCAATTGATATGAACATTGTATCGCACTTCCTTGTGCTTGTAAACCCCTATGAAAGGAATTTAGGAGGAATACTTTCCAAATTAATACAACTAGCAAGAATACCAAGACCTTGGTTGACTTTCTTCGTCACCCTGGAGGATGCAAACGATGCGAAGTCAACAGATTCTTCTGGTTCCTCGCCTTTATAAACGACAAGCTCGCCAGTTTCCATCAACACATCACCATCATAGATAACTGCATTTTCATCCAGTTGGTCAGTGGTCTGAATGTCAGCTTCCAGCATTTTGACGTTCGCATTTCCTTGATACGACGCATCTGTAATCTTTGTAATCTTAACTATAGTTCCACGAGGAAGAATAACTTCCTGCTCGGATGGGTTGCCTGACAATTCACCAGGAACAATTACGTTAATTAAGTCCGCTCCAGAAATTTTCCAACCGACATGCATCATTACGTGGTCGCGGCGGGCATCCGGCATATCTGGTAAAACAATTTCGTCATCAGCCTGGAAAGATGTCCCATCACGATAGTCCTGATGAACTGCGGCCATAGCAACGTTCGCCACCCAGCCACCAAAGATAATCGGTTTAAACGACGTTGATACATAGTTCCTGAAATAAAATAATTTAGATTTCTTAATTTTATCAAATGTAGGAACGTTTAAATATTGACCACGCCAAAGAGTTGTATTAGGCGGCAACTTATGTCCAATTTCAAAGGCCGAATCCAATTCCTTAATTGTTTCGACAACTCTGTCTAGATTTAGGAATTCAGCTTCTTCTTCATAATATTTGCCCATCAAATAATTATTAATATCGGCATAGTTTGCTCCACAATAATCTGCAATTGCTTCTCGCTGGCCATAATGGAAACGGTTGTCAGTATACCCTGCTGTGAAATTAAGAGTATTTTCTGATGCTTCTTCGGCAAAGTCTTTAACTGCAACACGAATGGCGCTTGTGTATTCTTTTTCCCAGAGCGTGGCTGCATAAGTGGCTGCATCCAGGTTAGGAGGAGCATCATTCATTTTTCTTTCGATAAATGCGGCTTTGCGAAGGTTAAGAATCTCTGCACATGATTCGGCAAAAATCTGCATCTGCTTCATACTACCAACTGGAGCACGTTTAAGTTCACGGTGCATACGGTTAAAAATTGGGTCAGTATCTTCAACACGAATTTCTTCTTTCCAAACACCATTTGCTCGCATAGCCGTATCTGCTGCGCGCATACGTGCCATAGTATTCGTTTCAGAAGGCCGAACAAAAATTTCCAGTTCTTCGGCATCATCAATTAATTCAGCAGTTGCAGGTCGACTAAACTTAGCAGCTTCTGCATCAATTTCGTCCCAACCTTCTGGCACGGAATCACTTGGTGCGTACTGGGCTTGTGCAATAGCTCGGCGACTGATTTTAGTTTTCTGGGCAACAGCAGCGTCGGTCTTTTTGTTTGCTGCGTCAATCAGAACTTCGGCTGCGATTTCTTGTTTGGAGACTTGAGCACCTGTATCTTTATTGGTGAATACATCGCCAACTTTAGTTTCAACTTTTTGATATTTCTCAGGGACTGGTGGCATACCATCAACCGAAAGCAGGTCAACACCCTTTTTGTACATAATTACATAAGCGTTCTTTTTACCGAGGCCAGAAGCATTCGGAAGAACATGATAACGCCCGCTGGTTTTCATTTGAATCAGTCGATTCATAATACGAATAACAGCTTGGTCTTGTCCTTTCATCTTTTTGGATGGGAAACGGAACAAGACTACATCAGGTTTACCTAGTTTAATGCTTTCCCAGACTGTAACAAAAATCAGGTTAATCGCGTCAAGAGGTTTTTCACCTAGACCACCCTTCAGAGGAACAGCATGGCCATGTGAAGTCCCGGATAACAGAAATACCTCGGCAATCGCATCACCGCGTTTATATTGTTTAACCGTTTCTTTGCCCGTGAATTGCATCAAACGAGCCATAAGAGAATTTGTCCCAGGAACACCGAATTGCCAAACCTGTGGGACCTTGTATTTTGGGTTCATATTAATGACAGGATAACCGAAGGCTTCGATATATTTGTCAAAGAGTTCATTTAATTGTTCAGACATAATAGGTTCCTTATAAAATATGATGTATTTATACTAAAAAAGGCCGAAGCCCTTTTGTTATTTTAACCCCGTCTGTGACCAGTCGCCAAATACTTCTTCGAAAGTATCTGCACGGTCTTTATCGAATCTGAACCCTTTGATAATCGGAAGGAACAGTTTAACAGTATTATCTTTACGAGTTTCAGAAGTCAACCAACCATTACATTCACAATCAGCAATCATTCCAACTAATTCACCTTTACGAGCCTTAATCATAAGAGCTTCGCGGTCCATTTCATGACGCTCATCAATTGGGATAATAGCCCATTTCTTAGTCTTCGGGTCTTTGACTTGTGTTGTATCTTTGAAGCCTGACCCACAATTGGTAACAATTTTACCGCAAGAAGATTGAAGCACAACACCACCAATTTTATTTGGGTCTTTCTCGTGCTCATAGAATCCGATAATTTCCAAAGCGATGTCAATAACTTCTTTGAACTTGTACATATTCTTAGAACGCTTGTTTTCCCAAGGAGCTGCAGTGTTTTTAAGAATAATACCTTCGAGCTTTAAAGCAATATATTTCTTATAGATGGCTTTGGCTTCTTCGAGGTTATTAACCACGTGGTTTTCAATCAGAATCATGCGGTCGTAGCCATGAAGCACCACGTTATCTGCAATCATCTTCTCTAATACCGCGAACCGCACATCATATTTCAGAGGGTTAAGAATTTTAACATCTGAATACACTTCAATCAACGGAACATAATCCCAGACCTGGAATTTCATGCCAGCTGCTTCAGTCGCAGTGATAGTTCCTTTTAATGATTTGTTCGCTAGACCGTTTGACTTAGTACGAGATTCCGCAGATTCAATTTGAGTCTCGGCTTGCTCTGTATCGCCAAAAAGGAAGGCCAAACCGTCATTCTGGGGAGCTACTTTCTGTTCATGGTATACTAACTCGCCATCAATTAAAACGCCCTCAGGATGTCTCTCACGCGCTTCACGGGTGGCTTCAATCAGTTCCTTTTTAAGGAGGTCAAGCTTGAGGTATTCGTTACCGGCACGGGATAACAATCGAACATCATCCAACTCATCACCACGAACTTCTGCAAAACACCTGGCACCATCGGCTTTCAATTGTGCAAAGGCCGGGAACTTAATGTTTTTAGCAATACCTGCTTCATCATAAGAAGAAGCAAGCATCTGTGGCTGTTCAGGAATTAAACCTTTCCAAACTTTATTCGCAATCGATACGGATGCCCCACATTCCAGGTCACGCATCATCACACGGCGCAGGACTTCAACATCTGCTTTTTTACCATCAGCAATATAACCCGATAATTCCTCGATTGCAGCATTACCTGTTAATTTACGAGGGGCTAATGTAAATTCGATAAAGTCAAGCATATCACTTATATTCAGCATACCAAAGCTTTGAGTCGTTGTCCCAGGTTTTGGCCATTTCTTGATATAGAACTGAATGCCTTTGGAATATGTCAAACGATACACACGTTTAAGCGTTTCATTTTCAGAATACGATTCCAGGATAGCTTGTTTCTCTTTCGTAGAATCGGTTGCAGCAATTTCATTTAAAATATCTAAAATCATTAATCACCTCTTAGTCGTTGGCTCTATTATATGCCACGTCTTCCAAAAGCAAATCCAGACGCTTATGATAAGTGAACACAAATTTCGTGGCACCGTCTGGTTTCATTTTAGTCATGAAGTGAACATAAATGAACCCCTGCTCAACACATTCACGCCAAACGGGATTATCTTTAGTCGGATTAATATCAAACGAGTAATCATGATTCACATGACGAATAAACTGGTTAACATGACCATAATCCATCGTAGTGGTTGGACCACGGTCAGAAATAGTATGAACGACAAACATATTAACCCCTTCCACCAGTTGGTTGATTGTACCAGTATTCAATACCAGTACCTACGCGCTGACCATATTGGTATGGATATGCTGGATTATATCCAGGAGTCCATTGTTGACCTGGCTGCCAGCCTTGCTGCATTTGTTGTTGAAGACGCCGAGTTTCACGAAACAGTTCTTCCAGTTTATGAAGTTCATCTGGTGTGAATTCTGGTTTGGTCGGTTCATCTTTGTGTTTCAGTTTAAGCTGTCCGGCAACATCGTCCCAATTAAAAACTTTGGAAGCTGTTTTAGGAATAGCATCACGTTCGCCACGAGCCATCCAATAAACTGGAACTGCAAGGATTTCACTCGCATGGTCGCAATGGTGAGCAAGGTCATCAATATAACAAATGACATTATATTTGTCTTTTGCCTTCTGGAACAACTCCTCTTTAGAGGCTGTATGACCACACATCATAACTTCTTTAAACGCACCAGGGAACAAAGCATTCAGGTTGAATTGACGATTCAGACGAGCATCAATGGAATCGCCCAGGGCTGTAACAGCCACAAAATCATATTGTTCTTTGAGGCTATTAATAACCCTTAACGCATCTGCATAAGGAGACAAATAACGAATAAAATCTGAACAGTTATATTTCTCAATCAACTGTGCGCCCAACTCTTCATCACAATTGAACAGTTTGCCAGGGGTCACAAATTTTTCATCCTGAATCATCTTAAGGATATGTTCCAGGGGTAAATTGTATTTTTGGGCGAAATAAGGCAAGCCAGACTGCCATGACAAACATACGCCATCAATGTCTGTTAAAATAACGGGTTTCATAATGCATCTCTCAATTGGTTAAGTATGTCAATAAATTCTTGTTCAGTCAATATTGTATCATGAACAGTAAGGTGGCTCGCCATCGAATGCTTTAAAACTTTGCCCTTTGTAGCTTGTAATGCGTCGCGGAATCCTTTGTTTTGGAGAGCTGCTTCAAAATATGCACTTGTATACAACTCTTTCCATGCTGCAGAGTATCTTGAAAAGGGAATTCCAAGCCAGAAAAGCGTCCCACGGTCCGCAGCTCTTGCATAAGCTCTTCCAGTTTGTTGTGCGACCAGCCCGGACATCCCAAATATACGTTTTTGTTGTTCATAATTTCTCACCTTGCACCCTTGGAGGAAGCCTTCAAGACCTCCAAACTGGATACCATCCATAACAAAAGGCCATTTGGCAAAGTTACTTAATGCACATGATGGCCACGGGAAATTGCTTCTGATTTCTAACTCAGACATCTTTGACACTTATAATATCGATATCACACCAATGACCATAACCTGGTAGACGGTCTTCAACAGATAAACCGCTGACATATTTGAGCATCGTTGTTTTCATTATAACAGGTTCAATATCTTGACCGCCTGGGCGAACGTCAGTCACGCGATAAGTCACTTCAACCATTTCTGTGCCCAAAATTTTCTGAATCAATTTCTTAAACATATTATCCTCGCTTTAAACATTTGATTACAGACAATTCTTGCCCCATGCGGACGTCTTCAGTTCCATCAACCCACAGGACTGCATAGGCTTCTTTAATGGAAATATTACCAAATTTGAAAGCAGGCAGGACCTTGGAAATCATTCCAGGAATACCCACACCTTTTAACTGAACAGTTTGTGATAAGAACAATTTCATTAAAACCTCGTCTGAAAACCGCGCGATTTAACATTCTTGCCATTGATATCAGAGGAATTAATTTCACGTGCTGCAATTGGGTCAATATCAATGTCGCGACTAAGCTTGGTGATTGCTAGAGTATCGCGACCATTTACAGTGCGAAATTCTAGTGGACAAACTACATCAACATAGTTCTTAATGGAATCGCGTGTTGGTTCACACCCAGCAGGAACATTAGGGCCTTTTTTAGAGAAAACAACTTCACAGAAATTTTTACGAGTATCAAAATAAGTGGTCATAAACATAATATTTTCCTCAAGGGGCTTTCGCCCCATTTAAGATTAGATATCAAATTCATTAAGAACTACATCAAAGATTGCTTCCAGGTGTGCAGGTTTTGCTTTGTTGCTCAGAATATGGCGAATCCAAGTTTTAACCAGAAGCTTACGATTAACACCATTCCAGCAAGGATGAGTACCTAAATCACGTTCACGGAAATCATCATCCAGAGCGATTTTAAAGTTGGAACCTTCCATTGTGATTGAAAGAGTGATACCATTTTCAAATCGCATATAAACATAGTTGGGAGTCATATACTGTTCAATTTCACACACTGAACCATTTTTATGTTTCCATAAACAAATAACTTCAGAAGAACCTGGGATACAGTTGGAAACATATTTGCGTTCAAAGTTGATGTAGTTCATTTTATTCTCCAGTTATTTTCATTTGTTGGTACAGGTTTATAATATCATAACCTGTACCAAAGTAAACTGTTTTATGCGACTTTAATCCAATTATCTAAATTTAATTCACCCTTAGCTTTCATTTTTTCAATCAGAAGGTCTGCAGTGGTGCGACCATTTTGATACCATGTAACATCTTCAGAATAACCAGTTTCTTCATCTTCATAGGTCTTACAACGAATCTTACCAAGAATCAAAGTTTTCAGTTCGTAGGTATCACCAGTAAAAAAGTTTGTTACCAAAATTTTCCAGGAGAAGTCATCAGAAGGACCTTCAGGAGTCATGCAACCAACAAATTCAAACTGTTCTTTATGCAAGTGCCATTGGAGTTCTTTAGTTTCAATGGCTTTATAACCGTCGTGGTCTTTACCTTTGATGTATGAGTTAAGATTGATTTTCATTTTATTCTCCAGTGTTTTATTGTGTAACTCAGTATGGAATCATTATGCACTGGTCAAACCCTGTTGTAAACCTTTTTATGGAAATAAAAAAGGGACTCCGAAGAGTCCCTGAACTTATGCTTTCGGCTTACCAAAGCAAGCTGCATCGGCACGCAATACCGCACGAGCACGAGCCTGAAGTTTATCAGTCACCTGATTGATTCGCTTGTTGGACGCACGCTTGTAACCAGCGCGTTTGGAGGAGCCATCAACAACTTTAACTTCTTTCTTAGCCATATTAAATTCTCTTTAAAATAGAATGCAGGACTTATTGACATTGCCCGCGCAAGCCCTCGAAGGGAACATTAGGTTTCGGATATTTAACGGCAGGATAACCATAAACCTCGCCATCATACCTTATAGCTCTTATCTGTTGCACACCGTTAGCTTAAAGGTTCCGGGTTCGATTACTCGAGGATAAGATATATACTGATGGATATATAGGCCTTGAGGCGTACTCCCGATTGGCCATCACCTCGGGGTAGCATGCACTTGCCGCTATAAAATAACATTCAAGAGGTACACCATAAAACTGCCGAGGTCTTAAAACTATAATGATTCGCAAATCATTAATCAGACAGTTCGATGGCTCCTCGATTTTCTAGCCGCACTTAAGGTAGCGAATCACCTAAAACTTACTTCAGAGTAACGACAAAATGGCGAACAGCTTTGCGAGCTGCAGATGCCAGCGGCTTAGCAAATTTCAGTTCATCTTTAGCTTCGAGCACAGCGCGAAGGTCGGTTTGTACCGGGTTAAGATGTTTGAAATACTGCAGAATTTCCAGTGCTTCGGCTTCAACATCAATAGATGCGCCGTAGTTTTCGTGACCGTTATTCCATGCAGTGCGTTGCAGTTCAAGAGCGTGTTGTAATTGTTTGTTTAAAGACATTTTAGAAGCCTCAATATGAGGTGAATATTTGGTGGACACGTTCTTCTGAATTTCACTTCCTTTCGGCAAGTCTCTCAGTTGTAGTCCACCGTTTAGGATTCTCCGGGTAACTAACTGGTCCGGCAGCCAATCCATATTATTATTTATAACGCTAATTTTACTTATAAAGGCAAGGAACAGCTTTATAATGACAGGTCACAAATTTCTGCTTAACTTCTTTAGCCTGCTTAAGTCCCAAGGCAACCAGAGGATGTGGAACGTTTGCAATCTTGCCAACCGGAAGAGGAGTCAAATCACCTACTTCACAGAAGCCTTCAGGAACATCTGAACCAATCGAAAATACTTCACACATCTCGGGAATTTCACCCTGATGAAGTTTTCCGATAACGATACCTGATGCCGTAGTTTCTTCGTCACCAGCTTGCTTTGGCTCAGAAACCAAAATAATATATTCACCTACTGCTTTAATTGGTAATTCCATATTTAATCCATGTTGTTTGGTCATGTATTAATAATAACACGCGTTGTTTGAAGCATTAAAGGACGAGCAGAGTCTCGGTCTGTAATCCATTCACAGAAATCAATTTATTGAAACAGAATGAACGCCACTCATTAAGCTTGGTATCAAATACCCTGATATAGCTAACCGGTTCTTTACTAGCTTCTGGTCCAGGGGCCTGGATTTCTTTATACGGCAACAGGTCCAGGTCGCGAGTACAAGTCATACGACGGATGCTGCCATCTGCTTTTTCAAACAGAACTTCGTGAAAGCCAACAGACAAGATAGTCTTGACTTTTTCACGGAGGCGAATTGTTTCTTGTTCAGTTAAAATCATAATTATTCCAAAACAGTTTTAATGGTGGTTGTACCGCGCGATTTTAAAGCGCTCAACAGGTTTTTACATTTTTCAAAAACTGGGTCCGTTTTATACTTAATGCTTTCATCAATCCATTCGGATTTATAGTAAGACTTCCAGCGAGAGAAAAAGTTCTTTTTGTATTCTACTGAAAAAGCAATTATACCAGTTCCTCTTGAACTAAGCCCGGATATTTTAACCATACGAAATTTCATTATTCACCACAAAATTCGTTAATGTTTTCCCAGTTCAATTTGTCTAGACTACGCTTAGGCACATTGAACACCTCAATTCCTGCATTCTTTAGGATATCATCCCAACCGGGAATATTCTTGTCATACGTTTCACAGTAAACCAATTTCTTGATTCCTGATTGAGAAATTGCCTTTGCACAATCAGGGCAAGGAGAAAGCGTCACGTACATAGTCGCTCCCTCAATTGACGACCCCATCCTTGCTGCGAACAAAATCGCATTAAGTTCTGCGTGGATTTCGTTGTTCTTTGACCATGCAGAATGTTCTTCACGATGAGCTTTCGCCAATACAAAACGGTCAACCTTACTGAATCTCACACATTCTGGCTTGTGGCCAGGGACGAGAACAGGTTTAGGTTTATTCAGTAACCAACCTTGCTCCTCTGCATGCTCGCAACAGTTAACCCCACCTGCAGGGGAACCATTATACCCTGTAGAAATAATGCGACCATTCTTTTCAATAACAGCTCCCACTTTCCAGGAGCAGCATTTTGATTCTTGAGATACAAGGTACGCGATTTGCAGAACAGTAGTTGGTTTCATTTACATCACCACGAGATAATTGGTTTTAATAGTTTCAACACGATATAATTCATGTCGCAATTTAGTAATGCTCTTAACATGTGTTGTAATTATACTATCACCATCACTGAAGCGTTTTTTCTTATCATCAAAAATCACCCCAAACATTCGCTCACCAATTTCTACAGGAGCTTCTGTGATAACAACCGCATCATAATTACTTGGGTGAATACTTTTAAACAGAGCATCATTCGCAAGCGTTACTTTAATAAATGCAGTTGTCTCCGGGTCCAACTTACGATGGTCACCCAAATCATTTTTAAGTGCTTCCTGGAAAATATCCATCAAATTCATCATTGAATGTACACTCGCTGCGCTTCAACCAGACCATCAGAACCCAATTTCAATTGAGTAAGCTGGTCACCATCTTTTGGATTAATGACAATCATAAAACTGCGTGCAGATTCCTGAATAACTTGCAAAGTCGCATTAGGGAATCGCTCTGATACGCGGTTAATCATCGTTTGAGCAAATGCCTTCACTTTTTCGTGGAACTCTTCAACAGTAATTGGGGTTTCGCTAAGCATCAGATTGTCTCCTGTTTTACTTGTTTAACGATAGAAGCTTTTGTGATATCGCCCTTGATAATATAGCAATCTTCTGCAGTACCACGGTTTAATAGGCGCTCTGCTTCGTCTTCCGCATATTCTTTTGATGTATGACGAGAGTTAATCTCAATCTTGCCATTTTTAACCACGAGTAATTTCCAAACTGATGCAAGTTTCACCGGTACAGGCTCAACTTCTGGCTTAACACCAACTTCCGCCTGGATGAAATAATCAAATTCATCAGACAATGGACCAGCAGAAACAAACATTGCTCCATGATGCCTGTTCTGTGTGCTAGATATTTTTGCCAAATCCACAAAATCATTTTCATCAATCAAACGAATCTCACAAACTTTTTTACCGCCGCTGATAGCATCAGGTACAATCTTAACTTCAAACGGAGTCATGCCGATGTATCCAGCAATTTGGTAATTAGCTGCCCAGCCTCCGGCAATAAATTGTTTTTTGGCATTTTCAGACGTGAATTTGTAAAACTTACCTTCTTCAAAGAAATTGCTCATTTTGTTTTCCTCATGTGTTGATGAAATTCATTATACACCATCCGTGGTGAAAGTAAACACTTAAATTGCTTCGACAACTACCGTTTGTTTCTGGAAGTCCATTTTGCATGAAATGGCCAAAATGCGGTTATCAATTTTAAACGGAACAATTGCAAATGCTGCACCAGGCGTGAGTTGAACAGTGATTGCATCAACTGCATCCGGGAACATGATTTCCAGAATAGCAGACAAACGACCATGCACCTTTAGTTCAGTCGACACGTCGACGCTTTCGTATAGATAATCAGATACAATCTGACTAAAAACTACTTTAACAATTTCAGAATACGTAGGAAACATTTTCTTTTCTCGCTTAGTTATTGGGGTATCCAAAGGACCTAGACCCCATTATAACATAAAATTTTTAAAGCGTTAATGAACGGTATGCACCTTGACATTAACGATAAATCGGTCAATGACTTCAGTCAGCGGAACAAACTCAACATAGTACTCGCCTTTGTAACGTTCATTGAGGTCATTACGAAGGGCCGCTAGCGAGTTAATGAGGGCAGGAGACATATTCTGCCCTACCAGTTTCTGAAGCTCTTTATAAGCTTCTTCTTCAACTTCATGGTGTTTGTTATACATAATGTTCTTCCAAGAAGGCCAAGAGTTCTGGAGCGGATTTAAAAATACCACCATCGACCTTGTCTTCATCTTTATAGTCCATCACATCCAGGCCAATACGTCCATCAGTTAAAGGCCATACGCCGAAGAAAAAGCATTTACGTTTTTCAATTTCTTCGATTGTACGAAAAATCTTTTCGATATTATTCATTAAAAGTCCCCATGGGCGACCTGCCAACATTCAACACCAATACGGCGCCACATCTCAACGACTTGGCTGCGGTCATCAATAGCTAATTTCACATCATAATGCGGGGCAATTTTGTTCCAGAAAATTTCTTCCTTCACAATATCATCTTTACGGTCGTCACCTTGCTCGCGCTGGATATGAGTTTCCCAAGGAATTCCATACTTATCCATCCAGGCTTTGGTGGCTTCATAATATTCCGTTGGATTTTCTTCGGTACCAGATTCGCGCCCAGATACTGTGATAATACTATACCCAGCGTGGTGAAGCATTTTCAGGTACTGAACAACCATTTTGTTTGGTGCATCAGTAGACAGTTTTGCAAGCTCAAATGGTCCACGAGCCACATGCAAAGCCAATGTTCCGTCCAGGTCAAAGATAATGGCTTTTGGTTGGCCATTGGTTCCTTTATAAACCGGAAGACCAAGGAAGGTACGCATATGACCATACATGGAACGAAGAACATCAATTGGAACTGCTTTTGAACCACGGCGATTGTTGCGTTTAACCAGTTCAGTCCAAGGAACATCAAATACTTTATATTCAACTTTCCAATTGTGTTCTTTGGCAAAGGTTTCCCACGCCAACCGGCGTTCAGGATTCAGGTTAGTGTCTGAAATAATTACACCTTTAACAGAATCACCACCATACAAAATACCCTTTGCAACATCAAACTGCATACAGGTTACGATGCCTTCTTTCTTCTTGGAGTATTTGTATTCATCACGGGCTTCATGACCCATGATGGATTGACGGTAATCATCGCGGTTAACGTTAAAATAACCAGGGTTCTTAGTGATGAATTCACGCGCCCAGGTACTCTTACCAGAACCAGGACAACCTACAGTCAGAATAATTCTTTTCATCATTTAATTCCTAACAGAGTTTTAAGAAGCTGAATACGCAATTCAACACGCCCTTCATTTAATTCAGCTACTGCCTTATTGCTTGACTTGCGACGAGTATTGGCGGAGATGAACATAATTAAATGCTCTTTAAGTTCCCGCATATCAACACCTTGAGCCTTCGCCGCTTTACGTAGAGCTTTACCTGCATCATCTAAGGCTTTTGCAGGGTCTTCATCATTCAATACCAACCCGCGGTCTAAATCCAAATATACTGCGCCATGGCATGAATCAATATAATTGTCTGAACACTTGATGTAATTCTCTAATAACTCTTTCATACACCAAGCTCCTTATAAAGTTCTTCGCGACAGGTTTTAAGGATTTTACCAGTTTCATAAGCTGCACTTTCAGAAACATCACCAAGTGCAGCGGCAGATTGCATTTGTCCATGGCGTTTAGCTGCATATTCAAAACTTTTTACTAGCTCACGAATACGTTCTTTTTCATTGTATTCTTCAATGAATTCAGGATATTCCCAAACTGGGCGCATCATACGATACCAATGCTGAATAGTAATATAATTACTTCCATCCAGATTAATAATTTGCGAAGGCTTAATAGCGCCCGGAGCATAAAAAGTTACCTGTCTTACTACATCAATACCGTCCACAATAGCCCAAGCAAAATCGAAAGTGGCCTTCTTTTCAATTGGCGTGCTCGCACAAGACCCTAACTTTAAGAGCTTTTGTAATACAGGAGATTTAACTCCTGAAATGTACACAGGATTAGCTACAAAGCTGTTATCACGTAATGACATAATAGTTTCCTCAAATATTTTATAATCCGTAGGAGCATTATACTCTGCTCCCGTGAGTTTGTATACTACTTTCCGAAAAGACCTTGAACACATAAAGTGGCCGCAATCCCAAAACAAAAACAGAATGCACCAAATCTAACAATATCCCAACCAAGGCTACAGGTCTCTATCATTTGCAACGTTCCTCTTTTAGTTCAGAACGATAATAACATAACATACCTTTTTGGTCATGTACATATCTTTTTACATCATTCATCCAAATCCTGAATTCTTGCGATGCTTCAAAAGGCATACCAACCCAGGCTTGACCCTCAATTACCTTCACTTCCCATTGCTGCTTATAATCAGCCAATGCAACAGGCCAATTAGGATGAACTTGGATTGTGGGCTCCACAACGGGCTTCTGGGCACATGAAACGAGTCCGATAGCCAAACATACTGCCATGATAGATTTCATCATTTGGTGAGCTCCTGGAAGTCCTGGGCAAACTTATCAAAGGACTGATTAATCTGTTTTTCAACTAATTTAGGCTTAGCTGCCACAACCTTAGTACGTTTTGCATCTGCGCGAAGTTTATCATTTTCCTTCTGCAGAAGTTCAACATATTCCTGGCGCTCCTGGTCAAGGAGATTAATTTGATTAACCTGGTCTTTTATTGATTGCAGATTTTTTGCGTTATCTTCTGCAACTTTGGTGACCGCAGCCACCTCTGTCTTGAGATTATCCACTTTTGCTTTTAGATAGAAACCACTACCAGCAGTTACTACCAGGGCAAGCATAAGCCCTGCGGTCAGATTACTTATTTGCATAACTTGATGATTACCTCAACAATATCATCCTGGGATAAACCATTCAGGAGGATGTGATTTGTACTGTCAGATGCTGAAATGCGGAACTGATTACCAACTTCATCCGCCATATCATCCTGGGTTAACACTGGGTGTTTAATTCCCAGGCGGTGTTGAAGTGTCAGGGGTTCAACCACAACATAACAAACACATCCATTGATATGCACATTAGGTTGGGTCTGATTGATGAACACTTCTGCATCATATTTAACCAAATGGTTCTTTAAGAAGTCAACCATTTCTGGAACAGATTCATGAAGGGCTTCTTTCCGCTCTTCTGATTTCTTATTGCGATATTCCTTCTGTTTGGTCTTCAACTTATTATCAGACGCCAGTTTCTTTCTTAAGTCAGTAAGGAACCCAACATTTTTGGAACCTTTATAAACATAGATTCCGTCATGGCGGTCACCATATACATCAACAATCATATCATTTGAAATCAGTTGCATATTCATAATATTTTCCTCAATAGCGGTTATAACCTCTAGGACCAAAAGAGTTTGCACCCAGGCGCTCATCTTTCTTTTTAGCTCTTGCTCTAAACCCAGAATCACCTGTTTGGTCTTTCAGTTCTTTTAACAATTTGGCCTTCAGGTCAGTAATGAAACCAATCCGGCGGTCTCCCTTGTAGACATAGATTCCATCATTTCTGTCGCCATATGCCTTTGTAACTCTGTCATTTGAAATTAAGTTTAACATGTTTTGGTCCTCATCAGTAGTTGATGGAACCATTATGTATAGAAAGAAGGGGCTTGTACACCCCTTTTTTATTATTCAGGCAGGATTACATCCGCTTGGTAGTCCGCTGGGATGTAAAGTTTATGATTTTTAAGGAAAACATTATTGATTTGAGCGATAGTTTGCTCTGTTTCCTGGGGACGTTGATAGGTGTTCATTAATACAGAGAACAAACCCGGATATGGTTTACACAGTTCTTGACCTTTAATCGCAAACTCGCGTCGGTCTTTTCCTGCCAACTGTTTCTGGGCATCAAGCAACAGTCCCAGGGTATTGGACAGATAATCCAGATGGGTCAAAGTAAAGGCATTAACTTTTTCACGAGCATACTCATCGCCAGTAAACATGGCAATAACATCATCTGCACCGCCTGCAACAACAACTTCAAAAAGACGCTGGTTATTGTTAACAGAATCCTTTGTATGGTGTAAAGCACAATACCATTCTGTCTTAACTTTAAATTTGCGACCATCGACCAGCTCATAGACAAAGCCTTCAATCTCTTTCATATCACGGACGTTTTCAATTGTAGCCGGGTCATATGCTTCAACCAGGAATGGACGAAGCGCTGCATCTTTAAACAAATCCTGATAAGGGATATATTCACCAGTTTCATTATGGCGAACGTTCAGTAAAATCAGGTCACGTTCCTGGTAAGGCAAAACAATGCGGTTGGTTGGCGCAACATATTCCATATTGCATGTATAACCAGCTTCAGTAATTTCAGTTACGCGCTCACGGAAAGCTATACGGTGTTCTTGTTTGAATACCTGCAGCGCTTCTGCAGCCTGGGAGCTTTTGATTGACCCTTTGGATTTAAAAGCAATATTGGTCTGGTCCATATAAGTGGAGACAAGAGAGCCATCGGCCTTGGTCATGACCAGCGCAACTTCATCCATATTGATATCCATGGTCAACGGATTTTCGCCTAAGTTAAAGAACTTTTCCATAGGACGAGCCGCAATACGAACTGGACCATCTGCATCCATTTCAAACATAATGCCGCGGCACTCTAATGCATCATCAAGGAGCCAATCACTATAGGAAGCATAGTTATAGCTAAAGATGCGGAACTTGGTTTCAAATGGAGAAACGAAATCAGTATAGAAAAACTTACCTTTTTCAGATTCAGCACACAGCTTCATTAAGTTGTCATATAATTCAATCATTTCTTCACCTTATGTTGGTAGTTCCACGGGGGATTAAAAAGCTTTATGAACATCGGCTCTTCCAGAGACATAGTTTCGACTGACATCGTACCAAGTTCATTGGTCATTGATAGATTGAAACATTGTCGTGCATAGAATACCACCTTTTGACCTGCATGTAAAGCTTCATGTATCATCCGGGATTTGTTTGAATCACTCGTTTGTTCTATACGATTGATTGCAGTCCGGTAATAATTGATTCGCTTCTTCAGGTTGTTCGTCTTACCAATATACACTAGTTCGTCGTCAACTGAAATAGCGTAGATAACATTTTTCTTGTTCGCGAGTGTAAGGGTAGGGATTTTACCATCGACTAACTCTAACTCCGCATATTTTATAAAACTGTATTCGTCAGCGATTTGTTTCATAGACAAAAAGGGCCGAAGCCCTTTCCTTATAGATATTTACGGAAACCAGCAAGAACATTCTCATCGACGTCATTGTCAATCTGGGCTACCAGGTAAGCGGACAACTCAACTTCTTGTGGCGCAGATTGCACATTATCAGAATTGAGATATTCGCGAATCCATGGAATCGGGTGCTTAGTAGATTCTAACACGATTTCACAAGGGAGACCGCATTGCTTCATACGAGAAACTGTCAGGTAATCGATGAACCGGTTAAGAATCTCGACGCTCAGCCCGGGGAGTCCACCATCTTTAAACAGATGCACAGCCCATTCTTTTTCCTGGCGATTGACTTCCATAAAAATGGCTGCGGCTTCTGCTTCGCATTCTTGAGCGATTTTAACCCATTCGTCACCGTCAACACCGGTCTGCAGCTGACGAAGAATATATTGGGTCCCCTTAAGGTGGAGCTGTTCATCACGGGCGATGAACTTCATTATCTTCGCATTGCCTTCCATGATTTCCATGTTCTTATGGAAGTTGAAAGTACAAGCAAAAGATACATAAAAACGAATGGCTTCCAGCGCATTAATGACATGAAGGCAGAGATAAAGAGACTTCATCAATGCTCGTTTGGCAATAGCTTCTTGTGTGATAGCTCGTTCCAAACGTTGGTCCGCTTCGGGAGTTTCTTTGGCTAGTTCAATAAAAGCAATCTGGTTTTGCCATTGACGAGTTTTATTCAGAACGTCGTCATAATAATGTCCGATGGATTCGGCTCGCTTCATGATTGCATCATCTAACAGGATTTCGTCGAATACCTTCGCCGGGTCTGTATAGAGATTTCGCATGATGTGTGTATAAGAACGAGAGTGAATTGTCTCGCTGAATGTCCAGGTCTGAATCCATGTATCAAGACTTGGGTCAGAAACTAATGCGGCTAATGCTGCAGCTGGAGCACGGCCCTGGATACTATCCAGAAGTGATTGGTATTTCAGGTTATTGGTAAAAATATTTTGTTGATGTTCAGGAAGCTTATTAAATTGAGCCCCGTCCATCATCAGGTTTACTTCCTCGGGTCGCCAGAAAAAACTCAACTGCTTTTCACAAAGCTCTTCAAAAACTTTATGACGCTGGATATCATACCGGGCGATGCCCAATCCAGAACCAAAGAACATCGGCTCGGCTAAAACATCCACCGGAGTGGTATTAAAAACTGTACTCATTTTATTTCCTCAATAGCTCATCCATGAGCATAATTATATCAAAGTTTACATGCGGAGCAGTCTTCTGCTTTAGGAGCTTCGATTTCGTAATCGTCTGTTCCGGAACCGTCTCTAGTGTTATGATAATAAAGGTTTTTTCCACCAAAATACCAGAAGTACATCAAGTCGTCAAGCATAACTGACATCGGAACTTTTCCTTTCGGATAATTCTGCGGGTCATAATATGTGTTTGCTGATGCTGACTGACAAATCCATTTCAACATAATTGCGACTTGAGTCAGATAAGGTTTGTTACCTTGCTTAGCCAGCACCCATGCGTAATCGTACAATCCTTTATTATGTTCGATATTAGGAACAACCTGGTTAAAGGAACCTTCTTTACTTTCCTTGATACTTACTGGTCCACGCGGAGGTTCGATACCGTTTGTACTGTTAGAAACTTGGGAAGATGACTCACACGGCATAAGTGCTGATAATGTGCTATTACGGATGCCATGTGCAACCAGGTCTTCCCGCAGCTGCGCCCAGTCACAAACGTAGTTTGGAGCTGCGATTTGGTCAATCTTTTTATTGTACCAGTCGATAGGTAATTCGCCTCGAGCCCAACGAGTGTCTGAATAATATTCGCAAGGTCCTTTTTCTTTGGCGAGCTTGATTGACGCTCGGATAAGGCCATATTGTAATCTCTCAAATAATTCATGGGTTAAATCGTTTGCATCAGCGTAAGAAGCGAAATTGCTTGCCAGCCATGCAGCATAGTTAGTAACCCCAACACCCAGGTTGCGGCGTTTTTTGGCTTTCAGAGCTTCTTTAACCGGATAACCCTGGTAGTCCAACAGGTTATCAAGAGCACGAACTTGAACTTCGGCCAGCTCGTTAATCTTATCTTGGTCCTGCCAGTCAAAACTATCCAGAACAAATGCAGAGAGGGTGCACAATCCGATTTCAGCGTCTTCGCTGTTCACATCAGTGGTCGGGATTGCAATTTCACAACATAAATTCGATTGACGAATCGGAGCCTTATCGCGGATGAACGGAGTATAGTCATTCACGTTATCAACGAACTGTGGATAAACCCTGGCTGTACCGGAACGTTCAGTCATGAATAATTCGAACAGGTCTTTTGCTTTGATGCGCTTCTTACGAACTGTCGGGTCTTTTTCCAAGGCTTCGTATAACTCACGGAATTTATCCGGGTTATCAAAATATGAATAATACAATTCACCACCAGCTTCATGTGGACTAAACAGAGTGATGTAATCATTCTTAGCCAGACGTTCCATCATCAAGTTATTCAACTGGACGCCATAGTCCATATGTCTGATGCGGTTTTCTTCAACGCCCTTGTTGTTCTTCAGAACGAGCAAATTTTCAACTTCCAAATGCCATAAAGGATAATAAGCAGTAGCAGCGCCGCCCCGGATTCCACCTTGTGAACAGGATTTAACAGCCGTTTGGAAATGTTTCCAGAACGGAATAACACCAGTATGACGAACTTCACCCATACCGATTTTCGAACCTTCAGCACGAATCATACCAACGTTGATGCCGATACCCGCACGCTTACTGATATATTCGATGATTGAATTGGCAGTCTTATTGATTGACTTCAGGGAGTCTGCAGCTTCGATAACCACGCAGGAACTGAACTGCCGGGTAGGTGTTCTGGCGCCCGCCATGATAGGTGTGGGCAACGAAACCTGTCTTGTGGATACTGCATCATAAAAACGGCAAACGTGCTTCAGACGGTCCGTTGGTTCATCCTGGTGCAGTGCCATGCCGATAGCCATGATAGCGAATTGTGGAGTCTCGTAGATTTTACCAGTGGTTTTATCTTTAACCAGGTATTTCTCTTTAAGCTGCATCGCGCCTGCATAAGTCAGGTCAAAATCACGTTCGTGCTTGATACGAGATTCCAGATAAGTAATCTCTTCGGCGGAGTAGCTTGACAACAGCTCTGGGTCATATTTGCCTTCATTAACACAATAAGAAATCTGGTCAATAAAAGAACGTGGCTCGAATTGCCCATAAACATCTTTACGCAGAGCAAACATCGTAGCCTTCGCTGCAACATATTGATAATCCGGTTCTTCGACCGAGATAAGCCCAGCAGACACTTTGATGATAACCGTCTGAATATCGCGGGTAGTCATACCATCGCGCAGATGTGGTTTGATTGTTTCGTATAATTCATACGGGTCGATATTAGTTCCTTCGCATGACCAGGAAAGAACTTTAATAATTTTCTGGCCATCAAAATCTTGAGAGACACCACTACTTTTTTGTACTTGCATGTTTTCCTCTATAGTTCAAAAGGGTTGGGAACCTTAAATTGACTCTGGCAGTTCCGAAGACATTTCATCATTATATTCTTCTTCTGACTGGACGGTGATGTCAAAATATGATTGGACGTCACCGGCTGCATCATGACAGTAGACACGTTCATGACGTTTGGCCAGAAATTTGATTCCGTCAATAGTGATATAAGAATTTGGTGCCGGTAAATCCTGTTCGGTAAATTGCAGCATTTCAAAAATGACTTCGCCGGTCTGGCGTTTAAATCGTAAATTCATAATTTCCTCTCATTAAATTTTAAATAATTATATCACAGTGCCCTGAAGCGGAATCGTATTTATGTTCCCAAATCCTCGAGCGAAAAGGTATCTTTGAAAAGTTTGTTAACGACCAGGGCGATAACATCGCCATGGCATGCTTTTGGTTTGCATGTACAGGCCAATCGCATTCCGCGTAGGGTTTCTAGGTGTTCTCTTTTGATTTCGCCCGATTTAATCTTTGCTATGAAATATTCTTTAAAGTTCTTTATGTTTTCTTCTCGGGTACCATCTTTATATGGGTTTCCCCACATGGTACCCCGTTGAATATTCACATCAAAGTCGGATTGATATTTGTTAACAACCCGACAGGCTTTCATAGTAGGAAGTTAAGTCCGACCATTACGACCAGAAATAAAATACCGGCAATTTGAATTTTCATTAGACCTCGACAATAAACCAGATAGACTGGTGTTGGGTTAAATCGTGATATTCATATGATTTAATCACACGCATAACATAAAGTTCTTTGTTCTGGACAAAAATCGTTGTTTTCTCTTTAGGCAGCTCATCGAGACTTATATTCATTTTTTCAAACAGCACCTCACGGGTGCCGTATCTATTGTTTACTATACGAATATTCATTATACCGCCATCGGTGCTGGGATTGTAGGATGTGGCTCATAGTTTTCCAGAACAAAATCACCCGGAGACATATGACGAGTCACCCAATATAACTGCATTTCCGTGTCCCACTGCTGGAATTGCTCTGGCCAATTAATTTTCAGAGTTGGCAAAGTCTTAGGTTCACGACGAAGAACTTCTTTGCATTGCTCGATATGGTTAAGATAGATATGTGTGTTACCACCCATGAATACTAACTTACCAGGCTTGAGTCCAGTCATTTTAGCGACGATATGTAAAAGCGTACCATAAGAACCAATGTCAAACGGAAGCCCCAGGAATACGTCAACCGAACGCTGATACCATAACAGGTCAAGCTCACCATCGTGTACGTTAAATTGGTAAAGCAGATGACAAGGAGGCAGAGCCATTTGTTTCAGTTCAGCCGGGTTCCATGCAGATACAATCTGACGACGGTCAGTCGGAACTTTCTTAACTTTCTCGATGGTCTCAACCAGCTGGTCAACCCCACCAAAATCGCGCCACTGTTTACCATATACTGGGCCCAGTTCGCCATCAACATAACCTAATGCACGACCTTGGGCTTCAAAGTTCTGGTCCCAGATGGTCTTTTTATCAGAGTCGGGGCCATGAGTAATTTCACGAAGACGTTCAACGTTCGTAGAACCTTCCAGGAACCATAGAAGCTCACCAACCACAGATTTGTATGCCAAACGTTTAACGGTCGTTGCAGGGAAGCCTTCAGACATGTCCCACTCAACTTTAGTACCAAATGTTGCGATAGTACCAGTCCCTGTGCGGTCGTCAGTCTGATAGCCAATGTCAAATACAGTTTGAATCAAGTCTTGATAATTTTTCATTTATATACAGTCTCTGTAATATGGGTTACTTCATCTATTTTATACCAATGGGTTTCAAGCATTTCACGTTTGCTTATATCATACAGGAAGTCACTATCCAACTGTACTGTTGAGTTTACGCGGTGCTTTTTATAAATTTTGGTCATGACAATTTCATCAGCATAAGGTGCAGCGGCTTCTAATAATGATTTGCCACCAATAACACAGATATAATTTTCTGAAGAAATAAGCATTTGTGCAGGAGCATCTGGCGCGGAGATAGAAATTTTTTCACCAGAAACTAATTTCAAATAATTAGCCCACGTGATATAACCACCCGCTAACTCACCAGCCTTTGTAACTGGATACGGTCGCGCTGGGTCAGCCACAACGACGTGAAAGCGTCCCTTTAATGTAGACGGCAGGCTTTCAAAGGTTTTTGCTCCCATGAGCACGATAGAGTTTTTTGTGCGAGCCTTGAAGTTCTGCAGGTCCTTTTTGATATGACCCCATGGCAGACCATCATCAAGTCCAAACGCATTTTCATCACGACCATCAACTGTTTTAGTTGGAGAATAAGCGAATACTAATTTAATCATTTTTCCCACCATGCAATAGCTTCATTTGTGTCATAGAAAATGTCTGCATCTATTTTAACACCATCTTTAAAAAGTGTCACTGCTGCTTTAAATAATTCATAGTTGTCCACAGACATATCAGCTGCATCATTAAAGGCCTTTTCAAATTCATTGACATCAGGGTCATTTAATGCGGTGAAGAGTGTCCAGCTATCGCTATCATGATATTCAAATACTACAATCATTTTAATTCCTTAACTGCCTTTTTGATGGCAGTAAAATCTTTGCGAATATCGAGAACCAATTTGTAAAGATGTTTAATTGTATCTGTATCAAAATATGATACCGCGCAACGTGATTGGCGAATATCTTCTAATGAATACTTGCTTTCACCTGCGCCATATCCAATGATACCACTAATGCACTTGTCATTAAGCGTATACTTCTGGGGGACATCAATAATATTTTTAGGATAGATGTAAAGACTCCAATCAAATTTTTGTTCAAGCGTATCAACCTTAACTTCAAGAACCAGTTCAGGATGCGCATCATCTTTAGCAAAACAAGTGTATTCAGCAAGCATTATATTTTCCTCACGCTTTCTTAGCGATTTTCCAGTCAGCTTTAAATTGGTCAACATCAGAGTGGTGAATCCAGAAACCAGATGAGCTACCATCTTCATAAAGAGGGCAACCATCACACTCATCTTTCCAACCCATTGTACACAAAGTTTCTTCTGCTTTTTCCAGAGCTTCAGGATTGTTACCTTGGATTGTGAAGTACCATTTGCCTTTAACTTCTGAATCTTTGATGCTCTCACGTTTTAATTTCATTTTATTCTCCTCAAGTTGGTAAGGCTATAGTATCATTACCATAGCCTGTTGTAAACATTTATTTTTGGATTAAGCCCATATAAAATTCAGCATCTTCAACATGCATACCATCACAATACTCGTCAGTCATAAAACGAGTAAGGTCTTCAAGAGGACCTTGGATTTCAATTTGGATACTGAAGAATTGAGTATCTTTAATATAAGTCATACTCAAAGAAGGATAACGATTACGGATAACTTCGTAAGTGTATTCAAAATCAACAATATCAATATTAACTTTAGCCATTTTATTTTCCTCACTTATTAGTTGATAGGTCTATAATAACATAATCATAGACATTGTATACTACTTTTTTAAATTTTATCAAGCCATTTGCCAAGTTTAGTCATTTCTTTAGTAGCTTTTTCTAGACTTCTGAACTTGACTAACAAAGGATGAGTGTCTACGCCCATGACTAAAGTGGTTACAAGACTATGCTCGCCTACAAGCCATAGAGAATACGTTTGAACATCAAGTCCGTAATTTCGGTCTTTATGAACACGTACACCCATCACTTCAAACTGTTCGCTGGCTTTTTCTACTGCATCCAGGAAATCATCTTTAGTCATATTAAATTCCAAAGGTAGCTTTAATCAGGGCAATGACTTCAGCAGCATTTTTGTGATTAACTTGTACATGAATGGTTTGCGTGTCAACAACAGGAGCATCTTCATCAACTTCCAGGAAGTGACGGAATTCCCACTCAGCGAGTTCAAAGTACTCATCAGCACCATCCATACTATCCAGGATGGTGCCATCTTTCATTTCAACTTTTTCGACAAAATAATCGCCATCAATATAGCACATATCCAGGACTTTGAAGGAACTGCCATGTTGTTCCATCAGCTTAATCATACGCGAATTGTCATCAGGACTACCAGCGATGAATTGTTTTTTGGCAGCAGGGTCTAATGTATAAAATTTACCAGTTTCCATCATTTTAATTTCCTCGGTTGTTTATCGTGTAACTCAGTATGGAATCATTATGCCTTAGCTCAAAGGACTTGTACACTACTTTTTGAAAATAAAAAAGGGACCCGAAGGTCCCCTTATATTAAAGGCCAGCCAGAAGGTCGTCAAGACCATCATCAGAAGGCTCTGGAGTGCTTGGAGCAGTCGCAGTGCGTTCAGACTTAGCAGGTTTACTGGAAGTGAAATCTTCCATATCTTTATCAAAATCGTCCAGGTCAGCGCCCAGTTTATCAGCTTGTGCAGCAGCTTTAGAAGCAGCGCCGCCGAGAGCAGCCGTACCCATTACTTTAGAGAATTTCTTCTGATTCTCTTCAAGGGATTTAAACACCAGCAATTCATTCAGGTCAGACATTTCGTCCCAAAGTTTTTTCTGGAACGCTTCATCATTGATGCCAGCGATTTCAGACTGGTTCATGAATTTGGAATCATCGTAGTTTTTATAACCGGAAACCATTTTAGATTTCAGTACGAAGTTTGCACCTTCAAAAGGACAAGTTACATCAATAGCTGTTTCGCCCATGTCAACATCGACTTCAACCATCTGGTTGATTTTGTCCATGATTTTCTTACCGAAGCGGTATTTGAATACTTGGCCTTCGTTAGACGGAACAGCAGGGTCTTTAATGACCAGGATGTTAGCCCAGTAAGAAGTATTACGCTTCAGTTTACGATATTCGGATTCGTTTGTATTGTACAGGTCATTCTTATTCATGTACGAACACACAGGGCAGTTTTCATAGTCGCCGTGAGTAGAAGTACAGTTTTCAATATACCATTGACCAGCATTTTTAAAGCCGTGGTTAACCAACTTAATGAACGGAGATGGATTTTCTTCATTCTTAGAAGGCAGGAAACGAATAACCGCAGAGCCGACGCCATCAGTATCTTTCAGTTTCCATTCTTTTTTATCGTCAGAAGAGAAACCAGAACCACCTTTAAGTGCATTCAGGGAAGCGGCGAGGTCAGCTGGGTTTTTACGTTTAAACATAGACATAGACATAGTGATTTCCTTAGATTATTTGATTTTAACAGTTGTTTTGATTACGTATTAATTATACTTCAGAGTGATTGAAGCGTTATTTGACAGTTTTTAACCGTCTCAATGAAAAGCTTACGAGCTTCAAGAGCATCTATATTTAAGATTTTCTTATAAGCATTTAGTTTGGTTGAATACTTGTCCCAAACCAAATCGTTAGTCTGTTCATCATGTTTATTTATTATATGCAAAAATGAGTCAAGCAAACAAAACGTTTCAAATGAAATAACATTCGATTGGAGAAGTTTGAAAATATAACTTGTGTTCACTTTAGTATTATACTCGAAAATCTCTTGAAGCGATTTGACTTCGACTTTCTTACTGAAGTAATAGATGTTCTTTATATCATCTTCGTATACTTGTTTAATTCTTTTAAGTCTGCCGATGTATTCCCTATAAAATATCAGAGCATCGGCATCACTTATATCACCTATCCATGCATCCTGGTTCGCGACCAGGTTTGACATGAATATTAACGTTAATTCTTTGAGAGTGTACTTATCGCTAAGCTTTTCGAAAAAATACTTGTCACGACGTTTTTGATAAGCACTATCGGAGATTCGCATGGTCCAGTTATATTTGATAATATCATAACGACCCGAAAAATGCTGTTTGATGGATAAGTACAGTTGATATACTGATTTACCATTTATGTATCGGTTGTTATTTGGAGGCATGCGAATCGTAATCATAACAAAAAGTCCAGCGTATTAGTTTTCTGTGTACGAGACATACTCGGACGAAGCAGGTTATCATCATATGCTTCATTCATAATCTTATCAATGATCCCCGCGGGGATATATCGCGCAAAATTACCCTCAGGAACACCACGTTCTTCCAACCAGGCAGTCGTAGCTTCCAGATAAGACATTTCAGTTGACTCAACCATGGCTTCAATATCAAGCCCGTTTTGCTGCTTACTAATCGCCCCGGAAGGTGATTCAGTTTTCTGTGTATCAAAATTAACTAAAGAGGACATCATAGAGCTCCACAGCTTCGGTTTTTTCATCTTCAAAACGCTCACGAGTACCTTTATGATACAAGCCGAGCTGTGTATTGAACATCTTACCGTCAACACCTAATTCAGTTTTTGCCTTATCTTTAAGGTCTTTAATTTCGTCCGCGTATGCTTCCATTTTTAATTTAGTATCGGAAGCAGCTTTAATCAGTTTGGCCAGTTCAGCGCCGTGAGTATCAGGACAAAATTCAACTTTCACTTTTTTCTCTTTCATAATATACCTTAATAAAATTCAGCAATATTTGCAGTTAGTTTAGACAGACCAGACTTAACAAAGTAAGGATAAACTTTACTTTTGGCTGGGATAGTGTAGTTATTATATCGTTCTAAGATTGAAGCGGATATTTCTGTTGGGATAAAGTCCATATCAATCAACAATTGGTTTTCACAGAATCTATTATATTGCTCTTCTGTTAAAAGCGTTTTCAGGACGTCATGGTCGTAATAGTTGAGCGCAATTTGTTCAAGCTCAGCAGCACGGGTCGGTGGAGTACGTTCCCCTTCTTCGTGAGTGTAATAAAAATCACCACGAACTTTGATGCTTGACACGTTATCTTTTTTGTCGCCTTTAACAACTTTTGTCACGCAATCCATAAGGGCATCGCCAGATTTTGTTTTTACATATTTTTTCTGCATCGGGGACCATTGTTTTACCCCAGGGAATTTATGCAACTGGGTAAAGTCGCCATCCGAAGAAACAATCATAACCGGATGTCCGAGACCGGTGAGCAACTTCGTTAAGACTGCAATATGGTCGTCTGCCTCAACTTTATCCATATTCATCACGATGTACGGCATGTATTTTTCCATTTCATCAATGATGATGTGCATGGCAGCATGTAGACCTTCCCAATCGAATTGAGACTCTTCACGAGCTTTCGCACGGTTTTTCTTATAATAATAAGATTTCGTTCGACGCCAATAACCATTCTTCGAGTTATCAACACAAATAATTGGAATCGTATAACCGAGCTTCTTGAACTGCACAATATTTTTTCTGATGGAGTTCAGAACCAGGTGCCGGGTCATTGCGGTTGTTACCTTTGGATAACCAGCGTCTTTGCCGAATTCCTGGAAGGCTGCAGCCATGATGAGCTGACTAAAATCGAGTAACTGAAAACCATCTTTTTGACGGTCTTCTTCAGGGAGTAAGAAATCTAAATTCATATGTACCTCTGTACAAGTAGTTAACTCAATTATATTAGCATAAAAATTTTAAAGCAATATAAATACACATATACCAAATCAATAAGGATAAAGCACATGGCCGATATTTTAAAACCAGCATTCAGAGCAACATCCGGTCTCGATGCTGCTGGTGAGAAAGTCATTAATGTCGCGAAAGCTGATTACTCAGTTTTGTCAGACGGCGTTAACGTAGATTTCTTTATAGAAGAAAACACAGTTCAACAATATGATGCAACGCGTGGATACAAAAAGAACTTCGCAGTTATTAATGATAACCGTATTTGGGTTGCTCAACGTGATATTGATGCTCCTGCTGGAGCATTTACCCCTCAGTATTGGTTAGCAACTCGTACTGACCCTAAATGGGAAACTGTTGCATCTCCGACTCGTCAGCTTAATTCGGGTGAATTTATCGCAGTTGACTCTGCTGCAAGCTTTACCACATTTACATTGCCTACAAACCCGGTCGATGGCGATACCATCGTTATTAAAGATATCGGCGGCAATGTTGGTTACAACGAAATTAAAGTGCAGTCAAGCAACGTACCAGGCGGCGGTAACCAAAAGATTGTTCGTTTTGGTAATCAGTATTCAGAAGTTTTAATTACCAAACCGTTCTCTTATAATATGCTTATCTTCTCGAATCGCTTATGGCAATTCTGGGAAGCTGGCAACGAAGAACGTGGCATCAGAGTAGAACCATCAACTGGTCGTTTCCATGCGCAAGCCGGCGACTTTATTATGCGTCGTTATACAACCGGTGCACCGATTACTTTCATTCTTCCTAAGTATGCGAACCAGGGCGATATTGTCAAATCTGTTGATATCGATGGCCTGGGGCCAACATTCCACCTGATGGTTGAAACCTTTGACTCCAGTTCCAGTCTTGGTAAAGCTGGACAGCATCAAATGGAATTCCGCACCACGGGCGATGGCTTCTTTGTTTATAATGCCGCCGAAAAACTCTGGTATGTTTGGGACGGTGATTTTAAAACTCGTCTTCGCGTTATTCGCGATAACGTTAAACTTTTACCGAACGAAAGTGTCATTGTATTTGGTGAAGATAACTCAACTCCAGCGACGATTAATATCGATTTGCCAACGGATGTTTTGCAAGGTGACATTGTTAAAATTGCACTGAACTATCTCCGCAAATCACAGACTGTTAATATAAGAGCTGCTGCTGGTGATAAGATTGCATCTGACATTAAATTGTTGCAATTTCCTAAACGCTCCGAGTATCCACCAGATTCAACTTGGGTATTGGTTGATTCATTGACCTTTAATGGTAACATCAGTTATACTCCAGTTATTGAATTGTCTTATGCCGAAGATAAATTGTCTGGAACAAGTTATTGGGTTGTTGCTCAAAACGTTCCGACTGTTGAGCGAGTTGACTCATTAAATGATTCCACGCGTGCTCGTCTTGGTGTTATTGCTCTGGCAAACCAGACTCAGGCAAACGTTGACCATGAAAATAACCCAGAAAAAGAACTCGCAATTACTCCTCAGACTTTGGCTAACCGTGTTGCTAAAGAGAACCAACGAGGCATTGCCAGAATCGCAACGACTGCCCAAGTAAATCAGAACAGTGATTTTGCATTTGTTGATGATGTAATTATTTCTCCGAAAAAACTCAATGAACGTACGGCAACAGAAACGAGACGTGGGCTCGCAGAACTCGCCACACAGCAAGAAACTGATGCAGGTGTAGATGATACCACAATTATCACTCCAAAGAAACTGCAAGCGCGTCAGGGCTCAGAATCGCTGTCCGGTATCGTGACTTACGTCCCGACCACTGGTGCAACTCCAGCTACTTCGCGTGAATTAAATGGTACAAACGTTTATAATAAAAATACCACTAATCTGGTAATTTCTCCGAAAGCTCTTGACCAATACAAAGCTACTTACACTCAGCAAGGCGCAGTTATTCTGGCCGTTGAAAGTGAAGTAATTGCAGGTACATCGCAATCTGGCTGGCCAAACGCTGTTGTTACTCCGGAGATGTTGCATCGTAAAACAGCTCTTGATTCCCGTATCGGTTTAATCGAAATTGCTACTCAGACAGAAACAAATGCAGGAACCGATTATACCAGAGCCGTGACTCCTAAAACGTTAAATGACCGTAAAGCATCAGAAACGTTAACCGGCATAGCCGAGATTGCTACGCAATCAGAATTTGATACTGGAACTGATGATACTCGTATCTCAACTCCATTAAAAGTTAAAACTAGATTTAATAATACTGCTCGTACTTCTGTTAATGCATTAAGTGGTTTAGTAGAAACAGGGACGCTCTGGGACCATTATAACCTGAATATTCTTGAAGCAAATGAGACACAACGTGGTACGGCAAGATTAGCAACTCAGGGTGAAGTTAATACCGGTACTGACGATAAAACAATCGTTACTCCGCTTAAATTGATGTCGAAAAAAGCCACTGAAAATGCCGAAGGTATTGTTCGCATTGCGACAAACGCAGAAGCGACTGCCGGTACATCGAAAGTTCTGGCCATCAGTCCGTCTGCGCTGAAATATATTGCACAAACGGAAACAACCTGGGAAGCATCTGAAACACTGCGTGGATTTGTTCGTTTATCTTCTGGCACAGCTACTTCGGCCGCAACTACAACGACTGGTGCAGGATTTACATATGAGAATGGTGTATATACCCCGGACCCAAGTAAACTGGTTAACTACGTAAAATCTGGCTATGCAGTTTCGCCTTACGAATTAAACCGCGTATTGCAAAACTTCTTACCGATAAATGCGATGGCTGTTAATGCCGAAAAACTTGATAGCCTCGATTCAACCCAGTTTATTCGTCGTGATATTGCTCAGACTGTTGAAGGTGTGTTAACTCTCACCAAACAGACAAATTTATCCGCTCCGGTTGTATCGACGAGCACTGCAGTGTTTACTGATGTAACGGCTGGCACTTCGACGTTCGGAACTGTGAATGTTGTTAATGGAACCAACAAGTGGAAAATCACTGCTCCTTCCACCGGAACGACAATGACTATTGGCGATACGACTAACGTATTGACATTAAACACTGCCTCGGGCAATGTTGCTGTATTGAACAACCTTAGTGCCGGAAACGATGTTCAAGCCAAAAATAATTACGTTCTAAACGGTCGTACTATTGCAACCACGACGGGTGAAGCTTCTGGTGCAACTCTGGCCCTGGGTGATAACTCGCAGAATTTAGTGCTCAAAACTCTTGATGCTGGTAATATCATAGCAAATGGTGGCGGTGCATTTAAAGTCCTGACCGAGAAAAACGCTGTTGAGATTGTTGATAGAAACTTTGTTAACCAAGCGGGCGATACAATGTCTGGTATGCTCCGTGTGAATGCTCCGGTCCGTGTATTCGGTACGAAACCAAGTCTTATCGCACAAGCCCCAACTGCGGAAACTGTTGGCTTCTGGTCTGTTGATATTAATGATGAACCGACTTACAGTCAGTTCCCCGGTTATTGGACAATGATTTTAAAACGTCAAATAAACATTGATACCGTTCAAACTAAACCGGCCGGTATGTCCGATGAAGTTTGGAATAGTTCTGGTTGGTTAACAGAAAACGGCAAGAATGGTAAATTACCCGGTGGACAAGAATTGGGTCCCGATGGACAACCGATTACACCACAGCCTCCGGTTGTACCAATTCATTATCGTAAACCAGATGGAACTTTAGGTGACCCAGTTAGTACACCAGAGGCTCCTATACGTGGTACATGGTTTGACTATTCAGTTCGTGACAAACAAATTAAATATCCTGGTACATTGACTCAGTTTGGTAATACGCTGGATTCATGCTATCAAGATTGGGTTTGCTATCCTACTGGATTAAACGGTGGTACTATTCGTTATACTCGCACATGGCAGAAAAATAAATCAGCCTGGACGACTTTCGCAATGGTTTACACCGCGGATAACCCTCCGTCTGCAGAGGATGTTGGTGCATTACCGGCGGACAACACAACAATGGGGAACTTGACCATTCTTGATTGGTTACGTATCGGTAACGTGCGTATCATCCCAGACCCGACCACTAAATCCGTTAAGTTTGAATGGGTTGAATAAGAGGTAATATGGAAAAATTTATGGCAGAGTTTGGACAAGGATACGTCCAAACGCCAGTTATATCAGAAAATAATGCCGTTAAATTTAAAATGAGTATAGCAGGGAGCTGTACTCTTTCCACGGTGAAATCGTATATCAAATTTCAGGACGAACGAATCGGGCCAACTACTTTTGGTAATGGTCTGACTCTATTGGAAATTGATACAACTACGAATAAAATTGTTAACACGAAAAACTATTCATTAACCAGCACACACGATGCAATCAGTCAGGCATTAATTACCTTTGTGGAATCTGTTCCAGCCGGAAGATTAATTGCATTTATTTCTTCCGGTAAGCTAAATGCTTCACAGACATTAATTGACTGGATGCGATTAAAGGGGTCAAAGGCATTCCCTGAAAAATGGCTAATCGACAAAGTTGACACATCTTACTCGGCATTCTATATCTCTGGTCGAAATGTAATCGTCTCCGAGCATGTAAAATATAACGATGGCAAATTTGTTGAAGATGTATCCACCCCATTAGAAGTTGTTTATGATACCTTTAGTGATATAGGAGCAACAGGCTATCCTGTGCGCATAACGGAAGACGAGAGCACGTATTCATCAACAGGTGATGGAACACCAGCCACAATTAAAAGGTTCCCTAGAGAGGACCTGGTGACTCCTATGGCTGGCTACAACCTTTTGCCTTTGGATATGCTTTATCTGAAGTTTCAGATGTCATTTGATGCTGCTCTGAAAGCCGCTGGGACTGTAAGGACTTCGGTTCGATTCTTTAAAAGCCCCAGCACCTCTCCTATATCAAATACAAACATCGATATTGCAACAAACGTTCCAGCCGGTGCATGGGCGAGTTTTGAAAGATATGTCGAGATTCCAGCAGGTGCCGATGGTTTTACAGTAGTAACGTCAAGAACTGTAGCTGTGGGAACTGGGTCAATACGTAATATTGTTATTGGTGAGATAACCAGAGACGACTCTGCGTTCAAACCAGCTGAATTTGGTGTCAACGGCATAAGGATGTCATATGCAAACGATGCAACAAATACAGGCAATACAATTGTAACATTCCCTGATGCACAAGCTCCGCGTGCAGGCAAGATTTATGCAGCCGAACTTCGAGAAAAACAATAAGGACCTTCGGGTCCTTTTTTCGTTATAAATATTGAATAATGAATAAGCTGACCGAAGAGGATTTGAAATGGCTGATTTAAAATTAGGTTCAACCGCCGGAGGTTCAGTCCTTTGGCATCAGGGTAATTTCCCTTTAACACCAGTTAGTAATGATGTATATTACAAAACTTATAAAATTTATTCCGAATATAATAAGCCACAGGCAGTAGATAATGATTTCGTTTCTAAAGCTCTTGGTGGTAATTATAAAGCAAACGTATATTTCGAACAAGGTCTGACCTTTAACGATTCAAATGGTTATGGCATTAAACTCGGAGCAAGAACAGGCGGTGCACCATTTACAGCTTCATTCCGTATAAAAGGTCCGTTTGGTTTCGAAACCGAAACAGGCACGCCATTTGTTATTTTTGACCCCGATACTACAACCGGAGCAAAACGTTTTACTGTTATGGGTGATACGCTGGCTCGTCAAGTTTATGATGATTCGGGTCGTGTATTTTCCCCAGGGAACACTCCGTCGAAAGCTCAAGTTGGTTTAGGAAACGTAACTAACCAGCAACAGGTAGAACTAAATAATAGTACATTACAATCAATGACAGGAAACTTGTCAGCGCCCAATTTTTTCTCTAGGAACCCTGCATCAGACCCGGCTCACGTGCCTCGTTTTGACCAAATCGTTCTTAAAGACTCCGTACAAGACTTTGGATATTATTAAGAGGCATTATGGCTACTTTAAAACAAATACAATTTAAAAGAAGTAAAATTGCTGGTGTCCGCCCAACCCCAACTGTATTGGCTGAAGGTGAACTCGCAATTAACTTGAAAGACCGCTTGTTATTCACAAAGGATGATACCGGAGCTATTATTGACCTTGGTTTTGCTAAAGGTGGCAATATCGATGGTAACGTTATCCATAAAGGCAATTACAACCAAACGGGCGATTATACCCTCAATGGCACATTTACCCAGACAGGTAATTTTAATTTAACCGGAATTGCTCGTGTAACTCGTGATATTATTGCTGCAGGTCAGATAATGACTGAAGGTGGCGAACTGATTTCTAAGAGCGCTTCTACTTCACACCTTCGTTTCTTTGATGGCGATGACCGAGAACGCGGTATTATCTTTTCGCCAAATAATGCGGGTCTTACCAATCAAGTAGTTAATATTCGTGTCCAAGACTACGCCGCTGGTAGCGAAAGCACCTACGCGTTTTCAGGCAGTGGCCTATTTACTTCACCAGAAGTATCAGCATGGAAATCTATTTCTTCGCCACAAATTCTTACCGATAAAGTTATTACCAACGGCAAGAAGGCAGACGATTATGACATCTATTCGTTGGCTGACAACACTCCTTTAACCGAAAGCGAAACAGCAATTAATCATCTTCGTGTCATGCGTAATGCCGTTGGTTCTGGTATTTTCCATGAAGTTAAAGATAATGATGGAATAACTTGGTATGCTGGTGATGGGCTAGAGGCCTATCTATGGTCGTTTACATGGTCTGGTGGATTGAAAGCGGGTCATTCCATTTCTATAGGCACCCCAGGCGGCCCCAAAGGATATTCCGAATTAGGAACGGCTTCAATTGCCCTCGGTGATAATGGCACCGGATTTAAATGGCATCAAGATGGATATTTTTTTACGGTAAACAACGGTACAAAAACTTTCCTTTCCGGTCCGGCGGAAACTACTAGTCTTAGAAAAATGGTTATGGGTTATTCTGTAAATGGTACTGATTTGACAACGCCGCCGGAAGAAAACTATGCCCTGGCAACTGTAGTTACTTACCATGATAATAACGCCTTTGGTGATGGTCAAACCCTTTTAGGATATTATCAAGGTGGTAATTACCATCACTATTTCCGTGGTAAAGGTACTACAAACATTAACACCGCCGGCGGATTGTTAGTTACTCCAGGTAATATTGATGTTGTTGGTGGTTCGGTTAATATCGACGGACGTAGTAATGCTTCTACTGTGCTTTTTAAAGGAAATACTATAGGACATAGTTCAGTTGATAATATAGAGCTCAAAGTTTGGGGCGATACTTTTGCTACTGTAGGTGGTACTCGCAAAAACGTAATGGAAACATCTGATGCTACCGGCTGGATGCAGTATATTCAGCGAACTACAGCAGGTAAAGTCGAATCTTATTTAAACGGCGCGATGAACATCGTCGAAGGATTAAATGTAGGTCAAGATGCATCCTTAAAACGCAATCTGTACGTTTCCAATGAAATTAAAGTTCGCGGTTCTAGTGGACTTCGTATTTGGAACGATAAGTACGGCGTTATTTTCAGGAATTCAGAAGACCAACTACATATTATTCCAACTAATATTAACCAAGGCGAAAGTGGCGGATTAGGTCCATTACGTCCATTGAGTATTACATTAGACACTGGTCTGGTTAAAATTCCCAATTTGGCAGCTGGCCAGGTTTCTTTTAGTAGTACAGGCGTATTGGAATTTCCCGCCGGTAATGGCGGCTCTTATGCCAACCAGAACACGGCTAAAGCCCCACTGTATCAAACATTAGGTTCGTCGTCGGCTCAAGCATTCTATCCTATTACTAAGCAGAAAAATACTGTTTCGAATGTAACTGTTACTCAAGGTATGGACCGAACTACAAGTGAATACCGAATTGTTGCTCAAGGCGATTTGCTTGGTGATGGTGATGCTACTGGATTAAAATACTGGCGCTTTACTAAAGAAGGTCACTTCATAACTCAGAGCCGCTTATATGCTGGTACAGCATTCTTGAACACTGACGGTAACATTGCTGGTTCTATCTGGAACAAATATTCTGGTTCCACTAACCTTGATGCAGCAGTGAGTACTCGTGTCGGTAAAAGCGGTGATACAATGACCGGAAAATTGACTATTGAGGCTCCGGGTGATGCATTAGTATTGAGAACAACCACAGGTAATAGCTCGCATATCCGTTCTGATGTAGGTGGTACAGGTAACTGGTATATAGGCAAAGGCGGCGACGACAATGGTCTAGGTTTCTACAGTTACGCTACACAAGGTGCTATATACATAACAAATAATGGCGAAATATCTCTCTCTCCTCAAGGTCAAGGAACATTTAATTTTAACAAAGACCGTATTCATATAAACGGTACACAATGGACTGCACACCAGGGTGGTGACTGGGCCAGTCAATGGCGTCAAGAAGCTCCTGTGTTTGTGGATTTTGGTAATGTCGGTAATGATAGTTATTATCCTATTATTAAAGGAAAATCTGGTATTACTAATGAAGGTTATATATCTGGTGTAGATTTTGGTATGCGCCGTATCACTAATACATGGGCCCAAGCTATTATCCGTGTTGGTAACCAGGAAAACGGTCATGACCCACAAGCTGTCTACGAATTCCACCATAGTGGTACTTTTTATGCCCCTGGGTTGCTCAAGAGTAGCAGGGTATCAGCAGGTGGTGGTGACCCCGCCTGGTTAGGGCCGTGTATTGTTCTTGGCGATAATGACACAGGTCTAGTTTGGGAATCTGATGGTGTCTACAACCTTTATGCAAATGGGCAAGGTGTATTCAGTATTCGTGCTGGACTGGCACAAACATATGCTAACGTAGCGTTAAACGTCAACGCTGGGATGTATGTTCGAGATAACATTGATGTTAACGACGTTTATATCCGTTCTGATATTCGTTGTAAGTCAGAAATTAAGCTTATTAAGAACGCTCAAGAGAAATCTAAACTCTTAGGCGGCTATACTTATCTGCTTAAAAACTCTGTTACAGACGAAGTTAAACCATCTGCAGGTTTAATTGCTCAGGAAGTTCAAGAAGTATTACCTGAACTTGTTTCTGAAGATAAAGAGACCGGCTTGCTTCGTTTGAACTATAACGGTATTATCGGTTTAAATACTGCTACTATCAACGAGCATACTGACGAAATCAAGGAATTGAAATCTGAAATTGCCGAATTGAAAGCATTAATTAAATCATTGATAAAATAATAAAAGGGCCTTCGGGCCCTGGAGGTTTATATGGCAGTAGTAGGAATTCCTGGTTGGATTGGGACTTCAGCCGTCGCTGAAACCGGGCAAAGATGGATGTCAGCCGCTTCGAGGGAACTTCGTTTAGGAAACCCTTCATGGATGTCTCAATTCGCCGGCCGCTCAAGAGAAATTATTCACACACTCGGAGCAGACCATAACTTTAACGGGCAGTGGTTTAGAGACCGTTGCTTTGAAGCCGGTGGCGCACCTATTGTGTTTAACATCACAGGTGATTTAGTGTCTTATAACAGGGACGTTGCGTTATTCTTTATGAATGGAGATACTCCTAACGAATATGTTACTTTGAATATTCATGGTGGAGTTCACATGTGGGGACGCGGTGGACATGGAGGTTGGACCCACTCCGGCGGCGACGGCAACGGGCAGTGGGGTGGTGATTGTATTGTTAACCATATAGGCACCCGTTTACGTATATGGAACTATGGTGTTATCTGTGGTGGTGGTGGCGGCGGTGGCGGTATCGCTTATCGTCCTCACTCCGGCGCTAACTGGCAGGATATTGGTGGCGGTGGTGGAAGACCATTTGGCCCAGGCGGAGGTGGTGCTTATTCAGGAGGTGCCGCTTCTTATGGGGGCCCGGGTGGTGGATATAACTACGGTAACGCTCACTCTGGGCAGGGTGGCGATGCTGGTGCAGCCGGACAAAACGCCTGGTCTGATGGCGGGAAAGTGCTTAAAGTGGGTGTTGGAGGTGGTTCTGGTGCAGCTGTTGCAGTAACAGCTCCTGCATGGGGAGCAACAGGTACTATCTATGGACCATGGCTATAATACTTTTGCGCTATAAATATCTTTAAAGGAGAAAAGTATGGAACCAAAAGTAGGAATCTCAATACCCGACCTACTTTTTGGACTTCTTGATAGAATTTTTAAAGATAATGCGACCGGGAAAGTTGTCTTTTCCCGGGTACTAGTTATTGTTCTATTATTTTTAATGGCGGTAATCTGGTATAAAGGTGATGCAATTTTAGATGCGTATAGGGATGCTTCATATGCCTCGTACACGGAAATGATAAGGCAAGACCAAGATAACAGATTTAAAATTGCAGCTATCGAGCAAATCCAGATAGTCCATTCATCAAGCGGAGCAGACTTTACAGCGATATATTCCTTCAGACCTACCAACCTTAACTACTTTGTGGATATGGTTGGCTACGAAGGGAGATTGCCTGATACAGTTGACGAGAAAAATTTGGGTGGGTTTCCAATAGATAAGACTTCAGCGGAATATTTGGCGGGGGTTAATGGTAATTATTTTGAATCCAGTAATGAATTTGTATTCTTACCAACAAAGAAAAAAAGCAGCTTCGCATATATGTTCAGCTGCCCATTCTTTAATCTAGAGAACGTTTACGCAGGTACAGTTTCTTTGTATTGGTACGTTCAGAAACCAGACCTTGGTTTTGATAGGCTTTCTGCTATGTGTGGACAAGCAGGTCGTACGCTCGGGCGTACACGTTAGAATCCGGAGGTATACATCATAAGATATCGGTGTATATCTTCGAATCCTTCGTTAAATTGTTCAATGATTTGTTCAATTTCATCTTCAGATAAACTTTTAAACAACTTGTTAAACGATACATTGTTTAACTCATTCCCATTCTCATTCCTCAATCCCAACTCATTCAAAAACGCGATAAACACATCACGCTTCATCGTAATATCTTCCCGGTCGGTTTTAATCAAAATTGAAGTAACGGTAACAATTTCAGAAACGATTTCAAATTTAGTCATTTTATTTTACTCAAGTATTCAATAAGACATTCAATTATTCAGTAAGGATATTGTACTATTATTCCTCTGGGTTGTACACATGATTTTCCATCTGTACAACATATGTCTGATACATATCTTCAATTGGTTCCTGGAACTTAAAATCAGCTCCAAGGAATTCCTCAAAGCAAGCCTGCTCGTGCGTACGCTGACCAGTGATGGTGTTCTCTAAGTTATGACTCATAGCCTTTACCCTTATGTTTCTGTTTGCGATTGGATTCTTTAAAGTTTTTCTTCTTGTCCTTATGGACAGACGCCTTATTGAAATCGTGCTTAGCTACCAGATTGTTCATCATGCAATTTCCTTAATTGATATTCTAAAGAGCTAATAATTTCTTTATTAGTTGCTATATACATATCACGCAGGAATGGCTTCAGGCCTTCTCTAACTCTATATGTGTTATCACTAATATCCTTTATATATTCATGCTCTAAAGCATCCCATGCCGGTTGGTTAACATAAGTTCCCCAGTTTTCTTCCATCATAGTATTCAAACGTTTGATATGATTAATATGGACTTCGATTGCATCAATCTGGAGTTGTTTAAGGTTCATTAGTAAAGGTCCTCTGAATAAAGTTCTTTCTCACTACCGCCGCGTTCAATACGCACCTGATTTGCATAAGTCGCAATAATCATTGCTTCTTCACGAGTCCAGTAATTGCTGTACTGGTCAATGAATCCTTGATTATCACCACAAACATGGTCTGACACAAGTTTATCACTTACCTGGTCAAGCACTTCTGCCATATCTTTTGAATAATGTCTGGCTCCAGGAATAACCAGAGTCCCACCATCTTTTAGCTTAAAGCGGTTAGCTGCACATACAATCCTGCGCTGATATTTTTCATTATTGTTCCAATGAGCAATCTGCCAACAGATTTCCGGGACTTCATTCAAAACATCTTGTTCGGAATATTCGGTGTAGTCACCATAGGCCTGTAATTTAGCAGCAAGACTCTCTGGAGTCTCACGCGATAAAGCCAGGTCTAATAGTTCAAGGCGTTCTTTGAAGGTTTTCATTTGATAATCACCTTATAACCATTATATTTCACGAATTCATGAATTTTATCACCAATACCAATCAGCTCGCCTTTGTCAGAAGAAGCTAATTTGATATCAACTGTTTGACATACACCAAACGAAGTTATGGATACTTTTTCTATAGTAATAATCTCAAGAAAACGTGATAACTGCATACCAAACTCAAGAGGAACATTATCAATCTGGAGATGAAGGTTATAAATTACCTTAATACCATTCACCAGGGCACAGCGCTCATCCCAAGCATTACGTTGTTCTTCAATCAATTTAAGGGAATGGCCTTCGCCATCCCAATTTAGTTCCATAGGAATCATTTGAACCAACCTTTAACACGTTGCCACAGACTTTTCTGTTGAGCTTTATTAACACCAATTGAGCGAATAACTGGTTGTGATTCCTGATATTCTTTGTAGTCAGCTTTATAGACTTCATATGCCGCTGGAACAAAGGCACCAATTGCCGCCATGAAGTTCTTGCGAACACCAAACGGAGCTGCTGCATCATCTTGGCGATGGATAAGATATTGACCAGCTTTGACCTTGACAATAGTTCCAAGGTAAGCGCCATGATACCAAACATCCCAACCCTCTTGAGTAGGTTCTACACAAGCACGCAGTTCATTAACAATATTCAGCTTATTCATAATTTCCTCACTTTAAGATGTTAATAACATGTTGAATGTTTTCAGTTGACATATGATTGTCAATGTAGGTATTCAATCCACCTACTTTAACGCTAAATCCCACGTCTGTAAACTGTTTTACTATCTTTTGTTCAGTATTATACGCATGCACGCGAATCTGACCATCACGTCGCACATCAATCTGTTTTAATGTCTTGACACGCTTGAACTTCACAATCAAATTACTGCGGTCTTCTGAAATGCTCTTAAAGTCAATACCAATGGACAACAATTGCTCTTTGATATATTCTGCAGTCGCTTCCATTTCATCAGTCACACCGCGTTTTGTTCTTGTCTTCTTTACTTCCAGAAGGTCAGGATTATTTTCATTTGCCCAAAGTTCAGCTGCATCCAGAATAAGGTCAACACCCTTTTCTGTAATCATCAAACCATCACCAGAAGCTTCAACATAGTTGTTATTCAACAATGTCTGTACGCTATCAATTGATGTGTTCTGCTGGTCTAAAACAACCTCAGGACGAACAAAGTTGTTTTTGTATACAAACACCAGAGCATTAACATCAGTCTCGTGTAGAGCGTTCTGGGAGCATTTAACGATATAATTTAACTTGTTCATAATTATCCCTTAATAGATTTCATGTAATTGGATGCATATGATTGTACCACAGTACGCTTCATATGGGAAGTAGAAACAATAACATCAATCGCTTGTTTACGTTCTTCTTTAGAATTTGCCAGTTTGAACATGTCAAAGTAGTAATAGCAAGCTTCTTTGTTAGATTTGAATTTAGCGTTGATGTATTCTTGACCTTCATTCTGTTGTGCAGTAAACATTTTATTCTCCAAAGTTTTTGTGATTCAGTGTGTAACTCAGTATGGAATCATTATGCATCCGGTCAAGGGGATTGTACACTACTTTTTAAAATAAAAAAGGACCCCGAAGGGTCCTAGTTTTTAAGAATCAATCACTTTGCCAATAACCCAGGCAATCAACAGGCCAGCTACAGCAGCACAAATCACTGCGTATTCATTTTCTATGCTCATAGAGCCTCCAAGTCATTAAGGTATTCAGTTTTAACATCAGTTGCCTTCCAGTACTCATGCTCAGCTTTCTTAGCCTTTGCTTCGTCTGCAAGCTTCTTGGCTTCGTCAGAGGTCATATGGTAGATGTTCATCGCCACTAACTTTTCTGCAAACTCACCATAGATTTCACTTTCTTGCAATTCTTCAATCAACTTCTTACGAGGTTTCCCCTGGATAACAACCTTGCCGTCAATCACTTCTTTAATAAAGAAGACTTTCGCCCGGGCCAGTTTAAATGCTGCTTCAGTTTCTTTAATCTTGCTATCAATTCGCACTTGGACATAAGTCTTACGGACATCAACGAAATCGCGAATCAGGTCAAGAGTGTTGGTATATTCAGCCAGTTTGCCTTTGTGATTAAGCACTGTTAAGTTCTGGGAGAGCTTTTCAATCAGACCAAAGTCTTTCATGATTTTCTCATGGTTCTCTTCTTCAGTTCCATCCAGCTTGTATTCTTTACGGAATTTAATCTTAAATCCAAAACCATGCTCGCCGCAGTTGTCTTTCCAGGTTATAAAACCTTTCTCTTCCAGCGGGTCCAGGATTTTACTTGTATACTTTTCCAGGTTCCATTGGACTGGGATTTCAGTAATTTCCATTTGAGTTCTGGAAGTCATTTTGTACGTGCCATGAAGTTCATACTTACCAGGCTCTTCCAGCTCAACAACTTTACCACGGAATTCTGGATATTTTACTTTCGGAGCAACCGGCTCACGACCTTCCACGATAGCTTTAACAGCTTCCTTGACGTCCTGGAACGAATGAGGAAGAATATCAGTAGCGAAGCCAACAGCAATCCCAGAAGTGGCGTTAAGTAATACAGTAGGAATAACAGGAAGATAAAAAGCAGGAGGCTTATGTTCTTCATCAGGATGGACCGGAGCATATTCTGTATCCTTAAACAGGTTGTAAAAGTTTTTTGAAACCCTTGCGAATACATAACGAGCTGATGATGCTTCTGGCACCATTCTGGAACCAAAGTTGCCCTGTCCATCAAACATAGGGTATTCATTTTTATATGTTGCGACCAAACCAGAAGTTGCTTCTTCAGCTGATGCTTCACCATGGTGATAACCATAATCAGCTACGCCACCTGCGATGGATGCAACCTTATGGAATTTATTCTTATCACCACGAGCCAGGTCTAATGCTCTCGCCATAACAAATCTGTGAACTGGTTTAAAACCATCAATCATGTTTGGAATGGCGCGACCTTCCACAGTGTAGATAGCATATGACAATGCTTCCACGTCAATAATGTCTTTTAAATCACGTTTATTCAGTTGCATATTTTTACCATATCAGTGAATGTACTGCCATTATAGCATCAGAAATAAAAAGCACAACCTGCACTAATGCAAACATAACTCCATAATACAACGCTACCAATAAGGCAGCAAGGGCCAACGAGTAGCCCAAGATTTTCTTAATCATTTATTAATAGCCGATTCAAGAAATTTGACTAAGGCATCCAGTACAAACCATGTGCAAATAAATCCTGCAAAAAGAGTACTTGGGACCCATACACCTGTAGCAAAAAGAGTCACAGCAACGATAACAGCTACGAGCCAGATAAAAGTAAAAACTGTTTGCATATTTTCCTCAAGGGCGTCCAAAGACGCCAGTTAATTTCAGATTATGACGATGCCATTGCATCACATGTTCGTTATGGAAATTACTCATATTAATAGCTCTGTAGAATGAATTTAAAGTTATCAGCAAGCATGCGATTCATTTCTGAAAGGGTCTGGCAATCAGAACTATGCGAGCGAGTGAACGCCATCGCAATTTGACCTTTACCATAACCAGTTGTCAGAGGTTTCATTTTAGAAACCGGGACAAACAGGACTTCATAGATAACCCCATTGTTCGCCATTGTGCGAGACAGTTGAGAACGCTGTTTGCGGATGTGACTTAATACAGTGTCAAACCCTTGTTGTGAACGTTGGTTACCAACATAAAAACGTGCGGCAACAATACGTGATTCGCCTTCACCTTTGACCACGAAATAAAAACCTGGTTGGGTAATAGCTTCTTTAGTTGGACGACCTGCAACATAATTACCATTATGGATGTAAGCAACAGTGGTAGCGCCAGCATTCAGTACGTCACGACGAGTCATGTAAGTAGTCATATTAATTTCCTCAGTAAGTTAAAGTTTTGTGCTCCAGTGGGGTCATTATACTCTGACCCCAAGAGTTTGTACACTATTTTTGAAGTTGTTCTAAAATAAATCCGCTGGTGTAAAGGCTTGCATTATACAGGCGGTCAAGAGACAATGAATCCAATCCATAAGCTTCACGAATTGCATTTATAACACTTTCATAACTTGTATAATAAACATCGCGATAATCACGGTCCATAGTCATACGGAACTTAATAAATTTATAGAAACCAGTTTCAGGGTCCTGATAGAATGCAAATTCTGCAGACATCAAATTTTTAAGGTGAACAACTTTTGTGCCACCTGAATAACTTAAATCAAATGCTTCTGATACGCTAATCTGTTTAAAGAACATAATGTTGCGATTACCAAAAAATACTTTAGACATAATATTTTCCTCAATTAAATTTTATTATCCACGGGAACATTATACTCTGCTCCCAAGAGTTTGTACACTATTCTACATCTACCGCGCCATCCCACAAGTCAACTTCTTCTGATGATTCCATCAGTTCATCAACTGTGAAGCACTCAGTATTATTTTCAATTGCAAAACGCTTCTGATAAAAAGGATAATCCAAACAGTTTTCAGTGCGCACAGGGCGCTCGCTGTTATCCATTAAAGGCGAAATGCGAATCAGTTGTTGACCATTACCAAGGACAAATTTTTCACCAACTGCAATGTCTTTAAAAAGTTTCATTGCTTAGCTCCATTCCAAATTACATCAACAACAGACTTCAAACCATTATCCTGGATTTGTGTGAACACTTCAGCAGCAATCCAGACCTGGAAACCAATCATTGCAATGGCACCAATGAAAATCAGGATAATCATCGCCACGATAAACTTGAACATAAAGTCAAAGCGACGATTGGATTTCTGAAATTGTGAATTGTAATTCATAATATTATCCTCAGTTAAATTTAGTCATTCCACGAAGGCACCAAATGTGTGCATAGTTTAAATTATCAAAAGAAAAGACGCTTAATGAATGAATAGAATCAATCTTTTTGCCACATTCATAGCAATGATATTCTTTAAACTTTTTCATAACTATCATAATATTATCCTCAAAAGAAATAGTTAAAGTAAACACGTACATGGTCAATCATAAAAACGATTGGGAAAATGCTCAGGACGACAAACAGTACAAACATGTTCCAAATGGCTTTAAGTAACTTTTTCATAATCATCTCCAGTAGTTGATAGGTTCATTATACTACATCCACCGGAGATGTACACTCTTTTATGCTGTTATTAATAAACTAAAACACACACAAATCATTGGAATGGATAATACCCAGATAAGACACCAATTTTTGCTGCTCAAAATACCACCTCTTTAATTTCAATCAATCCATCAGACAATGCAGTGCGGAGGTCATAAAGAATATCTATACCATCAATATTGTCCAGCTTACCATCAATAAGCTTTTTTAAATCACGCTTTGATGCAACCAATGGGCGAAGAAATTTACAATCAGAAAGAGATAACTCTGTAGTAACATCATCACCATCACCTGACGCATCATACATAGCGGCAACAACCATACCTGTAACTTTGTGTTTGGCGTAGTATAATTTAATATCCATTTTATTTTCCTCAATAATCAGCAAGTAAATCAACAATAGAATCACGAAGGCATTTGTTCGCAATACGTTTAAGAGCAATTTCAGTTTCTGGAGCATTTTGAATAATCATTGAATTCAATTCAGCTTCAGCAAATTGCAATTCTTTAACTAATTCAGCTTTATGCTTGCCTTCACCTGGTTTTGCTTTAGCACGTTTTAATTCAGCAGTAGTAAACATTTTGTTTCTCCAGTTTGGTAACTCAGTATGGAATCATTATACATAGACTCCATACTGATGTACACTATTTTTTAATTAATTGTGCATTTGTTCTTTAACTTCTTTGTATGCACCAACTGCATTCACGACCCCAGTAAAATCTGCAGTCCCACGATAGAGATAGAAAGCAATTTCAGTCAGGTGGTAGACTTCAAATTCTGAAAGATAAACGATAACGTCATAATAGGCAACTTGACCCTGGACTTCGTTGAATACCACATCAAAAATTTCATGGGTTGGAAAATTGATGTTGTTGTTTTTGAGTGCTTGAATGAGAATTTGTTTGATGTGGTGAGTAGTAATGTGTTCCATGATAATGTCCTCATTTGTTGGCGTGAGGACATTATTACACAGTTGGTTCAGCTTGTAAACCGGTGATAGGGAAATTTTTCTTCTGAACAAGAACGGAGGTACCAACCATCCCCTTGTGACTTCTGTACAAGTCCAGACTCAGGAACGAAAGCACCAGGTCCAGCAAGGAATTTTGGTTTAAATCTATAACCTTTGATAGTCTCTTTAACATTGAACATAATCATAAGGTCAGCAAGCTTGTGCTGCATAAAGGGTCCAAGATTAACCCCATAACCATGTGGATAATCACCCTGGTGGCCAGTATGAACGGATATCCATTTGGAACCAGACTGATGAGTCTTGACTTCGATTCTTACCCCTTCTTTCGAAACTACATCAAATGCAAAGGAATAAGGATTATCGTAATCTTCATCACCACCACACAAGAAACCGGAGGTCCATTTGGCGATAGCTTGTTCGGCCATTGTGGCCACCATACATCTTTGCATGACTTGCTCACGGTCCTGGCCTGGGTCTTTACGCAATGAATACCTGGCAGTGTCTACAATCTTTTGCAGGGATTCGGGGGTTAAGTCTTCCTTTGTATAAAGAAAGGAGGGCATCTTTTTCAGATGCTCCCATGTTTTACTCTTCTGAATCATAATGTCATCCTTTAAAATACATATCGGATTTTTCGACAATATCTAAAGAATTTTGCTCAGCTTGCTCTTGATAATCGCTGCCAATATAAACTTTGTCCACATGAACGACGCCATAATAAATTCTGGCACTTTCGGCTAGTGTAGAATGGTCCAGACTACGAAGTTCTTCTTTCGTTGCAAGAATGATGTCCCTCGCATATAACCGCCCAGTTGACTTTGTAGAAGCATAATGACAATCCACACAATAAACAATATCCGCAACATGATTACCATGCAACCGGATTTCGTTAATAGATTCATCGCCAACGTTCATATAGTTAATCATAATTTATTCACCAAAATAAGAGATACGGATTGCCAGTACATGAGCATATGCGCCCATCGCATCCAGTTGGGCAATCAAAAGACCTTGTTGACGGATATCAAGAGTTTCAAAAACACCACCCTTAATAAACTCTTCAAGAGCATTGATTTTCAAAACCAGCTGGTCATATTCTTCAACTACACGTGCTTGGAAACCTAACATAAAGCCTCATTAGGGGCCGAAGCCCCGATTAATTTAGAATTGTTCAGTTACGTCATCAAGGACCAGATAACCACAGACCCTCATCTTACTATCCCCGTAATCCACCGGGATACTTACAACATCACGCGGGTGAACTTTACAGGATACGATACGGCCATCACCATGACCAAAACCGCTTCCAATATAACCTTTAGAGCAAACATGCAGTCCGGTTGAACAGGTCTGTTCGTCATTGTCATTTACACGAGAGCGCGGCATTTTAACATATTGACCAGGGCTGTTGTCGAATGTATTTGAGTGACAATCTTTGTAGGTTGAACGAACCATTTTCCATGCAATGAAATGACCGTCTTCGGTGATTTCGATATCGTTTGCAACCAGGAAGTCAAACAAACGCTGTACTGCTTTCTCGCTTGGGTTCTCAAGGAGATTCTCAAGGAAAGGCAGATAGAATTCAAAGTCTTCGCCATTTTGCATTGAATTGATGATACGAGTAACCAAACCAGAGCGCAGTTCAATTCCCTGATAGAACAGACTACCACCTTCAATACGCACATCGCCTTTCACATATTTTTGCACTGCAGCTTTGATAGAAATAAACTCGATAGCATCATCAAAACGAGATTCTTTGAGTGCCTGGATAATAGCATCAAAGTGTTTATGGTCTTTCGTTGCATTCCAGACTGTACGACCTTCAGTAATGGAAACGAATTTGCTTGATGCATTCCATACGATTTCCGGTCGGCTTCCACCAATTGTATCAGTAACTGGGACCACTTGAGGTTCATTAGGAACCGTTACTGTAATATTTCTGGTAATAACTACTTCAGAAGGCTTAAATTCTTTATCATTTTTCAAAACGCGACGAATGGTATCAACTGAAATATTGTACCAGTCAGCTAGTTCCTGCTGTGTATAGTTACCTGAAGCATACAGAGAAACAATTTGTTTTTGTTCGTATTCAGAGACGCATTTAATATTGTACATA